CCTTACGGATGCCGCCAAAGTGGATGCGGCCGGGTCCACTCAGATTTACAAGTCGATGGACGAGTCCAGGGAGGATGCGGCCAAGAAGGCTGAGGAGCAGCTCAAGGCTGCTTACGAGTCTGGCAAGCTATCACAGGACATGCTTGCCAAGATGGACATCCTCATCGACGCTCTGTTCAACTGGCTTTACAAGGTCCTGGTAGGCGTTTGGGAAGCCGTCGAGGACATCGTTGCCAAGTTCGGTATCGGCAGCACCGATGAAAGAGACGTCCGCAAGCTCCAAGTCATGGCCGCCAAGACCAAGAACAAGGAGCTGATCGACCTGACGGCCAACGCTACGTCGGCCGATGATGTTCGCCACAAGATGTTTTACACCTCGGGCGCCAAGGACATGGGGGAGACTTTCTATTCCGGTGCAAAAGAGCGAGAGGACGCCACTAAAAAGCAAAAGGAAGTGGAGAAGAAGTGGGTTGAGCAGGGGGAGAAACTCAAGACCGCTAGCAGCACTATGTCCCGCGAGGATGAGGCTAAACTCGCGGAGGAGTACAAGAAAACCACCGCTGAGAAAGCGAAAGCTGACGCTGACGCCGCGAAAGCAATCGCGAAGTACCGTGCGGCGGTCGGCGCCCTAGAGGCCAACCTTGGTGGAGCTGACTCGTGGGTTCACTCCTCGAAAGAGACAAAAAAGGATCGCCTTCAACAAGGCATGTCCATGGCGTTCGATGGGAAGATCGATTACGCCAAATTGTCTAAGGCTTTTGCCAGCATCGAACGAGGGGATGGTCTTGAAACCACCTTGTCGCAGGCTGGTTTCTCGATGGATGAGCAGGCCAAGATCCTCGACAAGCTCAGGCTGACACTCAGCCCTGAGCAAATGTTGAAGGCGACAGCCGCTTACCAGAAAGAGGTCGGAGGGCCTGCCGCTCCGGGCGCGACACCCGGTCAGGCGGCCCCACCCGGCACTCCAGCTCCCGGCACTCCAGCTCCCGGCACTCCAGCTCCCGGTCCAGCCGCAGCGGCTCCACCTCAAGCCGCAGCGCCTCCACCTAAAGCGCCCGCCGCCGCAGCACCCCCGCCCGCAGCTCCAGTAGCTCCAGCGGCACAAGCGGAGGCGGCGAAGGCCCAGCTACAAGCTCTCGCCGCCCCGGATCCCGCGAAGGCGATCGAGGAGCAGAAGGCCGCCATCGAAGACGGCTCGGCCTACACGGTCAAGAGTCTCCAAGACCTGTGGAACGCTATGCGGGTCAAGGGGATCAAGATCGACAAGAGCATGACGATCGAGCAGCACTTCAAGAAGGCGATCGAAGAGGGGTCGCTCGCTGCCATCCGTAAGGGGCTCTTCGAGTACGCCATGTACTCGTCCAATGACCCGGCTAAGTTGATCGAACGGATGCAGAAGTCGGGCTTCGCAGAAGTGGGGCAGATGGCTACGGCTTTCAAGGACGATGTCAAGAACGCCGACTTCCTGAAGCCTAATGCCGAGGGTGGTGTTGTTACCTCGGTTAGTGGGGGTATCGCCCAAGTTCAGAAGATCCCCATGGGGGAGGGGTTGGCCTCAATCGGGAAGGGAGAACGCATCCTCCCCGCTGGGGCTGGTGCTGGCGGAGGGGGAGGAAACGTCCAGGTCAACGTCAACGGAATCGGAGGGCAAGACCTCGCCAACTACCTCAAGGTCAAGGTGGCCGAGGCGATCTACGAGTACAAACGTAGGGAGAAGTTCACCTAATGCCGTACATCCGCTCGGCCAACCCATCGAGGTTCGATCCGCTCGAATCGCCGGGTCAAGCTACCTACCGTCACGGGGCTGAGAAACGAGAGGGTTTCATACCTCTTGCGTTCCAAATCACGAGCCCCTACGACGAGGTTCGCGCCCTCCTACCTCATGCGCTTATTGCGCATGTGAACCCGTCTAGTTTCGCCGAGACTTTCAACAAAAAGGTGGAGAGGTTCCAGACGCGAGGTGGCTTCGTGGAGCAGCACTGGGGGGACGACCTCGGTGAAATCTCTGTCGACCAATCCACGGGCGCTTTCGTCAACTTGAGGTGGGGGCTCTCCTCGGTCATCCGGCACCATACGATCGCTTGGGATAGGTACAGGGACCTCTACGACCTGTATCGCAACAACGGGAGCGTCTATGACCCCACGGGGGCTATCGTGCTCCAAGGGCATGTGATGCTCATGTACGACCGTGGGACGTACCTTGGGTACTTTCGGAGCTTCTCCGTTGAGGAAACCGAAGAGAGCCCTTTCGCCTTCAAGCTGTCGTGGACCTTCAAGGTGGAGAAAACGATCTTCAAGATCCCCGTGAACGCAGACATCTACCCAAGACGTACGGCAGAATTTCAAGCGAGGAACCTCATCGCGACGAAACCCGAGGCTGGGGCTGCGTCAACGGAGGCCAACGACAAGCTCGCCGAGTCCGCACAGAACCAAGCCCCTGACTTTTCAGCCAATACCCCAACCGGGCTAACTGGAGACCAGTTCAACGACAACTTGTTTAGCCCCCCACCCCCCCTGCCTACCAAGAGGTAAGACATGGCCGACTTTTTCAAGAGTCTCGGGGAGGTCATCGACTCCTACCACCCGGATAACCAGAAGAAGCCAACAGGCGATGGCTTCCCGGCTACCTCCAGGTCTGGGGCGAACGCTCAGAACGCGGTTCGACCTGCGGAGTCCAAAGGGAGGGTCCTAGAGCAGATTGAATCGGCGGCTGACTACTACAGCCCCAAGGTCTACTCGGTCCTCACCTTCTACTCCAACTTCACGCATTCTGACGACGCGATCAGCGACGACTTCATCCCGGTCACGCAGGTCAAGCCCAACGCCAAGATGTTCGTGGTCGGGCTCATCCCTCCAGCGGCGCATCTGACCAAGAAGCTGCTCGACCGTTCTGCCTCGGTTTCCAACATCGCCGGTCCCCGTATCGACGCCCCTGAAGCACGAGCTACAAACGGGGGTAGCGCTTTGGTTCCCGTCCGCGATGGCAAGGTACCGGGTAACAATCAGCTCCAAGAAACCAAACGAACGCCGGTATCCAAGGCTCAGTTCGCCGCCGCCCTCCTCAAAATCCTACCCAACGCCACCAAGGAACAGGCGGGCATCTTCTACGCGCAGTTCTCCGGGGAGTGTGGGGAGAATAGCTGTTGGGGTTACAACCTCGGCAACGTCAAGCATGGTAAGGGTAGTTCGCTCAACTACCAAGCGTTGGACCGGGTTTGGGAGGGGGTTCCCCCTGGGTCTGTCCAGTCGCACCTTGATACAGGGCTTTGGGTCCTCGACTCGAACCCTGGACACCAGAAGGCTGTCGCACCCAAGACCGCAATCATCTGCGCTCCAGGGAAAGCAAAGGACAACCCGGCTTGCTACTTCAACACGTACCCCGACCTCGACACGGCCATGGCGTCGTTCATCAACTCCAAGAGAACTGGGAGGTACGCTGACGCTTGGCAGCATATTGAAAACGGGGACGTGGACGGGTACGCGAGGGCCTTGGGGGCAAAGGGTTACTACACGGCGAACCCGGATAAATACTCAGCGGCCATGCAGAAGCACTACCAAAGGTGGCTCAACGACCCCGCCTTTGAGAAGGCTCAGCAGAAAGCCGGCATCACCTCGGAGACCTCCGCTGGGGATTGGCAGGATGACGGGGCGAAGAGCGCCTCTGATTCACGCGAAGCTGATTCAAAGACCAAGGACAACGGCTACGCGGACAAGGTCAACGCCATCGAGACCAACCTCCTAGCGGCGCAGAGGCAGGAGCAAGAGGAGACAGCTCGTCGCCTGGAGGAGATGAAGAACACTCCGCCACTTCGGATGCTGGTCAATCCGGCCAGCTTCAAGAACAGTAGCGAGAAGATCATCTCGGACGGCGGGTGGACTCGTAACGGTCCTGTCATCGAGCACTGGGGCGACAACCAAGACAAGATCGAAGCCTCGGGGAAGATCGCTGGCTTCTTTGCGATCGACGCCAACAACCCCCGTCCCGATGCTGCGGGGGAGGCTCCCGGCCTAACCCGTGTCGCCCGTAACTTCTCGGCGTCCTACCACAACTTCCTCTCCCTGTGGCTCCTCTACCGAAACAACGCGAGCCTGCATATCGGCAGCAAGCGGGAAGGTGGGAAGGACTGGAACCGGATCTCGATGGTGGGGTCCATGTACATCTACTACGACGACATTCTCTACATTGGCTCGTTTGACAGTTTCAACATCACGGAGACGGACGACAAGCCCTACACCCTGGAGTACAACTTCTCCTTCACGGTTAGGGCATCCTTCCTTCTTGACCGTCCCGACAAGTACCTGGAGAACGGGTCTTGGTCTAAGCCTCCGATTGGTACTACGGGAGGGGGTTCGACGGGCTTGCCAAGTGACCTTTCATCTATTGGCGGCGGGCCGGTGGCAGCTCCGGTTAACACGACCGGCTTGTCGGCCGAACAAATCGCTCAGTTCGATGCTGAGAATGCTTTGCTGGGCTTACCGAGGTAACCAATGGCTCGCGGACCTTACCAGGGTACTTACCAGCCCAACTTTCGGCCTACGGTCGTCACGGCTCCGGACGCGATCGTCTACATCAACGGCGAGGCGGATATCATCGGGTGCCCGAGCTGCAAGAAGAAGTTCGACTTCTCTCAGTGGATCACTCAAATCCAGGTCGACCTGAGTGTGGACAGCGTGCCCGGCTCGGCCAACATCACCATGACTGTGCCTCGGCACGCCATCGAAGACTTCTACTTCGACGGGGTGCCGATGATCTCCCCGATGATGGAGATCGAAATCTTCGCGAAGGGCTACTACCTCATCAACGGGCTGCCTCAATACTACCCGATCTTCTGGGGTCTCACGACAGAGGTGACCGACAACTACTCCAGCGGGGAGCATACGGTCACGATCAACTGTGCGGACATCCTCAAGTGGTGGGAAATCTGTCGTATGAACGTCAACCCGGCGTTCACCGCTCCGTCTGGTCAAGCCGGTCGTAACATTTGCGGCAACGTGTTTTTCGGGACCAATCCCTACGACACGATCATGACGCTGGCTCAGATGTCCTTCGGGGACATCATCGTCGGCACGGGCTCCCTTGTCACTCTGCGTAAGGAGAACACGCAAACCAAAACCTTCAATGCGGTCATGACCGACATCATGGGGTACTGGCAGAGCCGGTTCTCTCGAATCCGCTCCAGCCTACTCCTTTACGGTGCCAACGGGGTCGGGGTCCGAGGTGACTCGCTGGCTTCTGCATACGAGAAGGGTAAGCGTACCAAAGGCAAGCCGCTGGTAGCCTCTACGGCTATCCGTGTTGCAAATGGCGGTGATGACGCCACCCAGTTCATCTTTGACCCAACGGATCCTGGGGTCACGGCGTTCCGAACGCAGCTCACCCAAGCGGGTCAGGTGAACTTCTGGCAGGCCGAGTACCAAACCAAGTTGGAGATCGCGAACACCTGCAAAGAGGCTCTAGGTTTCGAGTTTTTCATGGATGTGACGGGGGACATCGTTTTCAAGCCACCCTTCTACAACCTCGACATTTTTGCCAACAAGCCCGTTTCTTGGGTGCAGGACATCGACATCATCGACTGGAACTTCTCGGAGTCCGAGGCGGAAGTCGTCACGCAGATGACGATTCAAGGTGGGTTCGGGGGCAACATCGACTACGGAGTTGGGGAGGAGTGTACGCCTACCACGTCGGTTACGGACTACCACTTGCTCCGCAAGTACGGTTGGCGCCCTCAGTCCTACAACTCGGAGTGGATGAGTGATCCGCAGATCATGTTCTACCACGGTATGGACATCCTCGACCGCCTCAACTCGCGGAGGCATTCGGGGTCGATCACCGTTCCACTCCGCCCTGAGCTTCGCCTTGGGTTCCCCGTCTACGTCGCACCCAAGGACCAGATTTGGTACCTGAAAGGGATCAGCCACAACATCTCCTTCGGTGGTCGCGCGACGACGACGTTGTCTCTCACGGCTCGACGTTCCAAGTTCATCGCCCCGAAGGGTATTGGTGCCCTGAAGATGACGGGTGACGACCGGGCGAGCAAGATCAACAAAACCATTGAAACGTTGGTCAAGGAGTTCGCTAGCGACCCCAAAGGAGTCAAGGGGACGTCCCCCGCCAAGCCTGAACCCAAGAAGGCGGATGCGAAAAAAGACACGAAGCCTACCGTAAAGCAGCTCGCCCGAAAAACCTTCACTCTGGAGCTTGGAGGGGCGGCCACCACGCCTCCTATTGACTACGAGGAGGGGGTCCTCAAGAGCACGGAACCTTACGAGCCGTTGGTTTTGCGTCACCCGAAGACCGGGAAGATCGTTGGTTACCCGAACGTGGTGATGGTCTACACCCGCCCTATTGACTCGAAACTTATGGAGAAAATACACTCCGGGGCGACAGGTCAGAAGAAGGGCTCCAACCCAGCCACCAAGAAAAAGAACGCAGCTAAGACCGATGCGGCTCGGGAAAAAGCCAGCAAGGAAGAAGAGGAGCGGCTGGTCGACGCCAATGTGCAGAAGTGGTCGACCAAGCACAGTGAGAACCGTTACCAATACGGCCTTACTTCCGCAGGTGTCTACATTTACGCTCACGACACGAGCGAAGCCATCACGCAGTTCGCTCTGGTCCCCGGTAAGAACATCACGACTACGGGGGAAGGGTCAGAGAAGTCCGATCTACCAAAGAGTACGGCTATGATTCGGCCCGTCTCTGACGAACGAGGTTTCGAGGTCATCGGGCACTTCCGGTACGGCAGGGGTGTTGCCCTTCGAGATGGTTCTCTCATCTTGGATGAGTCTGGCAAGAGCAACTCCAGACTCAAGGGTGGTGAGGGGATCGACTTTCAAACGGCCTTGACGGGCGACCTTTTCGCCATGCTCAACGCACAGTCCCAAGGGCTCACCGCCGTCACGTCAGCCTATGCGAACCCGGCCGACGCCCTCGCCAGGATGCTCCCAGACGATCTTCAGACAGCGGCCACGATTAGCCCTGGGAAGCCTGATGAACCCTCCTTCAAAGCCACGGAGGAGAAGTTCGTCGACACCAAGCCGTTGAATTCTCCCGACGCTCTCGGGGTGGATGCAAGCGTTGAAGCGGGACAGCTCTCCAGAGCCTTGACGCTCACGGAGATGGGTGTGAAGGGCGAGCAGTACCCCGATGACGATATGTGCGACTGCCAGACGGGTCGTGCGGACCTCGCGTTCATCAACGTCGGGTACCAGTTCAAGAACATCAACCCTTCGTCACCCGTGCCTGACAATCTGTTCGGAAACGATGCGGCCACGCAGGGTGGCGGTGTCATTCGAGGAGGTACGGCGCCGGATTTGAAGGTGCCGGTTCCGGCTACCAAGTTCGCACAGATCAAATCCACCGTGGACAGCTTCCTCTTCGACCTCTACTCGGCCCTCGATGGCCCCCATCAGGACTTGGAGAACAAGCTGCGAGGCAACCCGTCTGGGACGGAAGCGGACAGCTCCACAAGACCCCTCCCCGATCTCTTCACGAGCGGTGCGGTCTTGAACCAAGAGTACGGGGCCTTCGCCCCTCCGTTCGGCTCCTCCAACCGTTCCGGTCTAGGTGACCCGATCGCGACGGCCAACCAGTTCAACTCAGCCGCCAACGACCTCAAGAAGTCCTTTGCCGACTTCGGCAACAACCTGAAGAACAACACGCAGAAGGCTCAGTTGGGGCAAGAAATCACCAACCTAAAGGGTCTGATCGCCCGGCTCAACAAGCGCTTGGGTGATGTTCAACGTCAGAACACGGGCGGCAACGTCACGGTTGGCAACACGGACAACGCCGAGGATCTCCAGAGGCAGATCGCTGAGGCTCAGCGAGACTTGGCGAACAAGCAAGCTCAACTCAACCAGCTTGGCGGTGGGTGATGGCGCACCCCAGGCAGCCTGTAGGTCGAATCCCCGGTAAGGAGTTTGCCAGCGGAGACGACCCGACCAAGTTCTCTGGGACCAAGATCGGCATCTTGACCCGCGTGGATGAGATCCACATGAAGGCGGATCTCAGGATTGTCACGGGCAGCGAAGAACGCTTCGAGATCGACCTCACGCAAGCCATGTGCGGCCCTCGGAGCTTCCTCGGGGGCATCCCCGAGGTTGGGTCGGTTGTCCACGTGGCCTACCGTAAGCGCCAAAAGCAAATCTACGACGTAGTGATCCTCGGGTACATCCCCTCCGGCAATCTCGCCGGTATGCGTTTCGACCCGTGGGCGCCCGTCAACCCGGACTCCATTGAACCCGAAGATGCGGAGGGGGTTGAGGCTCACTTCGGCAAGCCCATTCGCTACAAGCGCATCATGGGGCGTCCCGGTGATGTGATGGGGATGAGCGCTGCGGGCTCAGAGATGCACCTGTCTGCGGACGTGAAGTTCGCCAATCAAGCAGGTGACCTCTTCGAGCTTCGGTCGGTGGACCGAACCTTGGTCTCTCAGGCTCTTCACCGGGTTGAATCGGACTCGGCTTGCTACTTGTTTTCCGGGGCCGCTCGACGGGGAGGTATGAACCTCCCCCTTGAAATCTTCAAGCAAGAGGCCGATGGGAGCTTCAGTCGAACGGTTCGTACCGAGGACGATAGGTACTACGGGCGTGATGAGCTAGGGCAAGCGGGGATCGGCTCCAATACGTTCATCAACACGAGCACGGGGACCATTCTCGACCGGATCAACGACGAGACGGAGTTCCCGACTCTCACGTACTCCAACAACCGCCAGGTCTTCTACCCTTCGGAGTACCCAGCCACCAACTTCGAGGACGCTCTTGGTCCTGATGGTACGGGTCGGACGGGCGGTAACATGCGGGCGTTCACCGAACGCCGCCTGGAGATGAGCCACGATACGGATCTCCAACAGCAAGTGCTGGAGGAGATCGACGGTTTCCAGATCGATCGCCCCCGAGCGTACATCGAGCAGGTCTTTGGTACGGTCATCGGAAACGACCAGTTTTCAACGCTAGGTCAGAGGCAGTACGCACGACCCCTCAAGCCCAAGCTCTTTGAGGACTTCCACCAACTCAAGGCTCCTACGGGCTTTCGTATGGAAGAAGCCGCTCGCCCTCCGAGTGTCGGGGTCGACGAGGCCCTGACCATGGCGGCGGCCTACCTGCTCCAAATCAACCCCCCGAGGGCTGGATCGAAGGACAAGTTCGCTGTCTCGGTCATGAAGCAGGGCAAGGTGTTCGTCAACATCCCTGGCTCAACCGTCGAGAACCAGTCGACCACCAACATCTCGTGTGAAGCCAACCTTGGAGGTGCCTTCAAGGCTCGCATCGGAGCTGCCGCTCCGGACAAGGTTTCGGTCCACCTGTCTCTCGAAGGCGGTATCCACCTCGACGTAGGGTCTGACGCCAACGGTAAGGCGATCACGACGCACTACCACAGCTCCGTCCAAACCAACTACACGGGTGTTCCGGACACGGATGACGTAGCTCGAAGCGCCAACATCGTCGGCAACGATGAGACGACCATCTCGGGCAACGACGTACAGATCGTCAACGGGGCCTACTCCAAGAAGGTTTCAGGCGGGTACGCTCTCCAGTGCAGCCGAGGTAACGTCAACGCTTTCAGTGGGTATACCCTCAACGCTGGGGAGCTAAACCTCCTCATCTCAGGGAAGACCCAAGCGAACTACGCCATGCAGATCATGGAGACGATCGCCCTGGGTGGTCGTCTCACAACGGTTTTGGCTGGTGCGGTAACGGAAACTCTCTTGGCCGGCGCCAAGACAACCACGGTGGCGGCTGGGGCTACGACCTTCAACAATGCGGCTGGGGCCTTCACCATCAACGTTGGAGCCGGTGCCATCAACGTCACAACCGGAGCCGGTGCCATTTCGGTGACGACCGGCGCTGGCGCTCTGTCTCTCACCGCTGGTGCTGGCGCCGTCGCCATCACAGCCGGGCTCGCCATGAACCTCACGGCAGCCGTCGCCATCAACCTAACCTCGGTTCAAGTCCTTCTTGGAGGCCCAGCCGCAGTCCTCGGGGTGTGCCGTGGCCTTCCAATGCACCCCCCTGGTAGCCCTTCGCTGGATTGGATCACGTCGCTTCCGCTCCAAGGGTGCGCCTTGATAAGAAGTGTGTAATCAATGACTTATGAGCGGATCGCTAATCGTTCAATGGTGGTGACTCAATCTTCGTTGGGTTACGTCCCCGGCAACATCGCCGTGATCAGCCATTTCGCGAACACGATGAAGCAGAACTGTACGGACTCCGAGGTCTTCCGGCGTCTCGCCGATTACTTGAACCAGAAGGCCGCCTGATGCCGCTCACCCCCGTCAACCTCACGGCAGCGATCACGGTTGGCCTCATTGGAGGCGCGATGCTCGGCCCCGCCACCCCGAAGCTAGCCTTGGGTATCGGTACCGGGCTCATGATCTGGGTTCCTCAGCTCATCGTCCAAACGACCGACACGGGGGCTATCGGGGCCGGGGTCAGTTCGGCTCCGTTCGCCGTTCCTCCCCCTTTGTTGATCGGCAACCTCATCGCAGCGTATGCAGCCAACGGTCAGCTTGGACCCATGGCCCCTCTGGAGGCGACGGGGCTCGGCCTCGGGTTGGCAGCCGGATTTGCGCAAGGGCTCATGATCTCGGTTCACGCTGGGTGCGGGGGTGGGGTCGGCTTGGCTCGGGTCCTCGGGCCGCCCGCTTTTTCTTCTTTGCAAGCAGGGTTAGCGTCCGTGGGAATGACAGGTCCGAGTGCTGTCCAAAAGTGCAACGCCATCTCTCTTGCTCTCCAGATCGCCCTGCAAGCGTTCACCGTTCCGGTGCCGATTGCTGGGGCTCCCGGCCCCTCCCCTGGTGGCGGTGTAGGTATCGGGAAGATCGTATGAAGATGAGGAACGAATGGGCTTCGATCTCGCTGGTTACGTCCTTGAGAAACCCCGCATCGGTGGTGCCAACTCTCCGTTCACCTCATCGCCGGACAACCTCATCTCCGATCAGGTCACGTACGACAGCATCTTCGGGCTCGATGAATCGGATCCTGGGCGGGTTGAGTACCTAACCCTCGTCGTTGTCGACGGGGACCTCCCCAACTGCGAGTTTGGTTGGGTCAAGAACGAGTCGGGTTTCCAGCGTTTCGACTACGATGGGGCGGAGAACAGGTTCGTCCCCCTCAAAGGAAAGAAGCGGGCGGAGCTAGGCAGCATCACGCCTGACGCCAACACCACCCGTCTCAAGGTCAAGCTACCCCCGTCCTTTTCGTTCTCCCTCAGCCCGTACCGGATTTCCGTAGGTTCGATCGGGAGTGGGACAACCTTCCCCATCACTCTTGTCCCGGATGATGGTTCGTTCGGATCCCCTGCCGTGGGGGAGGTAGAGCTTAGCTCGGACACGGGGAACCTGAATTGGAACCCCGCCGATGTGGTCACGTACAACGGGGAGAAAGTCTACTACCAGCAACAGACGTTCTTCGGGGCACGCGATACGAACGGCGTCATCGGCGTGGCGGGTACGGATGACATCCTGCTCAACCCGATCCCTGGCGTTGGGGTTGGAGCCTCCTACCAGACGCCGAACGTTCGGTTTGGGTACGGCCTATGGTTGACGCCGATCGATGTGGCTACGGAGGCCGGCTTCTCCGTCAACCCGGTCCAGGGGACCTTCGAGTGGGCTCGGGACACGGGCCTCGTGAAGTTCAACGCCACCGACCTCGCCAACAACACGGGGGAGTCCGTCTACTACGATGGGGTGCTCTTTGAGCGAGCGAAGCGTCTAGCTCACCAGTCTCTCGGGACGGTGGCGAGCCCTTCCAACGTCTCTCCGCTTCCGAGTTACGGAGCTGACTTGGTCTTCCGGGCGCTCCCTGCCTTCCCTTCAGGAAGCGCAACCTTCTCGGACCCTGCTACGCTGACCGATGGTTCGGCAACGTTCCAAACGGCTGGGGTGAAAGTCGGGGACGTTGCCGTCCTAACAGGTGGCCCCTACGCTGGGGCTCGGCGTTCTATCTCCGAGGTCGTCTCAGAGACCCAGTTGAAGGTTGCTCCGCAATTCCCATCGGTAGATGCGGCGACCTATCAGATCGAGAAGGGGATCACGCAGTTCGCCACGTTCACCCGTGTTTCGGTCTTCGATGCCAACGGCAAGTCGGGGGAAGTGCAGGTGGACAACACGAGCGGTGCTGTCCAGTTCTCCGTGGCTGACGTCGCGGCCTACGGTTCTTACGCAGCCGAGGTAATCGTTGGGGACCTTCCCCTTGAACGAGGTCTATCCCTTCGCCTTTTCCGAACGCCCGTGGACTTGGATGCGGCGGATCCCGCCCTGAAGGACACGCACGCGATCTACACGACCACTGATGCCATTTTCGCTGACCCGATCGTAGGGGCGCCCTTTGTCTTCATGCCGGTCTTGCCGATCGACGACGAAGCGTACCCCATGACCTACGAAATTAAGCAGGGTACGGGCCAGTTCACGGGTGTCCTACCAAGACTCGACGTACCCTCGCCTCCCTCTGGCATCGGTTACGTGATCGACTTCGACCAAAAGCAGTTCAACTTCGCTAACCGTCGAAACGACTACATCGTCTCGATCCCCACCGCCACGGGAGTCATTCAGCTCCCGGACCCCCTCGTCTACTCCTCGTACACGTCGTTTGAATTGGATCAGGGGCTCGGGTTCGTGCCGCTGGTCTTCAACCAAGATGTGCTCTTGGAGCCCATGTCGGGCGTGATCACGTTCATCGAGACGGACGGGGCGCTCATCCATGATGGGGGAGGGGCGACAATCTTCACCCTCAACTCGCTCAACAAGGTGGGGGCGGACTTCGCTGGGGCTGGCGTGCTGCCAGGGGACCTACTTTTCATCTTCTCGGGTCCGAACAAGGGCGTTTACACGGTCGACACGGTAGCGGATCTCTACGTCACGTTCGAGCCCCCGGCCTCTGTTGCCGATACGAACATCAGTTTCGAGTTTCGGCGAGGAAAGGAGATCGTCGCCGATCGATACTTCCAAGAGGCCATCCTTGTCGACCCCAACACGAAGGTCGAGAAGATCCGGTCGATCGGGGCGATCACCAACTCTCCTCGTTTGAACATCCCGCTCGAACAAATCGGAGTGTCCCGCCTCCGGATCAACCTCGCCTTCTACGACCTCACGGTTGTCCCCGATGATTCCAGCTTCACGACCCCCACCTCGCTTTCTCAAGGGACTGTGGAGGTTAGTCAAGACACGGGGAACCTGAATTTCAGCCAAGACGACGTGACGGGCGGGTCGGATGTCTACTGGGTACGAAAGCTCACGCAGAGCAAGGACTACCTGATTGAGCCGATTCTCGGCCTCATCCAGACGACCGAGCGTCTCCTTTCGTTGGACGAGATTCTCGTCACGTACTCCTCGACAGACGAGAACTACCCAGGGGTCATCGAGGAGCGAGCGACCTTCTTGGTCCGTAAGGAGCTAACGGACCATCCAGTTCCGACGTCCCAGATCCCCTTCAACCCTCTCGGTAGGGACGTGGCCTTGGAGCCCGCCCCATCCGTGTATCGAGGGGGGCGTCCGCAGGACGAAACCCAGGTCACGATCACACCTGAAAGCTCCATCATCACGTTCTTGTCGGACGTGCTGCCCACCAAGTCGGGAGCGACAAAGATCACGGATGCGCTGCCCCACGGCCCCATCGTGGACCCAAGCGAGCGCGTCTACATCGACTACTACATTTACAACGCTATCGGAGGCGAGAACACGACCTCGGTTCTTCGGCCTTCGATCAATCTGTTCAAGGTCTACATCACGGAAGGGGAGACCAGCTTCAAGGCGAAAGGGGACCAAACAACCGTGTTCCCCGCGAACCACGTGCTGAGAATCGCGGACGAGCAGGTCTACTACATCGCCGGGTCCACTTACGACTCAGGGGCCGATGAGACCACGGTGACCATCGAAGCCCCGGCAGTATTTCGAGATTCTTTCAACGGCCCCAAGTTGTTCGTCTCCTCCGGGCCTTGTCGATTGACCTCCCTGCCTTTCCTGCCGTCCTACTTCATCGTTGAGTCGGCCGCCTTCGATCCCATCCCGCGAGGCATGAACAAGATCAAGCTCGCGGGTGACCTGACGAACATCTACCAAACGGGTATTGTGCTCCACCTCACGGGTGGGTCACCCACGGTCAATGACTTTCACCTCGTCTCCGGGTCGACCTACGACGCTACGTTGAACCGCACTGAGGTCACTCTCACGCAAGCCACGGCGCGTCAGTACACGTCTCCGGGTCATGTGTTGCGACGTTCGGTCCGACCTGTTTTCGAGAGCGCTCCAGTCAAGGTCAAGACCTCGGCGTCCCCTGCCATCCCCCCGCCGTACACGGCGATTCAAGAGTACGTCCGGGTCTTCCGACAGCTCGAAGGGCAGCCTGGCGTCATCCTCAAGACTCCGGACGACTACAGCATCGACGACGCTGGGAACCTCACCTTCGTAGGCCCGCTGCTCCCCATGGAGGAGTTTTCCATCCTCTACGCGAAGCACGAGTTCATCACTCCGGGGCAGCTCAAAGCGTCCTACACGTGTGCGGTTACCCCCAACGAGGCTAACGGGCTTGTCAACCAGAAGCTCGCCGCCAACTTCTCCACCTACTCTCCGGATTCCTTCTACTTCCGCATCGAGACGATCACGAACTACAAGGCCGAGGTCGCGGACCAGTACAAGAGTGACTCCTCGTCTGGTGGGGGTGGGCCTCGCACGGAAAACTCGGCCGACCCCAAGCTCTACCAAAAAGGGGCTGAATCTCTATTCTTCCCTGAAGGGCGGCTCGCCAACGAAGACCTCCTCGCTCGGGAGTACCTGAAATTCTATAACAATGTGACCAACTTCCTCGACGACATCCTACAGAACATGGATGGTCGTATCGTGGGGGACTGGGATGGTCGGTTCAAGTTCGACGGGACCACGGGGTCCGTCGTCTCCTCGTTCGCCGTCGCGAACAATCAGATCGACGACAGCTTCAAAATCTCGGACTTTCCGATCGACTACACCCCTCCTCTCACCCCCTTTAAGTACCTGGGGACCTATCTCAAGACCTACGAGGCGAGCGCTTCCAGCCGGTTCTACCCAACCGCCAAGATCACCTACAACTACACGACAGGGGGTCTGGACACGTCTGCCGAGGACAAGTCGGAGATCCTAGACCTCGGGGCCAAGAAGCTCACGGGAACCGACCCTACGGCCTTCCGCCGCCTCCCACGAGCCCGTGTGACGACCGCTGCGGGTGCGGGGACGTTCAGTCTGACCGTTGACACGACCGCTGCCGTAGAGACGAAGCCCGGCCCTCTGCGCAAAGCCTTCACGACCGGCATGAAGGTAGTCGTTCGGAACGAGAACGGGTCCTACATCGTGACCGAAGGCTCGCCTCTGACGATCAACTCCGTGGGGGCGAACACCCTGGGCTTCACCACTCCGTTGCCAGGGTCCGTGCCCGCTGGGGCGACGGTTCACTTGGCGTCCTCGGACACGGCCTACGCCAAGAGCTACCGCATTGGGTTCGACCTCTCCCTGGAAGCGGACAAGGGCTTCCTGCTCTACGTCACACCGTACCCTCCCTTTGATGGGTCCGTTGTGGGTATCGCGACCGAGCTTCTCGTCCAGACGCCAAACAGCGAGGAGCTTCTCCAAACCGGGATCACCTACAACAACCAGCTCACCGAGCCGGCTCGCCCACCGGGGTTGTTTGGTCAGCCCTACGATGACGACGGGGACCAAAGGCTCCCCCTCATCAACCCCACGTACACGAGGGAGGTGGCTCCAACCTCGGAGGCAGGAGCCAAACCCACCCTCCTCCAAACCGAGCTGTCCTACGTGGGTGGGGGAGGGTCTATTCAGACGTACACAACGCCCCCGTTCACGGCCGTAGGCTCGTTGAATGGGACGGCGGATATCATCACGGCGACCTTCGCCGCTCCGCTCCCCCTCGTTGGGGACTTGGTTCGCATCCTTGACGGTGCGAACGGGCTTACGCAGTTCAGGCGGATTTCGGCTGTAGGTGCCGGCACAATCACAGTGGATGTCCCGTTTTCAGTGACAGACACGGGCTTCAACTTCTTGGTGACGACGGCCACCCCGCTTCAAACCGGCTCATTTTCGTTCATCTCGGGAACAACGGTCGTCGATGCAGGAGCCAACTTCACGGGCAACGGGGTACAGGCCGGGCACACGGTTGTTCTGACCGAGCCCGCCCATGGTGCGGAGCTTGAGCGTCGACAGGTTGCCGCCGTGATCTCTGCAACTCAGCTCACGCTCACGGCCGCCTTCTCCGATGCCACGACACCGGCCGCCTACCGTGTCGTCAACTCGCTCAACACCTACAGCGGGCTCTCCTCGGGTTCGGCCACCGCCCAAGCTGGCATCCTCTTCACCAACTCAAACAGCGAAATCAACTCGATCGATGGTGTGTTTGCGGAGGTGTTCACCGATCGGCTCAGTCCGACCGTCGCCACAGGAAACGCAACTGCCTCGGACACGCTTGTCGGGATCTCGGTGGACTTCCTGGCTTCTGGCGTAAAGGTCGGAGACCTCGTTTACCTCCCTCAAGTTCAAACGAACGAGGGGCTCTACACAATCAGCGAGGTCGTGGACGCGACCACGTTGAAGATCAGCGACTCCCCTGGGTTCGCAGCCTTCCCAGCAGGCGTTTCCTTCCGCGTTGTGAAGACGTTTGGAGTGTCCGCGAAGGCGTTGAAAGACCTCTTCGCTGTCCGCAAAGCGACCTACGAATACTACGGGACGATCTCGACGTGGGCCAACCTGCTCTCGACCCCCGTAGATGTCTTGGTCCCACCGGGTGTCGTCGACTCTTCATACTTCGCCCTCGGGTTTGGACCTTCGGACGTGACGGGGCGAGAGACCACGGTGCTCGCACGACAGACCTACGTTAACTCGACTGGTTTGCCTACGATCGACAAGCTCACGGCTTCAGGAGAGCGCCTCTACGACAAGAGGTTCACGTGGATCGATGCCCGGATCAACTTGGAGAAGGGCATTTTGGTCAAGCAGGGTCGTGCCGTCTCCGAGCGGATCAAGAACCAAGAGAAGGTCGTGAAAAACCTAATCAAACTCCTAGCGGTGGGAGGCTGACATGTCCGAAGAGAACAACACGCCGGCCGAGGACCCCACGCCGACTGAGGAGACCAAAGAGCCCCCGAAGGCCGAGTGGGAGTACAAGACGAACTTCAAGATCAACGACCAGATGAAGGACATCATCCAGAAGACCATCAAGGTCTCGGAGATGGAGGTGGACATGCTCCGCAAGAAGCTCGACCGCCTCACGTACGGGGGCTGACGTGTCGGATTGGAAAGCCTTTGAGATCAAGATCCCTGGGAAGGACTTACTTGAGTCCGTCCGTGGCATTCTTGAGACCCTCCTCATCTTCTTGGAGATTCTCAAGGCGATCCTCCAGACGATCCAGATGTTCCTCATCGACTTCGGTAACCCCTTGCGGGCGCTTATCGAGGCTCTCCTCAAGCTCATCCTTCAACTGTTCGAGTCCCTAAAGAGAACGGGTCTGTACGGGTACTTCGACGTACCCAATCCAACCATAGACCCCAACTTCGATCGTTTCAGAGGTGGGTACCAAGCGTTCACGGAGAGGTTCAAGGCGTCTCTCTTTGACAGCAAGGACCCGTTCCGCCCGCAGCCCGCCCCCGGCATCAACAAGAGCGGGTTCGTCATCATCGTGGCCGACGCGGAGTCGGTCTTCGGGATGCTCAGGCTCCTCGCCATCCTCCTTCGGTTCTTCGGCAAGGATTCGATCGCTCCTCAGTATCCGGCACCGTCGAACCTCAAGGTGTTCCCGGCTGGTAAGAAGCCAGGGGCCTTGGGGGGAGAGAGCATCGATCCCATCCTACAAGTGGCGAGCGTCTTCGGAGCGAAGCTGGAAGGGCTTGCGGTCGAGTGGTCCTTGGCGACGAACCAGTTTCCGCCCGACCCTGGTTTCAGCGACATCCTCCCAACGATCTCAAGTGAGCTGATCCCTCAGAAGTGGTTGATCGAGAAGACCAGTGTGGCTGGTGGGCCGCCCACCAAGGTCATCGAGGACGAGACCCGGTTCGAGGACAAGAAGGGGAAGCGGGTCAAGCGGAAGAAGCAAATTCGGGACGAGCACGGCGACTTCTGGCGTGAGTTTGAGCAGTACATCGTCATCGACCCGACCCAAAATACATCGACGTTTCTCCTCGGGCAGCTTGGCAAGTTCCGGTACATCGACACGGACGTTACCGAGGATACGACCTACTATTACCGTGTCCGTGCGTTTAGCGGCTCCCTGGACGTTTCCGGGACCTCCCTCAACCTGAAGGATCCGGAGACTCCGCAAAACGGAGGTGAGTCGATCCAAAAGTGGCCCTCCACGGATACAAACGATCCGGCCATCATGGGTCGCCCTTCGGGTATCACCACGGGACGAGTGCCGAAGTCTGTACCAGCCGACTTCGACGTGATCGCGGTTCTAAATGCCACCTTCCGGGCAGCGTTTGCGCTCGGGTTCCACCTTGAAGCATCCCCGGATGCCACCTTCGATGAGGAAGGGGTCAACACAGGGGATACTCCGGTCGCTCAAGTTGGTCGGGGCTCTCTGTTGAACCTCGCTGGGCCTCTAGGGCGCATCGTACCCAACCTGAACTTTGGGGCTCTTGGTGGGGTTCAAGGTGGACAAGGTACAGACGTGCCGGATGACACCCCAGTCGACAACCCGGACGTTACCTACAACTACTTCTCCGTGAAGGCTCAGGCCGCTCGTTTGACGAACGGAGTCGCCGCCACCCTGCTTGAAAATAGCGGGATGCTTACCTCCCTCCGCGACCTCTACAAGTCTCTCCCCAAGGCTATTTCAGGCGGCAAGGGGTACTTGGAGAGCGTCTCCTCGATTGAGGAGCTGGTGATCAACTTCACCAAGGTACCGGATGACTTCCCAGAAAAGTACCATCGTCTTGTCTATCAGACGTACAGCTTCGCTTACACGAGCTTGGAGGTACGTCTCAACGTTCTGAATGCGGTGCGTTTCCTCAAGAGCTTTACGCTCGGAGGTGTCCCTCCCGACTGGGTTTCAATCAGCCTGCTCCGCGACATCATCCCGTTTTCTGGGCAGTTCATCTACGAATTGCTCGCCCGTATTGACGCGCTTCTGGAGGCATTCAAGAGCGCTCTCGACGAGATCAAAGCATTCATCGACCTGCTCATCCGCAAAATTGACGTGTTGGAGCGGTTCATCAAGTTCCTGATCGAAATCCTCAACTATCTCGACAGCTTCTCGGCGGGCTTCTACTTCCTGTCGGTTCCTGACACGGACGGTGGGATCCCGGCTTGGATCCAGGCTATCGACACAGCAGGAGGGACGAAACCCCCGTCTGGTCCGGGTGGCTACACGGGTGGGGTGGCTCTGGCCTACTCCGGACCCAACGTTGAAGCCTTCGCCACGGCCTTCTCGCTAATCTTCTGAACGAAGGGGCTAGGTAGGATGCCGTTCTACTTTGGAGGTACCTTCAACAAGAGCCAGTTCGAGCGGCTCACGGAGTATGCGCGGAAGCAACTTCTGCTCATCGACGAGAGGATCAAGCACCTCACCGTCGAGCAAGGTCGTGTCGGCTACCTACGATTCACGTATGACGCAGCCGGACGACCCACGGAGTACAAGACGGGGGCCGAGGGCGGATCCCCTACCTACATCGGCAAGCTCATGCAAGCGTACGAGGCTCTCGGGGGAGACGCTTTTTACGAGCTTCAGACCCGATCCCTCGCCGACCAAAGCGTCTTCCTCCCCACGGGCTCTGAAGTGTCGGCTCCGAAGGTGATGTCGAACGGAGAGCCCTTGACGGCGCAAGGGCTCGCGGATGCTCCAACGGCTCAGTACGTCCAGCGGCTCAAGTCGTTCATGGCGGCTACGCTCGATCGTCGAGCTGCGTTGGAACGGAAGATCCGGCGCATGCTGGACTACGGCGACCAGCTCCAAGCCGAGATCGATGAGCTGAAAAAGATCAAGCAATCCGCCGATGTGGCCAACTCGTTGGAGAACATCGTAACGGAAGTCAACCAACTGTTCGCCAACAAGAACTACCGGGCCATCATCGACGACAAGGGCAAAGACCCCTTCGGCAAGCTCACGCACGCGCCGATGTCGGAGTACGACCCCGGCCCGACTCGTAACAACCCAGATGGTCTTGTGATTGAACGTAGCGGTAGCGGCTACGCCATCTCTGGGGAGAGTGGGTCATGAGTTACGACCGTCAGATTGACCAGCTATGTCCACATCTCGTTGTGGACGAGCTTCTGCTTCTGACGGAGCAGCAAGCCGTGATTCCTGTTCGACCGATCTCCTCGGCCGACTCCGTGGTCGTTCGATTGAACGGGGAGCTAATGGTCCCATCCACTGGAGTTCACGTCCCCGCCAGGTCTACCGGGACCAAGGAAGGGCCGTTTACGATTGTGGAGGGGGTCAACAACCTTCTGCATGTGCGGGTCAACGGAGGGGCGCTTCAGACAGCAACGCTCCCTACGAGCACGCGGATGCCCGTCTCAAGGATCGCCGACCAGCTCAACCAACGCCTCAAAGGGGTTCGGTTTTCGGCGGACCGCAACTTCATGATCTTCAGGTCAGAGTTGTCGGGGCGAGACTCCACCGTCTTCATCGACCCTTCGAGCACCCTTTCGTCAACGTTGGGTGTGAAGGCGAATCGGGTGTTTCGAGGACAGGAGGTTGCTCCTGGCTGGACACTCGTAAACGACCCCGACACTCTGCTCGATCGACCTGTCCGGATGATCGTCTTCGACTCCCCCCTGCGGGGCTTCGATGACCACGTGGAGATCAACTACACGACGATCCGTCAAGAGTGCCGTCGTTGTGGTGGGGTCGGAGTTGAGAACGACTGGCGTTACGGTACGGATGGATCGATTGCGGAAGCTCGGTCCGAAGCCCTGCTCATTCAAGAGCTTCAGAAGATCATCTACACGGTTCGAGGGTCCAACCCCTTCCACCCGTGGTACGGGGCCACCATCGTTGAGCAAATTGGACAGAAGTTGTCCACGCGAGGTATCGTCCAAAACGCTATTGTTTCGGACGTTTACACAACGTTCAACCGATGGCAGTCGATCAAGAAGCAGCAAGAGGAGAATGTGGGGCAGTTCCTTGATGACGGGGAGTTCCCCTTCCGGCTTACGAGCGTCCAGTTGGATCAGAGCCAGAAGGACCCAACGGTCATCTTCGTCAACGTCGAGATCCAAAGCCGGTCCCGACAGACCCTCTTGTTGACGCGTGGGGTCAAACTGCCGCAGCCAGAAGACCTGCTAGGGGGTTCCGCTCAAGGGGCGTTCCGTCAATCTCTACGTGACTTCAGTTTGGTGAGCTGACATGGCCTTCGCACCGCAAATCGCCCTGAGAGACGGTTCTGGTTACACCCAGACGTTGACGTTCAACACGAACCAAGAGGCCATCTTCATCGAAGGTCAGGTTGACGTAAGCACGGCGGACATCCAAGTCTCGATCAACGGGGCTCCGTTCGTCTCTGATCCGACCCTGGTGAAGTTCGACCTCCCCAACTTCACCCTTCCCAACCCGGACAACTACCCGACCGGCTTCATTTTGGAGCCCGGTAAGAACGTCATCCTCATCCGCACGATCGACATCATCGGCGGCGTGAGCGGTGCCTCTATCGTCAATATCACCAAGGTCAGGGCAGCGGATATCGCCACGGCGGAGGCACCCTCGGGTATCCGGGTCCGCCGCCGTAGGGATGCGGTTGACGTTCTCGCCGCGATTCCAGACTCGCAGGTTGTGAACACCCTTAGCCCGCTGGCGATCGTGGGTACCCCCGAGCCCGATAACGGCGGCCCCAAGTTCATCGGGTTCCACTACTATGCTTCCGTCTCTCCGGGTGGGACGGCCGGTTATTTCCGCATCAATGAGAACCTCGTCACCACCGCCTCCGATGTCTACGAGGAAGACCTCTTCGACATTGGAACGGACAACGTGGTCTGGGACGCCTCGGAGGAGTCCATCGCTCAGTCGGTTCGGATCCGCGTCACGGAGGAGGACCAGTTCGGAAACGAGACCGAAGTTCGGTTTGATCGCGCCTACGACATCACCGCCTTCACCAACCAGTTCAAGTTCGCCTCCACCCTCCAAGACAGAACCCTCACGCAGTTCGTCTACTTCCGGCATACGCGAGCTGGAGGACCCGGCATCCTGAACGACGACCAGTTCGTTAACGTCGCCGACACGGACCCGCTGTATTACGTCGTTACGGCCGTATACTACGACGATTCGACGAGCACGGAGATCGAGAGCCCTTTTTCTCAAGAGGTACTTGGCTCTCCGCTCACCATCGACACGGCCATCCGAGACCTACCCGGTCGGACGCAGTTCGAGATCACCAACCAATTCATCACCGCCATTCAACGGGTGAACCAAGAGATCAGCTTGGTTCCGGGCTCGACAACCCGTGACGTGTCGATCGATCCATTCAGCTCGGAGGCGGAGCGACTCTACTTCCTCTTGGACTTCGTCCACCGGGCGCAGAGCTTCCTCACGCTCCTCCAAATCGATGACGCTAACAACGACGGGGAGTCGGACTTCGTAGAAGCGAGCGCCTACAAGACGGCGCTTCGGGCCGCCCTCGGCTTCACGAGCAACTCGGCGGTTCAGAGCCTCGTGGATTCCGCCTTTGACAAGCTCGCCGGGAACGCCAACAAGAAGCGTTTGCCAGGTCGGCCGGCTGTAGGTCAGGCTGTCTTCTACACGACATCTAAGCCCCTCTTCGACCTTCCGGTCCCCTCCGGTACGATTGTGACCACGGATGCGGATGCTTCGCTTGGTATCCCCTCTGTTCGATTCCTCGTAGGTGGCACCTTCATCCTGTCCGCAGCCAATGCTGACGCCTACTACAACTTCGACACGAAGCGCTATGAGCTGACGGTAGACATCGTCGCAGAGACAGTTGGCGCCGATGGGAACCGACCGGCCGGGCAGATCAAGAGTGCCCAAGGGGTGACGGGCCTCCTTGTGACCAACACGGAGGCGACGGTCTTTGGGAGCGACCGGGAGTCCAACGCGGATTTGGCTACCCGAGCCATGCTGGGCTTCGTCTCGGTCGATACGGGTACGGAGGGTGGGTACACCTCCACCACTGCCGAGCAGATCGGCGTCTTGAAGGCCAAGGTCATCAAGTCTGGGGACGACTTGATGATGCGGGACTACGACGACATCCGCCGCAAGCACATCGGCGGCAAGGTGGACGTGTGGGTTCAGGGTCTTCGCGAGCGTCAGGTCACGGAGAAGTTCGCCTTCACCTTCTCAGTGGCCCGTGACGTTCAGTGCCAAATCCTTGACCTTGCCAACCTGATCTTCCGTGTTCAGGACAGCCGCGTCACTCCCTCGACCCCAGTAACGGAGATCCTCGACGACTCTGCGAATGGCCTCGGCGTACGAAACGTCACCCAAGGTCTCGATTACGACCTTACCGGGGTCACGATCATCGACTACCAGACGTTCAAATTGAACCCGCTCTTGGTTAGTCAGCCTGTCACGAACATCGACGACGTTGTCACGGCAGACTACCGATTCCGAGCGCTCAACCAGTTCAAGTTCACCTTCCAGCCTGTCCGACGCGTCGTTTCTGTTGTCGGTGAAATCTCGGGCACGTTGGATCCCACCCTTGGCTACGACCTCTACAAGACCGAGGACCCTCTTCTTGAAGGGGAGAGCACGATCGCCTCGGACTTTCTCTCGATCAACCAGGTGGGAGGCATCCCGTCTGGAGACAGCCTTCCGGTGAACGATGAGCAACACGTGCTTATCGGCTTCATCGAGGAGCCCCTCCTTTCGATCGGTATCAACACCAAGACCATCCGCGTTTTCAACGCCGACCGTACGGTGGAGTACGACGGACCGGAGGAGACGGTCCCAGACTTCGAGATCATCGAGGGTACACCTACAACCCCCGTGAAACTTGTCCGTACAAGCAGCTCGGACATCCCCAACGGGGCTACGGTCTCGGTCGACTATGTCCACGACGAGAACTTCACGGTCTCGTACGTCATCAACGACCTTCTCCAACAGCTCCAACGCACGATCAACTCGCGGCGCCATACGACTGCCGACGTTATCGTCAAGCAAGCGGTCCAAAATTCGGTCGAGATCGAAACCACGGTCCAGCTCCTCTCCGGCGCTACCCGTGACAAGGCGGACCCGACGATCCGGTCGAATGTCAGCTTGGAGTTGAACCGTCGCCTCATCGGCCAAGGGATCGCTCAGTCCGACCTGATCCACTCGATTGATGCCTCGGAGGGAGTCGACTTCCAGGTCATCCCCCTCGCGCGTATGGCCTACGCCGATGGCTCAAGAAAGCTGCGTGAAACGCTTACCTCTGCCAGTGAGCATCTCGCCACCTTGGACATCGGCGGCAACGTCGCCTTCATCCTAACGAGCGCTCTCAAGTTCCCCACAACGGACGGTGGTGGGCTCCCTACGGAACACAAGGGGGTCTTCCAAGACGATGAGCCTCTCACCATCGTCGATACGCTCTCGTCCGTATGTTCCGATGCGAACCAAGCCTTCATCATCGGCAATGATGGCGCCGTCATCTTGGGTTACACGGACACGCCCACTCTCGTAGCAGACGGCTTCTTGACGACGGCTACTCAGGATGCGGAGATTCTGCGCCGAACGGCCAACCACATCGTGATCTCTCTGTCGGGGGCCGGTGTTCCACCGGATGAGCCCTCCAACCATAACTACGCGGTAAGTTACGTCATTCGAGGTGATGTCGGCACCAAGGACATGACCGCTTCGGGCGTCGAGTTCTTGGACCTCGGGAAGTTCACGATCACCTTCCGCGAGGCGAAGTAAGCATGGCGAGGTTCGACCGTTCGCTCACTCGGGTCAACTACACGATCCAGCAGAAGGGCAAGGAGTACAACTTCCGCCTTGCTCAGCGAGCGCAGTCCATCTTCACCACGCTCCTAAACCTGCTCCCGTCCAACTGGGTCTCCACGATCCAAGGCCCGAACTACACGAACGAAGTGAAGGCCGTAGCGGTCGAGCTGGCTCGCTTGGAGCTGGCCTTGGAGGACGTGGACTTCGACTCCAACTTCCTCAACACCCGCTCGGACTTTCTCTACAGCATCATCGGGTACCTCGTCTTCTTGAACGGGAAGCTCCCGCAGACCACCTTCGACGACGTTGAATTCAAGTCCTTCCTGCTCAACGTCATTCGGATCTACTTTCAAGGATCGGTCCCGTCGAGCATGAGGGACGGTGTCGAGCTGTTCGTTTCGGATGGGGTGTCGGTCACGGAGAACTTCCTCCTCGTTCGAGCGGGGGCCTCCGGGCTCGATATCAGCGACCAGTTCGGCTTCCAGATCGACATTGAAGCTCTGGGTGGGGCGGGCTTCCCGGAGGATGTCTTCACGCTCGACTCCAACATTCGGTTGATTCTTGACATCATCCGACCGGCTCACACGCTCTTCCGCATCCGCTACCTCTTTCGGGACGACTACACCCCGAACCAAGATGACGGGGGCAAGATCCTCGACTCCTCTCGGTGGCGCTTGTCCAACTACTACTACGACGACTTCCGGGTCTTCCCTCAAGGCTTGAAGGACCGGGACCGTCTCGGTGTCAAAGAGAACCAGTCCGTGACGGACGAGGACCACGGTGGAGACTTCTAGGGCGTGGAAACCTTTTATCTTCGCCCCCGGTAGGAGGAACGAATGCTGATCAATGAAATTGTGAGCGGACCTCGGGCTCGGGCGGTCATCCGGCACGAGAGGCCGTATGACTACGACGAGAAGAAGGGCCTGTGGCTCCGCAAAGTCATCGACGAGCAGGAGTCCTCCAACATCGTGACCGACGCCGGCCGCGTCCGTATCCACACGTACCTCTATGGTGCGGGTGGGCAACGTACGGGTCTTGGGACGGGGCTCAACTACATCGCCCTGACCAACGACTCTGGTGCGCCGGACCAGGCGGACACGGTCCTCGCTGGGGAGATCACCAACACCCCGAGCACAGCCGGTCTTCAACGAGCCCTCGCCACCGTGACCCTCCCCACGGGTACCGGGACGCAGTCGGTCCTCCAAAAAATCTTTACCTACACGGGCGTCCCCGGACCCCAGCAGGTGCAGAAGACGGCGCTCTTCGATGATGCGGCGGCCGGGACCATGGCTCACGAGATCCAGTTCTCGCCCCGTACCTTGTTCACAAACGACACTTTGACCGTGACTTTTTCCATTACTCTCAGCTAGTTAGCGGAGAGTCCTCATGTAAAGTGTCAAGGTGTGAGAGGGCGGTGGCGTAACCGATGGCTCTAGCTACGTGTCAGTTCACCCAAGGTGCGGTCATCGGCGGCAGCGGGCAGTCCGTGTTCGGCTTTCAGCCGAACCAGACGGTTACGCTGACGGACGATGGGGGTGCGGGCGCGGACTCCTACCTCTGGGAGATCCTCTCCTGGCCGGCTCCCGTGGGGTCGGCCCCGGTCATCACCAACGACACGTTGCAGGTAGCGACGGTGACCCCGACCTCGGATGGGGTCTACATCGTCCGCCTTACGAGAACGGACGGCGTCAACGGGACCACGACGGACATCAAGTTCTTCGGGGTCGAAGACGAGGACGCTCTGACTCTCCCGTCTGCGGGGCAGACGGGGAACATGACGAACCAGACCGCCTTGGCTCAGAAGGCGGGTTGGGGTGGCCGAGCGAACGCCGCCACGAACTTCCAACTCGACGCCTATCTTCGGTTCCTCAAGGCTCGGGTTGGTCGGTACGTAGGGCATACGCAAGCGGTCACCCATTCGTCGGGCACTCCCGTCACTGTCACCCTGACGGATGGTACGGAGAAGCCCTATCGGGTCATCGCGATGACGGGGGCCGGGGACAGGACCGAGGAGCTGGCGCTCCCGGCCTTGTCGGACGGAAAGCGCTTCCGCTTCTTGGTCGCCATGACGGCTGGGGCTGGGGACTTCATCCTCAACAACGGGGTTGGCGGATCTCCGATCAACACCATCTCGGCACCCCCGAGCGGTACGATCACGTACGAGCTTGAGGCTGTTTACGACGGCACCAACTGGGTAGCCGCTCGGGCCAACCTCGCCGAAGCTCAACACCTCCGCAAGTACGAGATCATCGAGCTTCTAGCGGGCAACCGAACCACGGACCAAAACATCTTCACGCGGGTCGGTACGTGCCGAGCCGATCCCACGCAGTTCCCTTCCAACACGCAGATCAAGTTCGTCGCAGCGGTTGAGGCCACGGTAGGCAAGGTGGCTGAGATCCAACTCTACAACTTGACGGATGGGGGTTACGTCGGGACACCCTTGTCATCGGCCTCATCCATCCCGGACACGTTGGAGCAAGTCGTCACGCTCCCAGCAGACGTGAAGGACTACGAGGTCCATCTTCGGATGACGACCACGGGGGGCTCGACGGATCGCGTCACGTGTACCAACGCCAGACTCGTCTTCACATGGGGTTGATCGATGGGAGGAACGCTTAGAGGGAAGATCGACTGCTACATCAACACGGGTTCTCGGCACACCAACGCCCAGAACGTGTTCAAGTGCATCTACGATTTCCTCAACTCCCATCCGAACATGACCCAAATCGCCCGTTACGGCGGGGTCAGTAGCACGGCGGCCAGCGTCAACTTTCACGACGAAACCAACCCGTTCCTGACAAATTGCTGGTGCGTCTTCCGAATGAATGACGCCACGTTGGAGAGCGGAGCGGCCTCCGGTTACGCAGGCTCAAGGACGTTCCCTTGGTACATCTACGTCCAGTGGACGAGGTTCGACCAGTCGGCTTGGAACGGAACCGGAGCGTCCCCTGGAGTCGTGGACAACTCCACGAACTACGGTGGCTCCTACTCGACCCTCGGGATGCAGTTTGCGATCCCGGTGGGGACGACTCCAGGGACCAGCGAGGTCGCTTGGAACGGTGGCGGTACACTTGGGACGAACACCAAGGCTTCCCCCGTTTGGAAGACCACGGCGGGGGCGCCGGCTGGCTTCCAGGGGTCGTACGTCTTCCCCCGAGCGAACGGCCCTGGAGGTTCCTACGCCACCAACAGAGAGGCTTCGGCGGGGTTTTACCCGATCAGCTTTGAGTCCCCAACCCGACTACACATCCTCGCCGACGACGATAGCATCCTGTTCTTAAATTCCCAGTCGGATGACAACAACTACCAGGCTCAGTATTTCGGGCTCTATACGCCTCGTCCTGGGCTGACCATCGACTACCCGATGGTGCATCTCATGGAGTACAATCTCCCGTTGGCGATGAACACGCTGTACGGGACCACGAACGGCACCAACCGAAACGGTGGAGTTGCTTGGAACACGGTGGCCACGAACAACGTAAGGGGGGTCATCTTCGGTCGTCCGGATGAGTTCCACAACATCTACACCCACCCCAACAACATGTTTTCCGATGAAAGGTATGACGAGTACAACATCCCCGTGATCGGATCGGAGACTCCCTCCTATTACGGGTTGGCGGGGCACATCGACTTCATTCGGGAGGTCTACGACGTGGGGACCAACGACGGCACCTCGGACCGCTCCCGCGTCTTTTTTGGGACCAACGCTTCCCAAGCGACGAAGCTATCCGTTCCGTGGAAGTCGGATGCGACTAACCCGGTAGGGGCGGCCGTTCCTCGGAGCAACTTCACTCGGCAGGGGATCAATTTCCCGTGAGGTCGTTCTGATGGCGGGGACAGTCAAAGGCAAGGTGGAGAGCCTATTCAACGTCTCCAGCTCCTATACCATCGCCCAAGGGGTCTTCACGAACCTGTACAACTTCTTCAGTTCTCATCCGAACATGACGGAGATCGCTCGTCATGGTGGGGTGGGCGGGGGTGCCGCGAACGTCAACTACTGGGATCAGGCGAACCCCTTTTTGAACAACGCCTTCGCCGTGTTCCGAATGAACACGGTGGCCGATAACCCTTCTTACACGGGGCCTCGGACGTTTCCTTGGTACGTCCTGATCCAGTGGAATCGAGGAGATGTCGGAACTTTCGGGGCGTCCCCTGGTAACCCAGGTCTTGCTGACAACACCGCAGGCGGTGGATCCGAATCACGTGTAGGGCTTCAGTTCGCCATCGGGATCGGTGGAGACCAGAACCCATGGAACGGGGGTGGGACGCTCGGAACCAACACAAAGGGGGCGGTCGTTTGGGCAACCCCTTCAGGGGGTTCGGGTGTTTTGGTCTTCCCTCGGAGCAACGGGCCGGGTGGTACACATGGGCCTGGTGGGGCGAGTCCGTTTCGCCACAACTGCTTTACCCACTACTACAACGCCTTCAGTCACACCGTGTCTCGGCACCACATCATGGCTGACGATGATTCGATCGTCATGTTCTATGAAGGTGGGGAGACGGACGACTGCGCCATGACCTACTTCGGTCTCTACACGCCACGGCCCGGCTTCACTCCGGACTACCCTATGGTGTGCCTAAGCACGGTCACGAGCGTTCTCCCGTACACCAGAGGTTACGTCTTTGGGAACACGGCTGGTACAGGAGGCATGACCTCGAACCCCAACAATGGAGGGGGGATCCCGTCCGCCAATCCGGCTGTAGATGAGGTCCGTGGTTGCGTCATCGATCGATACGTTGGGGCTTTGGAGTCCTTGTCCCCCTATCTCAACCCCAACCAATACTCATCCACCCCTACGTGGGACGAGTTTCCCATCCCTGTCTTCATGTACGAGGTGCCCACTCACTTCGGGTACGCCGGTCAGATCGATTTCATCCGTGAGGTTGGGAACCGAGAATCCTACTCCCTGAGTCCGGACGGAAAGCGAATCACCATCGGTGGTTCCAACAACCTTGGGAACACGATCAAAATCAGCGCTCCGTGGCCCGAGGGGGTCCAACCCAGGTCAGGTCTGTTCCGTGAGGGGATCAACTTTTAGGAGATGTAGGTATGTCCGGTCCCTTCTACGGCAAGGTCGAGTGTCGCTCCAACACGGGTACTCAATACACGAACGCCCAAGAAGTCTTCAAAGCCGTCTACGACTTCTTCACCTTTCTGGAGTCACAAAACGTCGTCACGATCATCACCCGTTGGAACGGGGATGGTGCGGGCACCGGGACGGACTACCATGATGGGGGCGCCCCATTCAAAACCCACGCCTTCTTCGTCGTGGAATGGAGGACGGCTTCAACCAGCCCCGCCAATGGCTCCTACGCTGGTCCTCGTACCCAGCCTTTCTACACACTGGTTCAGTTCGCCCGCTCGGATCAAGGAGCAGCCTACAACTCCGGTACGAACGGGCTCCCTGCCTCCATCTTCGGGGTCATCCAAGGGACGGGTCTGAGCAGCGGCTCCGGGGTGGTTGGCATTCAAATGGCCGTGGGGGTTGGCGGCGACTTCAACCCATGGAACGGGACCATCAACCTTGGGGCGGCGGCCAAGGGCGATCCCGTTTGGAAGAATCCTGCAAGCGGGGGGACGGGTCGGTTCGTCTTTCCCCGGAGCAACCAACCCCTCGCCGTGGTAGGGACGGGAGCTTCAACTCCGTCTCACGTAACCAGCCAGCAAAATCAGGTTCAACTATTCTATCGAGCCTTTGATGGTACCGCCGTTCGTTACCACATGGTCGCGGACTACGATGGGTTCTCGTTCCACTGGGACTACAACAACAGTCTCTACGCCTTCAATTACCACGGCATTTACACACCAAGGGCGGGCCTCACGCCAACGTACCCATACGTTATGTTGCAGGGGCAAGGGGCTCTAGGTATGGGCACGGGCAACATCTACGGAGACTATGCCGGAACGAACTCGACTATCCAGGGGGGCATTGCGGTCGAGACCTATGGCACGGACGTCCGGGGGATCATCCTTGGTCGGATCGATGAAGTCCTCTCTACGACAGCCCAGCCAAACCGATGGTTCTCTCCGGCTACCTACGATGAGATGCCCATCCTTATGGGTCCGTATGACTACCACGGGGGTCTAGCGGGCTCGCTCCCTTGGATCCGAGAGGTGGCGAACATCGCCAACTTGGACACTTCCTCCGATGCTAGGAAGATTGTCCTTGGGAACACGGCCACGGTCTCTACACCCAAGATCATCGTGCCTTGGAACAACACGGTGACCCATGGTTCTGGAGTCACTAGAGAAGGAACCACTGGAGCGTTCCCGTGACGGCTCAGAACACCAACGGGGACAACGACCTCGACGATCTCACGGGTGGTGTCGCAACGTACGCCCAAGCGGCGTACGCAAGTTCAACGCAAGCTCTGGACGACACGACGGGGGGTGTTGTGGACCGTGCGGGTGTCTACCACCCGCAAGCTACCATCGGTGTCGCCAGCGATGGTGTATCCGTGACGACCTACTACAAAAAGCGGGCTCGGGATTCCGCTTGCGGCTCCCCAACATACGTGACGTGGGTGACAACAAACTCCAGTCAATCCTACCCCGGAGCCCTGCCTTGCGGTGGTCCTTTGGTGGAAGAGATCATAGCGGACCTCTGGCAGCTCTGAAAGACGACCATGGCTCTACCCACCCTCTCAAAGACCTGGCAGATCAGCGCAAACAACACCGTTACTGCGCAAGGAACTGCCGCAGCGACGGACCAATACATTTGGTGGGTTATCAAGAACCTGCTTATTGGGTTCGGGACGCTGCCTTGGGTGGTACGAGGGAGCAGTAACAGCTCGACGGCTGGTTTGGATGCGGTGGACCGTTGGACCACCTCCGCCAACATCGTCAAGGCAACGTCAGGTAGCCCTCATTCGTGGATTGTCCTACGTCAGACGGGTATCGCGACCAACTTTGAGCTTTGCATCGACGCGAACCACCCTGTTGCGTACATCGGTTCGATCATCGTATCCCCCTCGGCTGGGTTCACGGGAGGTACGACAACCGCTCGCCCTACCGCAACGGATGAAATCGTCCTCATTTCCACAACCACATGGTCTTCAAACGCGGACACGCAGCATCAAGTCCACGCCTGGCAGTCCACGGATGGGGCTTGCACCATTGTTCAAGTTTGGCGCGGGGGTTCGGCGCAACCCACTTTCCTCATGTTTGTCAAGCCAAACGACCCACCTACGGGATGGTCTAACCCCAGTCTCAGCGTTGCCCTAGGGAACAACGGAGGGGGTATTTCCGCCCCTCTCACTACGTTTTGGGCTTCGGCTGGTAGCCCCCCTGTCCGGGCGAGAGGTTCGGTTGGCACGATCAACGTCAATTTCGGAGGGGAGGCCGCAACAACAGGCGGGAATCTGGCTGTCATCTCGATGAACGCGGCAAGCGCATTCAGCGGGGAGTGGCCGTTCTATCCAGTAGGGGCTACCACCTTCACCTCGCCGGATACTTCTCGTTTGGGTGTCGTCCCTGACCTATGGTGGAAAGCCAATGCAGTCTTGGATGGAGACACTTTCCCCAACAACGCTAGCACCCGTCAATTTGTGGCAGCGGGAGGCTTCATTTTCCCCTGGCTTGGGGATTCCACGCAGATGTTGTTGGTCTGAAGCATGGCGGAACGAGACGGCTACCTCACTGACCTTGTCACCGTAAGCCCAGGGCTGTTTGCCAACGGCACGGAGAAGGGCCGTTTTGTCACCAAGGATGGGGTAGAGGCCGCCTTCCTATCAAGCGGCGTCACACTCACCCTTTACTTCAAAATGCGGGGGCTGGACGTCGATTGCCTTCCAACCGTGACCTATCGAACGTGGGTCGTACAAGATGCTCCAGATCCGACCGCGACGGAGTACGCTGGCCCCAAGTGTGGAGCCAACCCTCTTGTGGATGTAGTCATCGCCGAACAGTGGGTGGTTTGAGGCTCGGTGACCTACCTATCGCGAAGCTAAGCCAGGTGGTCGCGTGAGCTTCGGAACAAATCCTTTCGGCACTACCCCGTTCGGCGGCTCAGCGGTCGTCTCGGGCGGGATCTCGCTCGTCGCCGCCACCCCGCCCCCGGATGGCACGGGCGTACTACCTGACGACCCGATCCAGTTCCAGGTCAACGCCCCGGCCGAGTTTGACGAGTGGACCCTGGAGGTCTTCTTCAACGGGGCTCAGGTCATCCGCAACGCCGAGTTCCTGGCTGGGTTCGGCGGCTCGATCGTCTTTGAAGGCCCGGACCTCTACGTCAACGTCACCACGCACCCGACGTTCGCGGACGGCAATCCTCTTGTCATCGACATCGCCGCCCTAGACCTTTTCGGTGAGCCGCTGGCCGTCCAGTACACGGTCAACATCGCAGGGGCGACGATCAACGCCGCCGACACGGTCACGCTCAGCGACAGCGTGTCCTTTGGGCTTCACACGAACGTCTCGGAAACCCTGACGTTCGTTGAGTACATCTCCCCGTTCGTCGCGAACGCGAACGACTCCGTTTCGCTCGTCGAAGCACTCGAACAAGTCTACGGCCCCGTTGTCGATGTTCAGGCAGACACCCTCAACATCTCTGAGGATCTCCAAGTCGGTGCGCTTGGGTTCACGAGTGTCGATGAGAGGACCGTTTTCGTTGAATTTCCGCAAGAAATGCGGATCGACGATGTCAACGACTCAAACCACTACTCTATCGAAGCCAAGAGCGACGGAGCGATCTCAGTAACGGTGGGTCGGGTTGAGCCGGTCATTGACACAATCCTCACGGGTACGTCAGGTCAAGTTGTCGAGACCCTCATCGGTTCGTTCCAATCCCGAGTGTTCGACACGGTCACCGGGAGCTTCTTGCAGGCGGCCACCGTAGGTCGCTACCTCTTCATTACGGGTTCTGGCTCGGCGTTCTTTGAGCCTCTCCTTCCCTACCGAATCGTAGGTATTGACGGCTCTAAGCTCATCCTCGACCGAGACCTTCCCACCAACGACCCGTTGAATGGGACCTACGTTCCTGGGGTTGGTTTCACACCCGGAACCGGGCAGCTATCGTGGACTTTCGCACGAGGATGTACCGCAGCGTACCTCCACACGACTGAATCGACGGGGAGCAAGGTCTACACGGGCCGCATCATCAACGTGCGGACGACGCTCGGGATCTTGTTCTCCGGGCAACGAGACTTCACGGCTCTTGGTTCCAAACCCCAGATCGAGAGCGTCCAGTTCTTCCCCGAGGACGGCGCCGTCGTCATCTCGTTCACCGAGCCCATGCGGATCGACGATGACTTGCTCTCGGTGGACGAGTATTCGTTCACGGGACCTTCGGACATCGCCATCCGTTCGGTCAAGGCGATCGATGAGCGTACCGTCGCCCTTGAGACAGCCGGATTCATTGACGGGTCTTACACGCTCACCGTGAACGCGACGGGAACCCCCAAGGACGCGGCCGGTAACCCCATCGACCCCATCTTCAACGAGGCCGTCTTCTCCGCTGCTACGCCCCTCGTGAGCCGGTCTATCTTCACGGACAAGGGGCCTATCGTGAAGCCCCCGTTGACTCTCCAGAGCGGAATCAACGCGGAGATCCAAACCTTCACTGTCAGCGTTTTTGGGACGACCGAGTTCACCTCCACGGAAGTCTACTTCCCCAACAGCTCGTTCAACGCTAGCCACGTCGGTCTTCGTATCGAGCTTGGAAACTCCACGATCAACGGAGGCAGCTACCTCATCACGGGGTACGTGTCCGCCCAGCGGGTACGTCTTCAGGCCAGTTTCAGCCTCCCAGATCCAAACAATGGGGCGTTGTCGTGGGCGCTCATCGACCCACGAACAGGAGAGATTGCCGACGACCCCGTTGACGTTGTCGTTCGGGTCAACAACGTGGTTACCCCCGCGCAGTCGGTCATCGGCTTGCTAGGGCAGGTCGTTCTCTACACCGCCCCCAGCTCAGACGACGACGTCAAGATCGACTACCATTGGATCAAAGACCCTACGATCGAGTTTCGCCGTCTCAATTCCAAGGAGTTCAGGCTCAACAACTGGACGAACGACGTTGGGCGAAAGAACCCGACGCAGCATACGTATCGCTACCGCAATGTCACGGTACAGCCGGCGACCTTCGAGCCTGACGACAATCGCGCCGACCTCGTTCAACCGCTTCTCCGGGAGCTGCACTACAAGGCGTACGAGCGGGCCTATTCGGTTGCCCTCAATGACCCCAACCTGCTCGTTCTCAACACCCCGATCCACCGGATCGCTTACCCGCCGCTACAACGCACCCTCGAATCTACGACCGTGGCGTACACGGCCGACACGCTCCCTGAGAACGACCTGACGGCACCCTGGCAGCGTCTTGGGGTTGGGACGGCGAGCGTGTTGGATGGGAACCTCACGGTTCAGAGCAACGCCCCTGGTCCGTTCCCTACGGGCAACCCGATCTTCTGGACCCGAGCCGTCGACCTGACCTTCTCCCACGTGTTCGCGGCTACGTGGCGTATGAAGGTCAACACGGCAACCCCCAACGGGGTTTTCACGGGCATCGCTGTAGGTTGGAGCGACGACCAGAAGGCGGTCGTGCTCGGCTACTTGGACGACGGGGGCACCCGCAAGCTCGGGTTCCTAAAGCGGGGGTTCGGGAACAAACTGGCGGATCTATCCGCGTGGTCGGGAGGGATCCTTGCGAACGATGACCCTTCGGGGCTTCCGTTCGACTTCGACTGGTCCGTCCTACACAGCTACCGATTCTTCCGAGGTCGGGATGGGATCGTAAAGCTCTTTGTAGATGGGGAAGTCGTCGAGTCCCTTCGGATTTTTGACGACGAGCTTCCCTTCTTGGAGGAATTGAATGACCCCTTCGACCAGCTCCAAGGGGTCTACTTCGGCTCTCTCGACCGCCAGGCGGAGAATGAGAGCCTCTGGGACGTATTCCGATACCTCGTTCTCCCCACGAACCCCACCCAGTCCACGCCCTCGGTCTTCGTCTCCTACGAGGGTTCTGCCACCCCCGAGGACGCCATCTACCCGTGGACGCCTATTGGGTACCACGGTAACGAGACGCTCCTATCAGGGGGTCAACTCCTCCTCGATTCAACCTCGGCCACGACACAAGATGCCGGGCTGGTAGGGGGAGACTTCCGGGGGTTCACGAGGATCGAACCTCTGATCCAAATCTCCGCCGACGTGGTTCTGGACGTGGATGTCCAACTGCGAACCTACACGCATGGGATCGATCCGCATGCCGTGATGATCGCCATCGACGATGGGGTTCGGCTGATTCAACTCAGCTTCTTCCCCACTTTAGCGCAACCAAAGGTGAGCTACCCTGGGCGGTCCCTCCCTGGAGACGCGACCCCCGACGCATGGTCCTCTTTGGGGAACGCCTCCGCGACCATGCAGGGTCGGATCTTGAGGATCTCGGACACCTCGCTCGCAGACGGGCGGGTGTACTACGTGGAGGACACGGAGGGGCTCGCGTCCCCCGACCGGATCGTTGCTCCGGCGATCGACTACTACGGGGAGTTCAAGCTCCAGGTGGTCTCGTTCGTCAACGACGCCACACCCGTTGGGTTCTGCGGTGCGACCATCGACATCTTTGATGGGGATCGAGCCATCGGTCTGCTTTTGCGTGAGGACGCCGGGGTCAAGAAGGTCGCCTTCCATTCAGACGGCACGTTGCTTGGTCCCGGTTCGGAGTTCACTTTCAACTGGGGCGACGGGCAGGCTCACGTTTATCGAATCGTCAAAAATACAACGGGGGACCTGGTCTCGCTCTTCATCGACGATGACCTGCTCGGGAACTACCCCTACACGTCGTTCATCGCATCTTTGGGGACGCCGACCATCTCGTTTGGTTCCTCTACCGGGGCCAGCGTTTCTGCGAAGTCCGTGGTCGATTGGCACTACTTCAACGTCTGGCGAGCGCAGCCGACGAGCGGGGTGCGTAAGTACGTGGGCATCTGGAAGGGGTCCGACTCCGATTCTCTGATCGGGTACCACCTTCCCTTGCTGGCTTCGGGGCACGCCTCCGTTGCCGGTAACGTTCTGACCGACCCAACGGCTGACTTCGCAACAGCGGGGGTTGTCGCCGGGTCGGACCTGGTGATCGACGTTGGCTCCAACAAGGGAGTCTACGAAGTCGTAGGTGTCGGGTCCACCACCTTGACGATCTCGGGGGTCTTCCCGACCATCCCGAGTGAGGTCGCCTACCGCATCCCAGACGAAACCGATTGGACCTCCCCCCACCGCTATCGGCTCGTGAAAGACCCAGGGGGTTCGGTGTCACTCCTCTTTGACACGAACCCCACACCGATCATCCGGGTCGATTACAGCGAAGTGGTACTGCCGTCCAACAAGTTGGGGATCCCGTGGGCCATCAACAACGGCCTAGCCTCGATCACGTGGGGAGCCTTTGACCCCGCGAACATCTCTCAGACGAGCTGGGACTTCGTTCGCTACGGAGTGACAAGGTCCCCAACAGAGATGCGCATCGTTCCGCATCACCAATTCCTGAACCAGCGAAACGTCATGTCGTCCCCGGAGCACCTCTTCGGGTCCATCGCTCACGACCACACGCAATTCAGCTCCTCCTCTACGGGCATCCCGTACCCTTGGAACGAGTACGTGGAGAACGTGGGGGCTATCGCCTTCACGCGGCTCAACGAGGGCACCCCGTTGGTCCCCTCTACCCAGACCTATGAGGTACGGAGGCCGACGCCCACGTTTGAGTTCGTCTCGGGTTTGAACAAGCCGGAGGACGTTCTCAACAACGATGGGGACTTCGTAACGAACGACGCCACCACAAAGGTCCGTCTCATCGTCCCGGATGATGTCCTCTACAACTGCCTCGATGTCTTCGAGCAGACCGAGGGCGAAGAGGACCATGTGGCTCCGTTCTCGGACGAGTACAACCCCATCGTCCTCAAGCTCAACTGGACGAAGGAAGTCTGTGCGGTCTACAACGCCGACGTTCTCCCGGAGAACGACCCCGGCTTTCATACGCCCTGGATTTTGGAGTCCGATGACCCCGGTGGGGTCTCGGCCAATGCCTTCTCGTCGATTTTGACGTACTCCACGTCCAATTCGACGAACACGATCTACCGCAACCACACGCCGCTTACGGACCCTGTAGGTCTGAGCACCAAGGTCACTTTCCGGCTCAAGCTCTTGAACGATGCGACAGCGGGGACAGGAGACACGGGCGTTCGTTTCGGGTTCAATGCCTTCGGGCTCACCGCCGCCTTGGCCTTCGTGAGTACCCCGCTTGGGGACAGAGAGGTGCGCCTCCTCGATCTCAATTCCAACACGACTCTCGGAGCGATCCCCTTCGACTTCCTCGACGGGGACTACCACGTGTACCAACTCATCAAGAACGTCGAGACAGGGAACGTCGACTTCTTGATCGATCCAACCCCGTGATGAAGCATGTCCTACGGTAGCGGCCCTTACGGTGGTGGACCCTTCGGTGGTGGAGGGACTCTTTTCGCGGTCCTCGGGGCCACGTCCATCAACCCTTTCACGGTGGTTATCACCTTCACGGCGCCCATCGATCTGACGGCCGCCGCCACCCTGGACGTTGCCAATTACGACTTCAGTGGCAGTCTCACGGCTCTCCGTGTCGTTGCGGACTCGGACCCCAACTCCATCCGGGTCATCACCACCGAGCAGAATTTCGAGCCCTACACGGTCACGGTATCGCCGGATGTGGAAGGTCTTGACCTCGTTACGGTCGACCCCCTCTACAACACGGCCGACTTTACTGGCTTCCCGGTCGCCTCTCGTTTCATAGCTCGCCCTCTCAGCGCTACTCGAATCAACCTCGTCTTCCACCAGCCCATGTTGGTGGACAGCGCCTTGACGGATCCGTCCAACTACACGGTCCAAACGGTAGATGGTACGTCCGTGACGGTCACGGATGCGACTCCAAACAAGGGGTCGGACGCTACCCGCGTGGTTCTGACCGTCGATTCGTTGGTTCCCAGCATCCCGCACGTGGTGACGGTTTCCTCCAATGTCACCACATCCGATGGGTTGGTGGTTCTCCCTCCGACCAAAGTATTCACGTGGTCGAAGACGCTGCTACGTACTTCGGTCCCCCTGACCCTATTCACTGGGGAAGTACGGGCGATCAAGTCCAAAGGGCCTGACCTATCCGAAATCGTCCGCATTGAAGAGGCGGTCTCGGTCATCGTCGATGCCCAACGGTTTGGACCTGAAGATCCGAACGCCTTGGCGGAGTACCTGACTCTATCTGAGGATCTGCTGGTCACCAACTCTGGGTTTGACAACAAGACCCAACACGCGGTCCAGCTAACCGAGACGATCCCCTTCATCGAGAAGCTCAACATCACCAAGAACCCGGATGGGCGCTCGACCGTCGAGATGAGCCTTTCGGAAGCCGTCCTACTCCAAGAGGGGTTGGATGTTCTACCGGATCTTCCTGTTGCCAGTGTCGATCCTGGGGTTCGCAGCCTCTTTGGGAACCCCGAGGGGTTGGTCTTCTTCTCACCCTCCCTCAAGACGGGCGGAGCGGCTACCTCGTCGATTCAAGTCGACAAGGTTGATACGTGTACGCAAGCCTTCGACAAGTACACGTTCCCACAACCAGTTGACCCGCCCCCGCTCTTCACTCACGGCGGCGGCGTGGTCCCCACGCCTGTTGCGACGAACCTCAATACGTCGATTCTTTTCGCTGGGTTCTATCGTCTCGGGGAAGCCAAGCTCAATCTATCCGATGCGGAAGAGGATGCGCTCCCACCGCCGATCGACATTGGGGCCACGTTCACCCTTACGCAAGTCCACTTGCCCGAGGATGTGTCGCTCTTGAATGCGACCACGTGGGTCTTGTTCGACGGCAATCCATCCCCGCCCTACGCCTTCACGACGGCTGACAACCTCTCTCCGTTCCCGCCGTCTGTCACGACGCTACGGCGCCACTACATCAACCCAGCCGAGATTCTCCACCTCACCGAGAGTCTTGGGACCGTAGCTAGCACGAGTACGGACGTCGGCGAGACGATGGCCTTCACGGAGGACTTCGACCTGGTACCGGGTGAAACGGTCGTCCAGGTCAATTTGGCTGAGGCAATGAGCTTCGCTGAGGGTGTTGAAACTGCACTTGGTGTTCACCTGACCGAGACTTTGGGGCTTGCCGAGGAGCTGGAAACCATCTGACGGTTTTTCTTATAGCTTCTCCGGTGTGTTGAAGCTCCATTCGTGAGCTGCAACGCAGACCCGGAGAAGATGAACATGAAACTGGACGAGAGGTTTTCCCGCGTAGCTTCCCGCTTCTTCGGGCATCTGAAGTCGCGGTTCGAGGAGAAAGCCCCTGGTATTCGTGGCGACGTCTTCATGACGCTGCGCGACGGTAAGACGGGGGCTCTTCAAGATCGCCGGGAACTACGGAACATCATCGTCAAGGATGCTTCGATCCTCGTCGCTCGGCTCATGAAGGACAACGAGGAGCCGCCCCAAGGGATCTACGTTCTCGCCATGGGCACTGGGGACATCGGGTGGAACCCCTTGGCTCCACCGGCTCCGTCTACGACGCAACGCTCTCTCTATTCCGAGCTGACGCGCAAGACCTTCGCCAACACCCAGTTCATCGACGCAGCCGGCGTCCCGACCGCTATCCCGACCCCCGTGGTGGACTTCACAACCATCTACACGGAGTCAGAGGCGGTCGGCCCTCTGGTCGAGATGGGCCTCATCGGGGGCAACATCTCGACCAACATGTCCGTGCGTAACCCGGTCCTCCCGCCGAACGGTCCCTACGACCCGCTGGAAGACCTGACCACCAAAGAGACCTTGGTGAACTACCTCACGTTCCCCGTCATTAACAAGCCCGCCACCTCGACGCTGGAGATCGTCTGGCGACTGAGCTTCTGAGCCATGACCCACCCCGTAGGTAATCGTTCAATCGAGGAGATCCTCTGAGATGGGTTCTAAGAATTTCGGCCCTGCGGTTTCAGGGTACCTCGATCCCGATGGCCGTTCCTTCGAGACCGTTGCCTTTCAGGCCGGCAAGCCAGTTCTCGACAAGGAGCTGAATCTTTCCGAGGACATCGACCTCGGAGGAGTCCTCGAAGCGGTAAGGCGGCTCTCCCCTTCGGGGTGGTTGACCCATGACCCGCTCAACACCTCGGACACGGCCAACGCCATTTTCGTCCCTTCGGTCGTTGCGAACACGCTGGTCCTTGCCAACAACCTCAAGGCTCTTGTCAACGGGTGGCCTATCACGGTCGCCTACACGGGCAGTACGACGACGAACTTGCTCAACCTTGGAGCCGGACCTTCGGGGGATGGCGCCAAGAGGTCGGACATCGTCATCCTTGAAGTCTGGCGGATGCTGCTCTCCGCGTCTCCGAACACGGACGGCAAGAGTCAGACGGGTCGTATCTGGCGAAACGGCAACGTCAAGATTCAGGCAGCGGATGACGCGGTTCTCAACTACGCCGACGACATCCTCGACGGAGTGGTCGGTTCCGAAACCACGAAACGTGTTCAAATTCAATACCGTCTGAGGGTCATCACTGGGATCGACCTTTTCGCCTATCCCTTTGGGATTGATGATCCCGTGGTTGTCGCCAACACGGTGCCGCCTAACGCTGGTACCCCTGACGGGGCCGCCACGGCGTTCACGTACGCGAGTCAGAGCGCCAACGGGGATCCTGGTCTTTGGGTGGCTGGGGACGGAAACCCCGCCAACGGTTTGGGGACTGTCGACGGCTACATGTACGCCATCCCCCTTGTCGGGGTGTTCCGGCGCAACACAACGGCATTCTCCCGAAACTTGAACCACAACGGAGGGGTGGCCACCCCCGGCCCCTCAGATCGTCCGGACGGTCTCTTCCACGACATCTTCGTCCTCAAGGATATCGCGGATCTTCGTCAGGCGGTGTCCCCTACGGGCTGGGGCTCGTACAACGAAGTCGGGGAGAAGAACTTTCAATACCTCCTCGACAACGCCCTCAAGACGGAATGGGAGGTCACGTCGCTTGGAGGCGGTGTCCACGGGCACACGGTCTTCTTTGCGGACGAGATAGGCTCCCTCCCTGGAGACGGTGTCCTCACGGGTGACACGCCGGGGGCCGAGTTCATCGGCCAGTTCGACTGTTCGCGCCGGTTCTTCTCGGACCGTGTCATCTACGAGGTCATGACGTTCATGATCGCCCCTGGCGATCCAGGCGTCTCCGATGCGTTTTGGCAAACGGGCACAACGGTCACGATCAATCCGGCTGCCATCTCTCAGTTCCCGTTCCCAGGGACCATCGGATTCATCTCCCGTGCGCCAACCGGCACGAGAATCGTAGACGTTCTTGGGGCTCGCATCCACGGCACCCTTGCGGTTCAGAAAGCGTTGGAGGTCGGTTTTACGCAGGCGACCACGCTGACAGGACGCCAACCCTTCCCCATTGTGAGCATCGAGGGTCTTGGGACGTACCCCCCTGGCACCATCACCATCACGCTCGGGGAGCCTCCGATTCCTGGCTTGACGATCGAGCCGATGTACATTGACTTGCTCATCGGCTACCCGCCCGGAAACGGGCTCACCAAGACGCCAACGGACGACTTCGGGGCGGACAGCTTCTACATCAACAACCCAGGTCTCCCTGCTCTCCCCGGAACCGATCCCGTGGCGTGGAGCATGATGCAGACCCAAGCGATCGACAAAGCTCATCGCGAGGTCCAGCTCCAGTACAGGACGCTTGGGCAGAGCGTGTCGATATCATCGGAGTCGACCGAGGGAAGCTCGGACAAGTACATCCTGCCGGAGAGGGTTCAGTCGCTCACCCAAGTCCGCGTGGATGGTGTCCCCTTGGCTGGTTCGGGTGGCTCCCTTACGGCTGACGGGCGCTACTTGACGCTCAACGCCCCTGGTGCGGCGCCCGGTCAGATCATCGACGTGGACTATGAGGCCATCCGTCCGATGCCTCAGTCCGGCGTTCAGATGACGATCTACTACCAAGCGAGAGCCGCTCAAACAGTGCGCTCGGCCCTTCTTGGTACAAGCCTCACGTTGATCCCTCGTTGGATCTCCCCCTTCCTCTACTCGATCACCACGGGTTCAGGTTCTCAAGGCGAGGGCTACCCGTACCCGTTCGCGTACGTACAGACGGGCGGCATCATCAAGGTCGGTGGCGGGTTCTCTGGGGAGCATGAGCTGGACGGAGACCTTGGGGTCTTCGTGGCAGACTTCAACGCGACGACCGGCCTCTTGAGGACGACCTCCGTGGTTCCGTACGTTCCGAACCCAGAGTCGGTTACCTTCGGCCGTGCGCTCATCGACGCGGACATTGAAAACCGGACCTACTTCCCGAGCGTCCCAACGGACTACAAGCCCAACGCCTTTGGTCAACCGCTCTCTGACGAGCGGATCCACAAGGTCGTGATGCCAACCGTCATGGAGACGACCTCGGATTCCGTTCTCGCGAAGAAGGGGACACTCTTCTTGGTGCTCTTCGTCCGGTGGGCTGAATTTGACGCTGAGAACAGCATCAAATTCTTGGCTCTCGATAACACGACCGTAGCGAGCGTATTCCGGCTGTCCGGGAACCTCCTCAACAGGAGAAGCTGAGATGCCGAGCAACAATGACCCGTCCGTCGTTCAACCCGGCCCCGGCAAGCTGGCGGCTGGTCAGGTCCCGGCGTCTGCGCTCGCCTTCCCGTTCTCTGGTTCCGGGGACCTCGCTGCGCACATCGGCGACCCCATCGACGCTCACATGGCCTCGGCCATCGGCGTTCCGGAGACGGACCCCAACTCGGGTTCTCCGCTCCTTGGATCCGCTGGGGGTCCGTACGACGGTGAGTCGGTTTCCGATGCGCTCGCGGCCCTGGCTCAGCTCTTTCCTGCTCGTCCCGACCGGATTGGGTACGATAACCTGAACATCCCCAACGATGGTGTTCCCTACTGGAACAACGTCCTCACGGTTGGGGAGGATGCGTACCACGGAGGCTGGACGGACGGCGGGGTCGGGGTTGTCACCAAGTACGTATCGGTCAACACGGACACGTCCGTTTCTCTGTCGGGGACTTTGTATCCGGCCGACCGAGGTGTGTTGGCTCTCTACAGCACGACCGATGGGGACTTCACCAACGCCGCCCAAACAACCCTCATCGCAGCCATTTGGTTGGCGCAGAACCCACCCCCTCCCGGCATCCCAGGGTCGGCCTTCGATGAGCTGACACGGTCTACCGGCCAGACGGACTACACGGCCTCCAACTCCGGTATCGACTGGATCAGCTTGGCGGATCGGTTCCCCTACCTCGCCAACTATCCGGGCTCGGAGTACAGCCCGTATGGGCAAGACTTCTCGCTCTACCAGCTCGCGAAGTTCAACATCCCGTACACGATCGCTGCGGCTGGGGATGCGGACAGCTTCCTCCTCGTTCACTGGCGAGAGCAGTACGCCAACACCCTCACGGCCATCCAACCGGCTGGTTTGGCGGCTTCTTTCACCGCAGACAACCTCTACTCCGCGTCCTCCGGTCCCGAGTACGAGAACGTCGAACGCCTCAACGTCTACAAGACCTCCGTTATCGCGCCGACGCCTACGGCGGTAACGACGACCCCGGCTGGAACGTTGACTACCCAACTTGTCTCCGGCATCGAATACTACGATTCTCCGAGCTTTGCGGTGGATGTGGTTGGGGTCTGCGGGGACCTTTTCGACGGTTACTACACGAACACGGTCGCTTCGGCGAGTGTTCCGGTAGGCTTCGAGGCACCTTACCCGATCGTCCAAGGGGACTTGAGCCAGTTCGGCGGTCCGTTGGTGGACTACCAACTCTACGACGAAGGCACCCCCACGATCTTGAATCACGGGACGGCGCTCGACTACTCGCTTGGGTCTCCTCCAGCGATCGGTCAAACCGCTCGACTTACACAGACCGGGCTCGTGGTGGCTGGGGCCTCTCGCTTCACCTACTGGCCTTACTCCAACTACCTCGCCCTCTGGCGTAACCCTGGTTCGACCGCAGCTACGGGCACCAGCGACCTAAACATCCTCTACAATACGTGGGACACGGCCAACGCCCTCACGGACAACAAGCAGACGGAGACCCAAGACCACTTCGTCTTGGAGGATTACCGCCACATCAACAGTTTTGGGGCGACCTGGGCTGGTACCTCGCTCCTACCCTCTGGTGGGGATATCTACGATTCGACGGCGAAGCTCGTTGCCGATGATGGGGGTCTTCAGTGCCACGGTGGCCGCCTCATCTACCCAAGCGTCGATTTCTCTGCCGCTGCCATCCGCCCAGTCCAAGCTGGAGGGTCCGACTACGCAGCGGTTCAGGCTGGGGATTCGGCCAACCATAAGCGTCGTTGGGTCCGAGCTTTCAACACAGGGATCGCTCGAAACACTGGTCGGATCCGCATCAAAATCAACCAGCCGGGTCCGCAGACCAACCTGTTTCTATCCCAGTTTGCGGGCTCTCCTGTCATCGACCCTGCGGAGGTCACGGACCACGCGGGCGGCATGATCATTCAGATCAAGGTTCCGCAGCAATCCGGGTGGCTCGATCTTGGACGAGCCAACGGTGTACCGGACTTGGTCAAGAGCAGCGACTTCCGAGGTTGCCGTACGGCTGTCTCGGGGGACAGCACGCCTGAGATGATCTTCTCGTACGACACGCAGTTTTTCACGGCTGACAACGGCAGCGGTGAGTACCTGTTGTTCGTCCGTGTGACGATCATCAACCCCAACACGAACATCTACCTCGACGAGATCGAGTGGCTCCCGCCGTGACGATGCCTCTGATCGAGACGAACCCTTTTATGCTGTTGGACTAGCGCAGGGAACCTATGGCTGGAACATTCACGTCAACCGGCAGCTACTCGAACCTCACCCGCCTGGAGCTGGAGCAGCTCAGGAAGTCTGACTTCTACGCAGGTGGGAAGGCACTGACCGTTGGAGATTCGGGGCTCGCCCCTGAATCTGTGGTTGGTGTCGGGTCGATCAACGCGGAGCAGTACGATACTGGTCCGCACATCACGATCGACGAGGTGGTTGGGCTTGTGCCCCCGTCCGCCCCTGGGAAGTTCGTCGGGACATCCGCTTGCCGTGTTTGGGATGACCTCAATACCGCCGAGTCCGTTCGTTGGCACGGGGTCGATACCATCTACAACAGCGCCGGGCTCGTTGGTTACGCTGCGACTGCGACGACCTTTGAGGACGCAAATTCCGGGTTCGGTAGCGTCCTACCTGGCGACATCCTCCTCATCGTCGCGTCCTCGGTTGGGTTCGCCTCCAACCGTTGGACAACGGCGGTTGTCGATTCGGCGACCGCCACGACGTTGACTCTGTCGTCTATCAACGCTCCGTACGGGTCTCCTACCACCCAACTCACCGTCGATAGCTACTACTACAGGTTCACGGTTGTTCGGCCACGGCCTGTCCAACTTTTCGCGATCCCCGGTTCGGGACCGCTCGGGCAGGAGCAGAGCTTCCTGTTCTTCGACGATTGGTTCGCTGGGGTCACCACGCACGATGCGACGGTTCCCAATGCGAACGATGTCTACTACGGGCATGTCAAAAACGTAGCCCACCCTCGAATCAACAAGGTCGACAGCTTTACCTCGGTCGCAGACCGTGCGGATGCGGTCTTTCGAGGAGCGGGTCCTGCGGGCAACCTCGAACAACTCGGGTACCGCCCCATTTTCTACCGGAGCAACGCTGCGGGAACCGACCCGGACCTGTTGTCTCCGATCGCCACGTTGAACCCGATCATCGACTCAACGATCGATATCGGCGACCAACGAATGACGATCGACTACAAGGCCGGGATTCTCCGCCTTTCGGTCGCCCCCCGAGCCGGTGACGACTTCAAACCCACCGGGGGTATCGAAGGGGTCAACCCGTCTACGGGCCGCCTCCAGCTCTACGCGGTCTTCTTTCAGATCGTAGACATCTTGGCTGGGGACCTCACCCCGGCCGGTGCGGTTCGAGCGCTCTATGACCAGCGAACCACGGGAGAGGCGACAAAGCTCGGCGCAGCGATCCTCTACGACCCCGTCTACGATGTCTGGCGAATGGGTCAGGTTGGTACGCTCGACGCGGACAAGACCTATTCGATGGCTCTCGAAGCCCTCGGTGACAGCTCCAACTGGCCGTCATGGGATCCCGGAACCAAGCTCGGGTTCGGCTTCAAGCACGACTACTTCGGCAGCTCCAACCCCTTCCGAGGCTTCCGTCTGAAAGAGGACGGGACCTCTAGCGGGGAGCCTCAAGTCACCCCCACCATGATCCGTCAGGGTCGTGGGTTGGGTGGAGGCCACCCAACCAGTGCAAGGGAGCTTGTGATTGCCGACAAGACGGCAATCACGGTCGGCGGCGGTGAGACCCCCGCGCAGAGCCCTGGCGGTGACTACAACCCGACCGCCAAGTACATCGGCTTCGTTGGGGATACCACGGAGCAAGCCCAGACACTTCGGGCGGCCTTCATCGCGTCGGCCATCGAAGGCTACGGTACGGTCCATCTCCGCAAGGGTAAGTATTTCATCGCCAAGACCGTGAACGTGCCCCCCGGCGTCATGGTGGAAGGTGAAGGACGGGCCACCCAGCTCGAATCCAAGTTCATCAGCGGTTACCACTTCTACTGGCCTACCGTTTTCAAGTTCGGGCCGAACACGTCCTGGGGTGTCTACGACTTCGACACGGACGAAGTTGGGGCAAGCCCGGCCGCTGTGGAGACCCCGTTCGTTCAGGGGTCCACGCCGCAGTGTACGGCTCCTTACCGCGACTGGGGCTCAACCGGAAACCTGGAAGGGCTCGATTGCGTCTGGAACCCGACTCGTCGAGTGTGGGGTGTTGTTTACGCGGATCTCGATACCAATTCAATTTGGTTCGACGAGATCAACCCGGACGGTACTTCGGTCCTCGGCCCTAACATGCTCAACGTCAAGGACGGATCTGCCAATCTGTTCACGTACGCTACGGGCGCCTTGACCAATGTGGCGGAGTACACTCCGGCTCACTACCCTCGTATCTCGCACCAACCCTTCACGGACGAGTACGCCGTCGTATGGGTAGAGGAGCGATCTGCTCCGGACGGCCCTGCGGTCCATTGGAATGTCGTTGTCCCCACCTTCGCCCAAGGAGCCGTCTCGTTCGCCACGCGGTTCCCCAACTCGATCGACGTGGCCCCAGGGGGTCTCACGACGCAACCTTCGATTGCGTCAAGTCCTCAAGTTTCGGGGGGTGTGTACACGATCGGAATCTCCTCCTCAAATTCGTTCACGCCAGGCGGGACGAACATGTCCGGCCGGTGGCGCATCTTCGACGCCACAACAGGTACCGAGACTTACAGCGGGGACCTCGGACTTAGCGGTGGGCATGTCATTTCAGGCTCGGATGTTTCCGAAGATGGGGAATCCGGGTTCCTCTTCTGCTGGTCCGCTCGCCGCCATGCCGTGATTCACGGTACGACCGGAGTGTACATTCACGGCTCCCCGAACTGCACGTTGACGGACCCAGCCTACCCGGATTTCGCCGCAGTGGGTGTGGCCGTTGGATCTCGGGTCTTGGTCGTTGGACCAACGGCAGCGGATCGTGGGTACCGAGGTGTCGTTCAGGCGGTCTCTGTAGGCACCTTGAACGTTCGATGGGACAACAACGAAACCCTCTCCAATGTGGTAGGTACGTTCGACTACTACATCATCCCACGTTCAACGATCTATACGATCTGGCACAATGGAGCGACTGCCCAAGTTCCTCGTGCGGCGGTTGGAGGACGAGGAACTCCCAAGACGGTCCCTGCTACCACCTTGGCCAACGTCTACCTCAACGATATCCGAGAGCCGGACTTCCCGAGGCTCTCGAAGGGGGATGACGGCTGGATCCTCGTGTACCAGTCGTTCGACACAAACACGTTCTTGTCCAAGAACACGATCAAGAACTGGGACGGGGGTTTCAATACGAACCTCATCGACCAGACGGGCGGGGTTGCCCTCAGCCAGTCGGCTCATCGGTTGCACTTGAGTACCTGCTTCGTATTGATCGGAGCGCAGGGTTACATCAAGGGTCCGGGAGCCACCAATCTTGGTGGCTGGCAGAACACCGGGTACTCGGGTCTGTCTACCAACTTCGTAACAACCCCCAACCACTTCTACACGCGTGCTGCGTCCGATTCCACGACCTCCCAGCGAGCTTTGGGTGGTCGGGTCATGGCGCTCCCCAACAACAACGGCATCACGGTCTCCACGGCCGAAAACTGGGAGATGTCGATCGGAGCTAGGTTCTACTCGATCCCTTGGTCCGAAACCCGCCCGTGCTCGTTCATCCCGGATGTCACGTGGTCCGGTCAGGACTGGACGGTGGTGAGCCCCTCCGTCAACCGAATTGAATCGGACACGGGGCAGTACATCTTCACGGGCGGTAACTACTATCTCTCGGACCCCACGATGATCTGGGGTGGGACCACCTTCCAAGACAATGGGATCGACGGGACTCCGCTCCCTGGTACCGTTGCCGGAGGGTACGCCTACTTCCCAGCGGTCGACCAATACGCGTCGATCGTCACCAATGCGTCCAATACGCACTCGGAGCACGTCATCCAGCTCTCGGGTGCGGTTCCCGGTCTTACCATCGGGAACGTCTATACGTGGCGGTTGGTCATGGGCGGTTCCGGCACCCCGGAGCAGTCCTACAACGTGACGAAGGGCGGGATCAAGAACCCCGGTTACCGTGTCAACCCAGACGGTGAAGTCACCGTTTCCACCAACTTCTGGACGTTTGCGGAGGAGCCCCGAGACGTTGCCGTCATCGCCCCAGACACGTACCCCGCATTCTATCGAAGCTCGGAAGTCATCTATCGAGCGGGTATGTGGGGTGACGACGACAAGAGCGGGGGCGGTACCCTCCTCTTTGGGGATGATCGCACCACACCCGGCTCCAAAATTAATTGGAACGACCTCATCCCTGGGAGTCGAATTGACCTCGATCTACACTACCGAGGCGTAGCTGTCGGATCCCCCAAGGGGTGCTCTGAAGTTCGACCGGACGAGTTCCCCATGCTGGCGATCTCGTGGGGCGACAACTTCTACGGCTTCGTGGATCGTGTTCTGACGGGAAGCGTGAACGCCCCCTTCAACACGCTCAACAACCTCACGTGCTTCTACCGTCAGAGTTTTGGTCCTTGGGGTAGCGGCCTCAAGGACATGGCGATCCGAGGCGCCCAACAGCAGAAGTTCCGGCTGGAAGCTCGAAACCACATCTTTACGAGGCACGGTTGGCTCACTGGAGGCAACCCCTTCTTCGCTACGGACGGGTTCCGCAACTTCTTCGCTCACATCAACTTCGATGGGTTCAATGACACAGCCGGGGTCGTTGGCTACGCCAGGGCGAACCCATACGAGGAGTCCTCGTACCGAGGTGGGGTAAACGGTGTCTACACGAACGCTCTTGGTTCGGACGCCCTTCGGATCCGTGGTCCGATCATCCCCGGCCCGCCTTCTACAGAACCCGCGCAGAACCAATGGGGTTACAACATAGACCGAAACTACATCATCCCGGCCCAAGCGCATGCACCACGGGTCATTTGGGATGGTAAGGACTTCGTCGCATTCTACGCTCACCACGTGATCCAATGCGCCCATGACCCTGATCACGCGGGCGCTACTCCGTGGATCGGTGCAAACAACGTTGAGGTTCAACCGAAGGTCCGTGGGGTCGTCTCCATGGTTCGCTTCCCCGGAAGCGAAGGCACGGATTGGATCCCGAACGAGCTGACTGGAATCAACGTGGTTGAGGGTAACACCACTCCCGCCGTTATGGTTTCAAGGCCGAACGCTCCTCGCGTTGTCGCCTCGTCCATCCTCCACAGCATGTCTGGGGATGGAGAGGCTCGTCAGATGATCCTGATTGACGTGGCCTTCAGCGGTAAGGTCTTCTGTGTTGTTTGGACGATGGGTCTGATGAACACCAACCATACCAACTATCAGGTAGCGGCTGGTGGGTCCATGATCGGCTACAGCCTCTTCCCAGTTGCAGCCAATCCTCCGTCAGACACCACGTTCGCATCTGACCTGTATCCCGTGAAGGGGATGGGTGTGCCAGCGCACACCATCGACGTTGACGCGATCAATGCGTCCTACGCTGACCAGTCGGTGTTTAGCTCACCGAAGGTAGTTTGGGATGGTCACCAATTTGTGATCACCTTCGCCCATATGGACAACTTGGAGGACGGGGGGCTCTCCACGGCCACGCGTCGGAACATCCCGAAGTGCGTGTGTGTACCCGAGGAGGGTTTTGGTCACAAGCAACAAATCAAGGCGATCGGAGCGGATAACGTCATCAAGAACATGGGTGACAGCTCCGAGCTGCGCTTGGGGGTTATTAACAACAGCTCCCTCGTTCTCGACAACGTTAACATCGCCCTCCCCCTACCAGGGGACCTTCTCGTTATCACGAAGGATACGGGTACCAACCTCAACGTTGGTACCTACGGTATCGTTAGCTTCAATCCGAGAACCCGAACGGTATACCTGTCCACGGACCTCCAAGGGGGTCCGATCGATGCGTACGGACACATCCAAAGCGGAGGGTTGCCGGCTGGTCACCAAGCCATCGGAGGTCCCTCTGGGGGAGTTCTGAACCCCTCCATCAAGACGTCGCTACCTCTGCCTGCGGGTGTTGACGTTCCGGCTACAGCGCTGGCGACGATGGCTCAGCCTATCGTCTGGAAGGGTTGGATCAGCGGAGCCCCTCAACCGCTCGACGTCAGCCGCATCGTGGCGATGGAGTACGACTGGAAGACCGGCGAGTACATCATCCTCTACCACGATGGCTACTTCGACGACCTCTACATCACCTCCTTCACGTTGCCCGAGGGGAGGTGCCGGGAGCCCGTGGCCCTGTTCTTCTCAGGGACGGGAGCCAGCCACGCGATGGCCTTCAACGGGGACACCTTCCTCGTTGTTACGGCAAACTACAATTTCATCACCTTTTATCACGTTACGAGAGACTTCCAGGTCTTGTCTAACGATAACTTCGGGGAAGACATCTGGTTCGACGGTAACCCACACTTCCTCGGGAACACGAACGGCACGTGGCCGGGTCCGCAGTATGGTTCAGGTATTTGGGCCGACTGCTTCGGTGTTCACGTCGTTTGGAACGACAAGCTCAACAAGTGGTCGGTATCGGTCAGTTGGGTCGGCGGTTACTTCGATTGGGTGAAGAACTACGAATACGGCACCGCCGGCACGCCGTACACCTACTGGAACTACGACGTGACCGCGTGGTCTGGTCGAACCATGACCCACGGAGCGGGGTCTCCCAATGACTACATAGCTGGCCTTCGGTACGTCGCCACCTGGGAGGAACCTATCACCTCTGGTACGGCAGATTTTTCCAACCCGAACTACATGTCCATGTTTGCTGCCGGTGACGACTTCATCGCCGATAGCGTCGCCGTGGGGGACTCCATCTGGTTCAGCGGTCCTTGGGGGGATATGTACCGGATCGTTGAGAAGGTGCGCGATGCCACGCACCTTTCGATCAACCTCCCCTACTACGATCCACCGGGTACGGCGGTCACGTTCGAGAGCTACACGATTGTCAGACCGCAAACGTATTACTGGTGGAACGTCTTGTCGCGGAGCGGCAATCAGTCGTTCACGGATGTTGACTCTACGGAGGTCAGCGATGTTGCTGGCTTCATCTCGAACCAAGCAGACTTCAAGAAGTGGATCCTTCCTCGCGAGGACACCTTCTTGCTCACGTTCTCTTCAGGACTCCCTGCCGTAGAGGTTCTGGACGCCGATGGGGTGTCGATCGACAACGTCTGGTTCTCCGGTGTTGCTGACATCTCCGAGTGCTACATCAACCTCGCACGCCAGGTTCACAAGAGCGGGGGTGTTGAGATCGGGGAGGTGACGGCTGACTCGGCAACCGCCATCCGGTACATCCGTCGTCCGAAGGTCGGGGTCCAACTCTCGACCCCCGCTGGGAAGGTAGACACCTTGACGCTCACGAACGTTCGTTCGACCGCACTTGGTAAGTACGGTTGGAAGCTCAATCCAAACGGCTCTCAAGAACGAAACATCCTACCTAGCTCCAACCAGAGGAAGTGAGCTATGTCGACCCACTACCTCATCAGTCACTTCGACGACCAGATCAACGGCGTTGTTGCCGCCACGGGAGTCAACCCTCAGACGGACATCACCGGCAACTACGTTGTTCGGATCCCCGACGACGTGTCCGTCAAGAACCCGACGAGCCTCGCGAACCTTCTCACCAAGAAGTACCAAGGCATACTTGGGACGTACGGGTCGTTCACGCAGGTCGTCTACGATACGATGTTGGACGCCACCGGGGTCGACAATACAAGCGAGCTTCTCACCACGGGCGTCACGCTTGGGGACAAGGGGACCATCGGGCTCTATCACACGAGCCTCTCGAACCCAACCCCTCATACCCCCATGCTCACCACGACGCCCGAGGCGATCATCTGGGGCGGAGCCCCTCCGGGGCCTGCGCAGGCTCTCCTGACGTACGAGCTTTTCACGTACGTCGATACGGATGACAAGGACTCCGCCTACGTTCGTTCCTACAAGGAGCTGACCCCCGACGTTGATGTTTCCGTCGAGGTCAGTTTCAACGGAGGTAGCTCTTTCGTCGCCACCACCGACAAGGCTCTCATCTCGGTTCCCATCCCCAGTCGTGGAACCAGCGTTGTTTTGAGGTTCACACGGCTGACCGCTCACGGAGGCGGTGTACCTGACCGGGTCCTAATCGGCTCGTGGGCGGTCCTCTTCTGAACCCCGGTTCTTTTGATAGACCCCAAGGGCTAGACGAGATGGAGATGAGCGCCAATGGGTGATAACTTCGGCACGGGGGTTTCGCGGGTCTTGGACCCGAAGCAAGCGAACTTTTCGCTTGTTTTGTGGCAACAAGGAAAGCCCCCGCTCGACAGCGAGCTGAACCTTCTACAGCAGCTCTCGCAGGACTGGCGCCAGCAGCTCGTGCTCCGAGGGAGCCCTTCTGGCTTTCTCGGCAACGAGACCAACCCGTCCAAGGACTTCCTCACGAACCCGATCTGGTCAAACTGGTTCCAGTTCGGTCGTCAACGAACGGGTGAGACCCGTTCGATCATGTGGGCCAACGTCAACGGGTGGCTCATCCCCGTGTCCGGCACCAAGACCGGCACCCCTCCGGGCTCTCCAAACAACGCGGACACGTGGAACAAGATCGCACTCGACCCACCCCCGTCGAACAGCGGTGACTTCCGAGCGGACTTCGTGTTCCTCGAAGTCTGGCAGGCGAGGATCCCACCGGGGCCTTCCAGCCTCAACAAGCCCAGCTCATCTGGCATCTACCGCTACGGCAACGTCGAGGGTGGTTTCAGCTTCCTCGCGGACGACATCCAAGACCCGGCCATCGGGGTCGAAACGACGCAGCGCGTTCAGATCCAGTATCGCATCCGAGTCGTGAAGGGCCTCATCGGTCTTGCCACGTACCCGAGCGGGTTCGACCCGACGATCGTGAAGGCTCAAGGGGCGGCTACGGCTACGACCTCGTACACGTTCACGAACATGCGTCAGGAATTGGGGGATCCCGGTCTCTGGCGAGCTGGTGACGGTACGGCGAACGACCTTGGGACCGTGGATGGTTACTCGTACGCCATCCCCCTTTGCGTCGTGTTCCGTCGCAACTCGGTCGTTTGGGCCGGTGACCCCAGCCAGAATCTCAACGGGTCGTTCAACCGTAACCCAACGGCGACGGATAGGACGGGGATCAAGACCTTCAGTACGGTCCCGACCCTTCTAAATTCCATCACGGAAAGCTCGACCGCCCTCGCTCTCATCTCAGCGGACAACATCGCCCTCCCCTTGGCTCCTGCCTCGCCGGTCCTGATTCAGATCAACGACGAGTACATGACGTACTCGTCGATCAGCGGGACCGCCGTTCAGGGCCTCGTACGAGGGGTAAACGGCTCGATCGCCGAGGCTCACGCGGCTGGCTCGACCATCAAGATCCTCTCCGGCCGTCCGGATGGGCTCTTCTCGGATCAGATCGCTGCCACGGACGTTCTCGACCTGCGGCACATCGTCAACCCGGCTGGTTTCGACTACCAGACGCTCCTGTCGGCGAACCTGGACAAGCTCCTCAAGGGGCAGCTCAGGTCCAACTGGAAGCGTTCAGGTGTCGGCCCCCAAGGTCCGATCGTCTTCTACGAGGACAAGATCAGCAGTTCGGCGGCCGGGTTGGGTGTTACGGGGCTCGATACCCCCGACAACGTCCGCATGGTCTTCTCCGATGCAGCGGTCCAGCAGAAGGTGGAGATCCTCTGCACCCCGTTCACGGCCCCGGTCGTCATTCCGGCGCAACAGCCGGTCGGTACCTCGTGGTCGCTCAGCATCAACGCCCTCACAACGCGGCAGCGAGCCGCAAATCAGTGGGACACTGAGCTGGCGGATGGGGATGGACTTGGTGACCGCATCAAGGTCACCGTCTCTCAGTTCAAGAACACGGTCCCTGGCGCCGATGCCGACCAAGTCCGCTTCTTGAACGAGGTGCCCGCTGAGAGTGCCAACGGCATCTCTGATGGGTCTACGACGTTCACGGATTCCACCGTGGACTTCCTCGTTCCTGGGGTAGAGCCGGGTGACACGCTGGTCATCTTCACGGGTGCCGCCAAGGGAGACTACCGCGTCGAGAGTGTTACTGACGCAAATGCTCTCGTTGTAGACCGAGTCGTTCCGGCCACTACGAGCACGTACGTCATCCGAAAGGGCCGTGGGGCCATTGAAATTCGGATCGACGGGTACGAGGAGCCTCTCCCGCCCCATCGGTACTCCATCACCCCGTCCAACCCGGATGCGGTCGATGACGTCGTGATCGAGTTCAAGGGGGCGGGTGTACCCTTCCCCTTCGCCCAGACCCTCTACATCACGGCCCATCTCCAGTACGGGCCGGGGCGTGGTCTATCGAGGCGGCCGGACTCGATCCACAACATCACCCTGTTCAACCCCAACTCGGACCTCCTGATTCAACCGAGCGCGGTGCCCTCTACGAACTTCCCGATGCGTACGGGGTGGGCACTTCTCTGGAGCAAGTTCCGGAACGAGACTTTCAAGGGTCTTCTCCCGGTCACGGCTGAGGCGTACGCGGACTTGGGGAGCAAGACGGTCATCGTCACCCCGTTCCGTCGTATCGCCTACCCGGCGACGCCAACCGGCATCAGGACTCAGGATGGGTCCAACACGAACCGTTACACGTCCTCGTTCGCGACGGGTACGACGGGGTCTTCGGTTGGGTCCACGACGTTCACGGACGGTGCGGCCAGCTTCATCGCTGCGGGCATCGTAGAAGACGACCTGCTCTACATCCCAAGTGGGGTGGCTCAGGGTCACTACCGAGTCGTGAGCTTCACGGGTACAACCATCGACGTCGATCGACCCATCCCGACCGACACGAACATCACCTACTCCGTCTACCACACGCAAGGGCTCATGCCCTTGAAGAAGCTGGACGGAACGACGGCCAAGTGGGGAACGGTCGACCCCCTTGGACTCTTCTCCGGGTCCGGGGACTCCGATGCGGAGCGCAAGAACTTCTACGTGACCCTCCCAAGGCACTTGGTGCCCGGCTGGGGTGCGGTTCACGCTCCCATTCTCCCTGAAAACGGGACGGTGTTCCACCGTGGACTCAACTTCATGCTTCAGTCGCGTGAAGGCTTGAACACGTCGGTCACGGACTCCGACCACTGCAAGCAGTACATCAACTACACGTCGAACGTCCCCCTCTCGTACGCCTCGATGTCCACCGGCAACTTCTCCGGTTTGACCATCGTTCCTGCGACGTACAACTCGACGTTCTCGTTCGGCGGTATCACCCACGCGGGCGCCCGGTTCTTCACGGACTCTCGCGGTCTTGGTCGACAAGGGTTGGAGCTTCCGCCGTTCTACGGCATCGCCCGGCTCTTTGCCGTGTACGAGGCCAGCGACTACAAGGCCAACGGATCGGGGGTCAACGCCTCGACCCGTGAGTCGCTGGGTGTCGGGGCGGTCAACTTGCTCCGGCAGAACTTCAAGGGGCCGACCTTCTGGATCGAGATCGACGACGACGGTGACTCGACGTTCATCATCAACGCGGACGCTCTGGATCTCAGCAAGTCTCCCGTTCCGATCCCGACCTTCTCGTCGAAGCACTACGTCATCGAGGCGTCGCTGTTCGGGTTTGACCGAGGGTCGTTCGACCTCAACAAACCCTTCCGGTTGATTCTCTCCCGAGACCGTACGCAGGCCAACACGGGCGTCCGGGCGACGAACACGAACGTCGCCATCTTTGGTCCCGTGTCGATCTTGCCGGGGCCGATGAGCGCCTCGGATACGGCTCTCATCAACTACTCTCGTACGCCGTACATGGGCGACCCGTGGGGCAGCCAGTCTACGTACCTTGACCTTGGGTACAGCCCCGGTCCGTTCCAAACGACGACGGCCTACCAACTCGCCTCGGCACAGCTCGACGAAGCCAGCCTCACCAGGCCGAACCAAAAGGCTCTGGAGATCCTAGCCTCGGTCGGCTTCATCACGACGTTGGGGACCGGCCGACTCTCTGGGGACGTGGTTCCTGCGAACGCCTACGACATCCGAAACGTAGGCTTTGAGGACCAAGGGGCTTACCCCCCGGTTACCGGCATCGATCCGCGTCCAAGGATCCTCATGGGGGCTCTCACCGGGGCGACAGCTTCGGAGGTCAACCCTGAGTACCTCGGTTGCTCGGAGCGACTCCCCATCGGTGGCTTCTGGAAGGACAAGGACTTCCGGGGAGGCTTCTTCACCAACGTCAGCAAGGCTTCGCTCACCTATCTCGACAAGGTAGGGGCGGGCTTCGGTACGACGAGCTTGGCGAAGACGAAGCTCTTGGAGCAAGAGGAGATCAACCTCCTCCCTGCCTCGCTCTCGTCGGGTCAGGCGGGTGAGGTGATGGTCCAAGTGGACGGGGAGTCGGGCAACTACACGCTCCTCACCAACTTCCGGACCTTCCGAGGAGGGTCGGCCTTCACGGCTAGCGGGGACCGGCCGGGCGGTGAGGTCTTCACGGTCTACGACAACCTCGACGTTATCAACCCTTCGTCCAGGGTCATCGTCGGTCGCGCCTTCTTGGTCCGCAACTCGGTTACCAACGTGGGTGGGAACGAGGCTTCGGCTGGTGATGAGTTGATGATGGCGATCGTGACCACGACACACACGTTGGAACCCAACGTTCCTCGTTCGTCCTCGCTGTACATCGGGACGAACGGGACCGGCGAGGGTGTTTCAGCCGCCGAGCTTTACCGCATCGAAGGCCACCCTCTCGTCATGAACCACGTGAAGTACGAGGTTGACCCGGCCACGATCACGCTGTCCAACAAGTTGCCGCCTGGGAGCTTGTGATGGCGAGGGGTAGGATCACCATTCACGAGGTCCCTGCGGACATTCGAGCGAAGGGGGCGGCCCAAGCCAGGCAGCAACTCCACATCCTCCTCTCTAATCCGCACCTTACGGAGCCCCAGAGGAAAGACCTCCACGAGAGACTGGCTTGGGTCTCTCGGTGGGAGTCCGGGAAGGTGGATGACATCTGCCCGAAGCCCGAGGCCCCGCCTCCCCCGCCAGCTCCGCCTGCACAACCGGCTCGAACGCCCCAAAACCACTCTGTCGAGCTAGCAGAGACCCTCTCGGTAGACGTGAAGGCCGGGTAGTTTCGCCGGTTTGTTTTTATACGCTCGGCACTTGAGGAGGGTCTTATGGACCTTGACAACATCGTAGAGTCTTTCGTCAATTCACAGACTCTCATTCTCTGCCTCGCCATCTACTTGATGACCTACGTAATCCGTAAGGTTGTCGAGGGCTTCTGGAAGGACGCCAAGCAGAACCGGATCTGGCGAGAGGTGTGGCTCCCCATCGGCCCCATCGCCAACGGCGCCATTCTCGGGGTCGTCATGAAGACCTTTGTGTGGCCTGCCGTGGTTCATGGCTCGCTCTCGGGTCGGATCGCCTACGGAGCCATCTGCGGGGCTTTCTCCGCCTTGATCTACGCCCGTGTTCGGTCGTGGGTTCAGAGCGGTCCCATGAAGGGGGTGAAGGTTGGCGTGAAGGGAGTGAAGGTCGAGACGCCCTCGATTCCTCCGATGACCTCGGATCCCCCCGGCCCGGTGGCAGAGGAAGAGCCCAAGGCGGAAGAGGCCAAGGACGAGCCCAAGGTCGGCGGGGTTGGCAACGAGGACTGAGCATGGCTCCGTCCCCCGCTCCCGCCCCTGAGAAGCCCTCTTGGGGCTCCCGTGCTTGGGAGTCGATCAAGTCGTCCTTCTCGTGGGTCACCTCGAAGGCGATCGGTCCCATCCTCGTGGTGGTGCTCGTCATCGTGGCGATCGTGCTCGTTTCGATGGGCTTCAAGGAGCTTCAGATCGGTGGGCTCATCGGGAAGCTCCTCGGGAAGAAGGACCCGGAGGGTGAAGGGTCCGTCGTAGACGTTGCCAACACGGTCGATCCAGACCGTGTTGGCCCAGACGGAAAGCTCATCCAGCCAGGCACCCCGGACTCGAAGGGGATGACTCAGGCGGTCGTGGTGCCCATCACGGAGCCGGGGCTCTTCTCCGACCCCAAGAAGGTGGTCTTCACGGAGCCTGGCAAAGACAAGCCTACCGAGATCGTCTTGCCTGACGGGGTCACCAACAAGGACGTGGACCAAGTCGTCGTGGTCAAGCCGGATGTCCACATCGTGACGGTCAAGGACAAGTCGGGCATCCCCGCCGCCAAGGTTGATGACCTACTTGCAAAGTACGGTGGGTGATGCGCTGGAGGGCTCTTCTCGTGTCGATGATCGCCCCCTTCACGCTGCCCGTGGACGCGCAAGCCCAAGAGACCTGTCCTGACGGAGCTACCTGCGTGCCCAAGGAGGACATGGAAGTCCTCCTCCAAGTCCTCCGCGAGAAGAAGTGCCTCCAGACGGAAAAGCCGAAGTTTCAGCTTGATCCGGTTGTCATCGTCACGGACGTAGAGGGTCGCGTCTACTATTCGGGAGCGCAGCCACGTCCGTACACCGTGAAGATGTCGTGGTGCAACTACGAAGTCGAAGCTCAAGGGAAGCTCGATGTAGCTGTAGCCAAGCGAGAGCCTCCCGTTTGGGGCTTCCGATTCCGACCCAAGTTCGCGGGGAGCTTCCTCTTCGTCGATGCTTTCAAGCAGGACACGGCTGGAGAAGCCGTGGACGTTGGCATCCTCTGGGACTTCGTTCACTACCGCCAGTTCAACCTGAACGTGGCGACTGGCTTCCGTTCGGTCGGAGCTGGCGTTGGGGTAGACCTCACCAAGAACTTCGGGGCGTACGGTGGCTACGCATTCTCGTGGTGGACGCTCCTCCACAACCCCCAAGCTGGGTTGTACTTCGCCTTCTGGTGACGGTGTAGTAAGCGAGGGATGTCTCTTCCCTCCATGTTCGTCGCTCACCCCAACACTCCCCGCGAAGCTCAGGGTCGTCAAGCGCTCGGCTACTGGAGATCCGCAGAAGGGTCGTACCATGACAAGAGGTACGACTTTCTTCCAGATCCAAGGGACTTCGTGGACCCGTCTTGGGATCCCGAAGAAAAGGCCATCGTGCTGTCCTACGTCAAGAACCAGCCGGACCTCATTCAATGGCGTGGTTGGTCATCTTGCCGTATTTGCGGCACCCACAACGGTTCTACGTGCCAAGGGGATGCGGCTTTCATTTGGCCGCAAGGGTTCGTTCACTACATCGAGGCCCACAACGTCAAGCCCCCTCAAGCCTTCATCGACCACGTGAAGCGGGTACTCGCCGATGAGGACCGACGCTTCGCGGAGCCTGAGCCCACGGAAGAGGACTTGAGGCGAATGCAGGAGATAGAGGCTAGAATGGAGGCTGAGCGGCTTGAAGCCATTGCGGCTGGCGAGCGGCTTCCACCTATCTCGGCGGACCTCTGGCGGACCAGGGATTGACCATGACGGCCTCTGTTACAACGAACCCTGTCTACGAGCAGCTCAAGCAAGTCCGAGCTTCCAAGACCATGGCTTTGAACCCGACGAAGATGTTTCGTCAGGAGTTCATAGGTCTCGACGGGACACCGCAGCCTTTCAAGCTCCGGTACTACCAGTGCCAGGGGATTTTCCACCTGCTCATGGTCAACCGGATGGTCCTTGGTGATGGCACCGGACTCGGCAAGACCGTCCAGGCCATCGGAGCCCTTTGCTATCTCTGGGAGCGTGACTCCTCGATCAAGGTCATCGTCGTCTGTCCCAAGTCGGCCATTCGCCAGTGGGCCAGCGAGATCGAGAAGTTCACGACCGGGATCACGACGTACATCGGGACCGGCACCCCAAAACAACGCAAAGAGTCCTACCAAGCATGGTTCAAGAGCGAGGGTCCTTCGGTCCTCATCACGAACTACCACTCGATGGTCAAGGACTGGGACGAGGGCATCACCAAGACACCCCCAGCGCCGGGCTCCAAGCCGGGTACGCAAGCGGTGACCGGCCGAGGCTACCTGGACGCTCTGACTCACCGGATCCCCAAGGTCGTCACCATCTTCGACGAGGCGACCGCCTTCAAGAATCCGAGCACGAAGACGCACCAGACGTGCAGGTTTCTTTCGGAGCGTTCGTTCCGATGTTGGGGTCTGACGGCGACCCTCCTGAAGAACAACCTCATGGAAGGCTTCGGAATCTACCAAGTCATCCGACCGGGTACGTTCTCGTCCAAGACCGCTTTCATCAACGTCTACTGCGTCACCGAGATGCAGCGGGTGAAGGGCGGCGCCAAGATCCCCATCGTGGTTGGGTACAAGAACCTGAACCACTTTCGAGAGACCATCGACCCCTACTTCTACGGAAGACCCAAGCACTTGGTTAGCGACGAGCTACCCTCCCTCACGACCCGCGAAGTCCTTTGCGAGCTGAGCCCAGCGGAGGACAAGAAGTACCAAGAGGCCCTCACTGGCATCCTCGAATTTGGGGACGGGGACGTGAGGGACTACAAGGAAACGAAGGAGCTAACGAGCCTCATCTACACGCAAGAGGTCGTCGACTCGATCGGGCTCCTCAAGTTCGAGGAGGGGGACATCGGGGTTGGGCACTTCGAGGGCAAGAGCGCTAAGGAGCAGGCTCTCATCGACCTTCTGAAAGAGGAGTTTGAGGGCGAGAAGGTCATCATCTACACCCGCTTCGAGAAGCTCGTAGGGAGGCTCCAGAAGCTCCTCACGGCGGAGCGCATCAAGAGCGTCGCCATCACGGGGAAGATCAACAAGGACTCCGACCGCAAGAAGGCTCAGGACAAGTTCCAAGACCTCAACAGCGACGTGAAGGTCATCTTCATCACCGACGCCGGCAGCGAGGCCATCAACCTCCAGGCGGCCGTTGGGATGATCTTCTTCGACTCCCCGTGGTCCTGGGGGAACTACGTCCAGCTCCTCGGACGCATGATCCGCATCGGCAGCCCTCACCAGAAGGTGCTCGCCATCCACCTCATCGCAGAGCGTCCCGGTAAGAAGGGTAAGGATCGCGAGACTATCGACCATAAGGTCGTGAAAAAACTGAGGAAAAAGAAGGGGCTTATCGACCAGGTCATCGGAGAGGCGGCCGTAGGGGCGCTCAAGTTTGACCGTGGGGAAGGCGAGCTACGGGACCTTGTTCTCGCGCTCCGTGAAAAGTAGGGAATTGGTGTCGGTGTAAGCATTCCCGGATGGCTTCAGTAACACCGGATCCCGACTGCCCGCATTGCCACGGGCTAGGTCATCGCATCGAGGTCGAGGCGGACCGGATGCAGTCCTGCGTGTGCGTCTACAACAAGCGGGTGGTGCTTCGGCTGGGGCCTGAGATTGCCATGGCAAAGCTCGGACAGGAGAGCCCGCTCTACCAGCCGGCCGTGGAGCACGGGGAGCCCCCGGTCATCGACAGGACGAAGAACAACCTCATCTTGAAGGGGTGGTGGTCTGCCATACTCTCCCACTTCAAGTGGACGTTCATCTGCAAGTTCAACACGGTGGGTCTGGAGGGCTTCTCGTTTACGGTCGTGACGGACGAGAAGCTCCGCAACGTCTGGTTCGGCAAGGAGTCGAACCAAGCCCGCAGCAAGAAGCAACGGGCGGATGAGATCGCCACCTACAACACGATCGAAGACCTCATTGGCCCGATGCACACCCTCGCCATCATTCGGCTGGGGTTCCTCGGGTGGAAGAACCAAGCCATGGGCGGCATCTTGAAAGAGGCCCTCATGGTACGGCAAGCGTTGAGGCTACCCACGTGGCTCGTGGAGGAGCCCGATTCTCCCTTTGAGGAAGGTCACTACACGTGGAGCCGGGACGTGGCCGACTACATCCGTGACCGTTTTGAGGTCTTCCCCATCGAAGGCGGCGGCCCAGGGCTTACCGACGATGACGTCGGGCTGTCCGTCGATGACGAGACCACCAAGGCCGTGGCTGTAGCCGAACCCAAGCAACGCCCAAAGAGGGCGGCTCCGGAGCCTGAACCGGAGGTTGATCTGGACCCAATTCTCGATCCCGTGCTTGGCGGGGGGCGGTCCAAGTTCAACCCCAAGAAGCGACGGTCGGGGGGCGGACCAGTATGAAGGGCCTCCTACGGTCCGTCATCGACATGGATGGTGGGGTCTCTCAGGAGAACCTCGTCGCCAACTTCCAGAAGCTCGTCGCTTCCCATGTTGAGTGGACGCAGCCGGCTGACCAGCGGGTCTACGACTTCGTCCTCAACTACTTCCATCAACGCCTGGAGATCCCAGCTAGGCAGACCCTCGCAGACTTCTTCGAGGCCAAGCGGGATCAAGAGGTCGTCGAGCGTATCAAGGACTACGAGGGGCAAAAGCCGTACATCCGTACGAACTACGCCCACCTGATCTCTACCACGGTCGAGGAGCAGAACCGGGTCAAGGCGATCACCATCCTCAAAGAGTCGCAGGAGATCATCTCCAAGGGACTGGTCATCGGCCAAGAGAAGAAGCAAGGTCTTCGGGATGGCGTTCTTCACTTCTCGCAGAACGCCCACAAGCTCCTCGTCTACCAGCACAACGCTCGGATCCAAGGCAACATCCGTGAGGATGGGCAAGAGGTCTGGGACAACTACCAAGAGGCCAAGGCCAACAAGGGCCTCGCTTGGGGAAAGTTCTGCGGCCTCAACAACATCGACAAGGTTCTCCGGGGCATCAAGCGTGGTGAGCTTTGGCTTCACGCTGCCTTCACCGGAGAGTTGAAGACCAGCTTCGCTCTCAACTGGGCCTACAACCTCGTGACCCGGTACCGCTCCAACGTCTTCTACGTGACCTTGGAGATGCCGTACGAGCAAGTGCGGGCAATGATCTACGCCATGCACTCGTCTAACCCGAGGTTCAAGCTCCTCGGTTACGAGTCGCTCGAATACGACCGGATTTGCGCCGGTACGCTCACCCCCGAAGAGGAGAAGTTCTACCAGCTCGTCATCGACGACTTCGTGAACAACCCGGAGTACGGCTCGTTCGACGTGTGGAGCCCGGACGACGATGTCACGACCGACGACATCAAGATGGCGGCCGAGCTGTCGCACCAGAAGAACGAGGTTCACCTCCTCGTCATCGACCACGGCGGACTCGTCGAGCCCCGCAAGAAGAAGCGCGGTAAGGACTACACGATCGAATTGAACTCGGTCCTCCGAGACTCCAAAAAGCTGGCCCTTCACTTCAATCACGGCGAGAAGGTCCCCGTCTTGTTGCTCTTCCAGATCAACCGTGACGGCAAGGACTACGCGGACAAGAACGAAGGTCGCTACAAGCTCCGAGCGCTCAGCTACGCCAACGAAGCCGAGCGTTCTGCCGACGTGGTTACGACCACGTACCTCAATGATGAGCACCGGACGGCGGGTACCACGCTGTTCGACTGCCTGAAGCGTCGTGACGGCCCGTTTTTCCCTCACTTCGTGGCCGGTGTTGATTGGAAGACGAGACGCATCTTCAACCACGACCAGCTCACGGGGGCCACGTCGGACAAGGGTATGAGCCTCGACGACCACCGCACCTCTGTCTTTTCGATCGACAAGGCCGTACAAGGGATGTTCGGGTGAACCTCCCTTGTACGTTCTCTACCCAGTGCTTCGTTTGCGGGGGTACGGGGATGAGGGTCGTCCATCAGCAAGGGGACCTCGTTCCCGGCTACCCTCACGACAATCACACTCGGGTCTTCTGGGGTTCTACGCTTTACGAGACGTGTGAGTGCCGGATCATCCGGAGCCCCGTGGTTGAGGAGTCGGAGGAGCTTTGATGGCCCGCGACTTCGGCGAGAACTACAAGGACGCCCTACGTGATGCAGAGCGTAACGAGCAGTACCGTGAGTGGGTGCGTCAACGCACGGACACTCTGAAGTCCAACGTTTCCGCTCATGACGTGCTTCGACGCTTCGGGGTAGACCTTCGTTATGGGGGTTCGGAGGCGGAGGAGCAAATCTCGTGTCCCTTCCATGGACGAGACACGGACCCCTCTGCCCGCGTCTATCCGGAGAGTGCCCGCTCGGCGTCTCACGTTTGGTGCTTCGTGTGCCAAGAGCGGTGGGACATCTTCGCCCTTTGGAAGAAGTTCAACAACGAGACGGATGCCCGATTTACGGCTGTCTTGCTCGGTTTGGAGAAGGCGTTTGGCATCATCACCCCAGAGGGGCCGCAGGTCGATTGGTCTTCACGGAGACGAGCGGGTCCTACGGAGGAGGAAGAGGCCGTAATTTCTCTCCTCCGTGTGTGTGAAAGCCGCTTGCGGCAAGCCAAGTCTGACTTCGATATGCGGGGTTTTTTGACGGTGGGGAAGTTGCTCGACGGGCTCCACTTCAACGTCACGAACCGGACGATCGACCCCGAGGAGGCGGACAAGAGGGCTCGGCTCATCCTCGACAAGATCGGGGAGAAGATCCGGGGTGCCTAGACGACTCAAGGTCAAGACGGCGGAGATGGGGGACCTTGAGCTGTACCTCATCTATCAGTACGGCCAACGTTGGGAAGAGACGTGGGTACCGGCTCAGGGGTTGGAGGCAACCAACCTGCTTACGGTCGTAGACAAGGCGGTGATGGACCACGCTCTCGCCGGCTGGTCCTCCCCCTTGGTGAAGGCGCTCGGCATCCCACCCGAGGGAGCCCTCCGGAAGCTCCCTGTGGGCAACCGGGTGTGCGAGCGGCGGGATCCATGTCCTTTCTATCGGCCGAAAGAGTGCGTACCTCTGCACTCCAAGATGCCTTGGTGCTTCGAGCCATCTGGGATTGAAGACCCCAATGCTCGTCGGCTCATCGCGGAGCTGGTCAAGTTCTGGCGTGAGGGGGTGTATACAGTCGTGGTGGTCGATGCCGAACAATAGCGATTTCGTGTCCTTGGGGGAACTGTTCCGGCTCCACGAGTGGATCCGGGAGGACGGCATTTTCCCCGTGCCTATCGAGGAAATCCTGCCTCCTCCCCCCGTTGTTGAGGAGGAGGAGGACGACGATCCCCTCGATATGCTTGTAGGTCTGGCCAAGGTTGAGGAGGCGCCTGATCCCGGAGGTGACCTCGAAATCGACCTACCCGATGCACCGACCGCCCCAGCGGTTAGCGCCATAGACGGGGACGACGATCCTCTCAGCTTCATGGCGGACATGGGGCTCAAGCAACAGCGAGAGGTGCCCGATATCACCAAGCCGTGGATGCGGTACCACGACTTCGTCCTCGTCAAGACCATCGAGCAGCTCTACGAAGTCATCGAAAAGGCCCTAATCACCGGAAAGTGCGCCCTCGACCTGGAGACACACGGGCTCGATACGCGCATCTACTGGAAGAAGCCCGAGGAAATCAAAGGGGCATTCGAGGAGTATTGGGACGGTCCGACACCCGAGCGCATCCCTCAGACGGTCCACAAGATCGTCGGCTACTGCCTCAGCCCAGACGGGCAGACGGGCTACTACGTTCCTGTCCGCCACACGGCCGAGGACTCACCGAACCTCGATGTAGTGGCAGCCGGCAAGGCTATTCAACGGCTTTGCCTCGCAGCGCAGCCGGTCCTCACGGATGAGGGTCTGGTTCAAGACCCTCTCAGCAGTCCGCTGATCAAGGAGCCCGGCAAGGTCAAGTTGTACTTCTGGAACGCGAAGTACGATCAAGAGATGCTATACCCGGTCACGGGGATCGATTGGTGGCACCCGGAGTCGTTCGAGGACGCGATGCTCCTCTACTACTGCCGGTACACGAACGACAAGAACCTCGACCTCAAGTCCAAGTCGGCGAAACAGTTGTTCGTCACGGTCGACGGGAACCGCGTCAAAGACGAGAAGGGGATGGAGATCCCCTACGAGATGATCGAGCTGAAAGAGCTGTTCGTCTCGTCCAGCGGTAAACGACGTGAGATTCGGTTTGCGGAACTGCACCCCGAGGAGGGTCTACGTTACGGGTGCTCGGATGCCATCTGCACCTTCATGCACTGTGACAACCCGGTCATGGCGGCCATGGTGCGTGACCCCATGTACGCCAACACGTACCGCCTTGAAAAGCAGGCGGCGCAGGCGCTTCGGGGCATGGAACGGCACCGGGTGTTTCTCGACTTGCCTTATGTGAAGGGGTTGTTTGAGACGGCCAAGAAGGAGGCCGAGGGGTACCGCTACCAAATCGTGACGTTGGCGGAGCAACACGGCTTCAACAACTTCGACCCCCAGTCTCCCCAGCAGTTGTCGGAGTTTCTCTTCTCAAGCCCCAACGGTCTCAACATCACCCCGAAGCCCGAGGTGAACGAGAAGTCTGGGTGGCACAAGACGGACGCGGACACCTTGGAGGGGCTCGTCGAGGGTAGCAACGTCAACCCGGTTCTCCTCACCATCGTCAAGTACCGGCAAGTCGAGAAGGTCATCGGGACCTACCTCGAAAGCATGACCAAGAACTGCGATGCCAACGATGAGGCTCGCATCCAGTTCAAACAGCACGGAGCAGCTACGGGTCGTATCAGTGCTCCCGCTGGGAAGCCTGAGCACGGCTTCTGCGGGTTCCCACCTCACGGGATCCCCGGTACTTACGACGAGAAGAAGCCGAAGGTCGCCACAGCTCTCCGCCAAGCGTTCAAGGCTCGACCTGGCTACACGATGGCGAAGGTCGACTTCGCGGGTGAGGAGCTTCGCATCGTCACCAACCTCTCCAAAGAGCCCGTGTGGATCAAGGAGTTCAAAGAGGGGACAGGCGACCTACACAGCATCACGGCTCGTGCGTTCTTCAACAAGCAGGAGATCACGAAGCAAGAGCGACAACAAGGCAAAATCGCCAACTTTTCGCTCGTTTACGGTGGCGGGGCTCAAGCCATCATGCGAGCGACCGGGTGCAGCCAGCAGGAAGGCGCTCGGAGGAAGTCCAACTTCGACAAGGCGATGCCGGTCTTCGCCCAGTGGGTGAAGGGGCAAAAGGCGTTCGTCAAGGCCAAGAAGGGTATCAAGACCCCTTTCGGCCGTTGGATCTACATCCCCGAGATCGACTCGCAGCTCCCGGACGGGTCGCCGAACAAGCCCCTCATCGCGGCGGCGGAGCGTTGGTCCATCAACTACCCGATCCAAGGGGCGGGCGCCGACATCATGAAGATGGCGCTCGTTCTACTTCACAAGGAGTTCTACAAGCTCGGGTGGATCCAGGCGGATCTCATCCGGATGCTTATGACGGTTCACGACGAAATCGTCTTCGAGATCCGCCATGAGGGCGTGGAGGCCGGCTTCTTCCAGAAGGCGATGCACGTCATCGAGGCTTTGATGACGCTCCCTGGTCGGCTCGTGAAGTGGGAGGTACCGCTTGAGGTGGAGCCTCTCATCGACACGACTTGGGACTGCAAGATCGACTACCACAAGGTCATGCGGGGGGAGCACAAGCCCCCGAAGGAAGGCGACAAGCCGCTCAAGGACAGCCAGATCCGGGTCGGCGACCGCGTCTACACGAAGGTACCTCAGTGGCTCGAAGGGGTCATCTTCCCGGACTACCTGCCGCAGCCCGATGGTCTCGCCGAGTGGTTGGCGCAGCCGTTCCCGACTGGGGGTTCCAAGACAGCAGCTCCGACTCAGGCTCCGAAGCCCCCCACAGCTCAACCTCAAGCGCCGGTAGCGACTCCATCCCCGGCCCCCACTCCGGCACAAGCCACTCCGACACAAGCCACTCCGGTACCTTCGACTCCACCGCCACCCCCGGTGGCCAAGCCAAACGGCTCCAATGGGCACGTAGTGGTCAAGGGGGAAGTCTTCACCTACCAACTCCCCGTGCTCTCAGAGCAATCCGCCCGCCAAGTCCTGAGTGTTCTGGTCAACACGATGGACAATGGGGACTGCAAAGCCCTACATTTGATCTGCGCTATCTCCAATGAAACCCTCATCGATCCAAGCGAAGGGTTCTTGGTCAACCCGGATGAGTTTGCGCGTCGGATGCGTGACCACAACCTCTAGTGTCCTTATGGGATCGAGAAGATAGATGCGACGGCTGGACTATCTCCGCGAATGTAACGACCAACAGGTCCCGGTTGAGGACTTCCGGTTGGCGTTCTGCGTTCGCTGCGTTCAACCGGAATGCACCCGATCTGCGCATGGTACCACCAAGTTCGACCAACGGGTCGCCACCTGGGAGGAGCGCCTCTTCTCGAAGGTACCTAGAATGGACCCTACGGACCCGAGGATCCGTGAGATTCAAGCCAAACAGTTCAAGATGTTCAACCCTCCAGTCCAGGCGATCGGGACGCCCTCGGCATGGTTGGACCCAAGAGACCTTGCAGAACCGGACCCGGTGCCGCAAGATAGCGAGCCTCCCCCCGCCGTAGAGGAGGAAGAGCCCATCCCGGAGACGGAACCCGCCCCTGTTCCCATCCCCGAGGAGCCCCTCAAGGTACCAGAATCACCCGAGCCGGCTCCACAACCCGTCGCCGCTTCAACCAAACCTATGGTGAAAGCTACGACGACGAAGTTGTCCCCAGACTTGCTTCAGATGAACACCCCCAAGCAAAGTGGGCGAATGTTGCCGGGAAAACCCGCTACGGCACCCAAAGACCCATGGGCCGCTCCCGAGCCGCCTCGAAAAACAGAACAAGGCGTTGTCGTAGTAAAACGTGGCGCTACTGTTCGTCTAGGTGGAAACGGTGTAGAGTGAGTAGGCCCCTCAAGGAAAGGCGCGACGATGCTTTACAAGGTCTCATTCAAGACGGACGGGAAGAAGGTTGTGGAAGTGCTCAACCGTCAGGAGCACGACTGCAACGAAATCACGAGGGTCACCCAGCAGTTGGGGCGAACCATCTCGGATGAGCACATCCCCGATGGGGATTGCCCCACGGTCCACGAAGTCAACAGCGGCGGCTGAGAACAACCTCCCGGCCATCTCGAAAGGAACGAACTATGTCTCACCGAGTTACGATTGAGTCGGAGATGACGAACCGTGAGCACCTCATCACGGCTCTCAAGCAGCAGAAGATCGAGTACCGCGAGCACGGTACCGTTATCGATCTTCTCTCCGGCGCCTACAACGGTGCTTCGATCAACCTCGCCACGGGGCGCATCCAGAGTGGAGATGTCGACCACTTCAGGAACACCGACGCGAGCAAGCTCGGCCTTCTCCGCCAAGCGTACTCGGAAGCCGAGTTCCGCGCTGTGGCCTTCAAGGAAGGTCACATCATCACCGAGAGCGGCACGGAGAAGAACGGCGATACCTACGTGATCGTCCAGCGAGCGTGACCGCCGAAGGGGCAGCTTGAGGCCCGCCCTTTTTTGAAAAGGGTGGGCCTCTTGCCTTTCTAGCGGTGTAGATTAATCTCGGAGCCCAAGCAAATGACGCCTGAACTGGTACATCAACTACGCGCCCTGACCCGAGCCATCTTCTTCGTGACGGATGAGGAGGACCGCTTCATCGTCCGCTTCCACGAGCACATGAAGAAGCACGAGGCCCGTACGTGGGTGTACAACGCCGCCATGGGGCTCAAGCCGATCGCGGACATGGTCCGTGACTGGTCAAGCCGAGCCCATTCCGTCGCCTCGGATGCCGCGAGCATCAACGATGCGATGATCAAGATTTACCAAGATGATCCGAAGGACACCGAGAACTTCTACATCATCACGGACCCCGAGCGCTGGTTCAAGGATGAGCACGTCGTACGGCGTACGCTCAACATCATCCACCAGCTCCATCAGGATCTCCGCATCGTCAAGTGCCTCATCTTCGTGGGGCACCGCAAGTCGGTACCTGAAAAGCTCGCTCGCTACATGGAGGTCGTCCACGACACCGGGCTCACGGGCGAGGAGATCAATCAATGCGTCCAGCAGTTCTGTACGCAGCTCCGCGCCACCCCGCCCCCGGACGTCACCAATCTTTTCAAGGGGATGACCTCGTACGAGATCGAGGCGTCTATCACGCAGTCGGTTGTCCGTACGCGGAAAGAGGCTACCAATGCCCGCCGTGTCGACCCTACTCACGTCGTCGAGTACAAGCGGAACCAGCTCCGTAAGTCTGACCTCGTTTCGTTCGCCAACACGGACGATGAGTCGTTCGCCACGATCGGCGGCGCCCAGCGCTTCAAAGAGTGGGCACGGAAGTCCAAGGCTTGCTGGACCAAAGAGGGTCAAGCCTTCGGGCTTACCCCGCCCCGAGGCGTTCTCTTGGTTGGCGTCTACGGGTGCGGCAAGTCCGTCTGCGCCAAGGCGATGACCCGAGAGTGGGGTCTCCCCCTGGTACAATTCGAGTTGGGGCGGCTCCGCTCCTCCGGCGTCGGCGACTCGGAAAACAACATGTACCGAGCCCTCAAGATCATCGAGGGGATCTCGCCTTGCGTCATGTGGATCGATGAAGCTGAGAAGTCCCTCGCAGGCACCCAGTCATCGGCGCAGTCGGATGCAGGTACCACGTCCCGCCTCCTCGGTATCCTGTCCACGTGGTCTCAGGAAACCAAGGCCCAAGTCTGCATCGCCATGACGGCCAACTCCCTGAAGACTCTTCCGGTGGAGATGGTCAACCGTATGCCCGAGCGATTCTTCTTCGACCTCCCCACGGAAGAGGACCGCATCGACATCTTGAAGATCCATGCCAAGAAGTCCAGCCAGGACATGTCGTCCTTCAACCTCGCCGACCTCGCCGACCGAGCCAAGAACCTGGTCGGACGCGAGATCGAGCAGGCCATCAAGGCGGCTATGATCGACTCCTTCGCCGCCAAAAAACCTGCTCTCGATGAGGCGATCCTCGGAAACGAGCTTGCCCGCCGCCCCCGTATCATCAAGACGATGAATGACGAGATCAAGGAAATCCTCGATTGGGTGGGCTACGACGCTGAGGCGGACGACGGGATCCGCGCCCGTCTGGCCTCGAACCACCGTTCCGAGCATTTCCTTATGATCTCTGGTGGTAAGTGAGCCACCTTGGGGACGCGTAACTGGCAACTCATCCGGGACTGTGAACGTGCCCGCAAGGCCGGGCGTGCGGATGAGCACGCCCGGCTCTTGAACATGGTTGAGGAGTCCCAGCAGAAGTGCCCTCACCCGAAGGATCACGCCAGCATCCAGACGGTCCACGTTGACACGCAGACCGTCAACCGTGGCCTGGTCAAGAAGGGCGATCAGGTCATGTTCTGCATGGCTTGTAGTCGGTTTCTCCGTCATTACCCCAAGCCATGAGCGACCTTACGAAAGGAGCCGCAGCCGAGATCGCTCGGGTGGACGTCAAAGTCCTCTCGCAGTCGAACCCGGCCCCTGGTCTTCTTCGCCTCGCTCGGGTAGCTGTCCAGACGGTCCCTGAGATCGGCGACCTCTTCAAGCAGGCTCGGGCCGAGGGTCGACCCGCCGAGTGGCTCAAAGAGAAGCTCGTACCGGAGCTTCAAAAGTGCTTCCCCGAGGAGAGTGTCGAGCAAGAGGCTACTTACCTCGCCGACGAGTACAGCCAGATCGGGGACTCCATTCTCTTGGTTTCGGCTGAGACGGGGCGAGCCCTTGCCCGTATCACGGAAGACGATCTCTACCAGCCGGCTCCGGTACCCCGCGAGAGCGGGAACATGGCGATGCCAGCCAAGCGTCTTCGGCCGGAGATCGAGGGCTTCATCGTCCAGTGGTCCTTCGACCAAGGGCGTGAGCGGGATGTTGTAGAGAAGCTCCTCGACCGCCTTCCACCTCAGACGGAACTGCTCCGTGCGGAAGGCGATGGGAGGCTTCTCATGGCCTCAAGGGCGGGTCGGCGCCTCATGGCAACCCAAGTCCAAAACGCTCTCCCAACGCTCCTAGAGTCCTCTACGGGGCTTGCCAGGGGGTTTCTGGACTTCTTCCCGTTGGGGAAGCCTGGCGAGGGAGGCTTTGACTGCATCAAGGACTTGAAGACGTTTGGGAACACCCGACACCTTCTCCAAGACCCGCTAGCCCGTAACGTCCGGTTCGACACCCGGCAGAGCATCCTTTCCTCGACGGCTACAAGCTGGGTCCGGGGGTTCGCCTGGTACCTCGTGGAAGAGGCCGTGAAGCAGCGGCGCACCAAGTCGTCCCTGGTGATGGAGGCCCTGATGGGTCGCACGAGTGGTCTTTGGCTTGCTACGCCGAATGCAGCGAGGCGTATCCAGGGTCAAGCCAGGGTGCTCGTGTTGCCCGCAACCGGCATGGCGGTTGAAGTCGCCATCTACTTGACCGAGCCCGCTGGGTACCTTGAGGTGGACCCGAACGGCTACTGGTGCCGAACGAAGGAAGCCCACGACAAGTGGACGGTCGAGACCGAGGTTGCGGCGAACCTTTGGGTCGACTGGTCCAAGCTGTACGCTGTAGAGCTGACGGACATCCCGATGACAGGGGTGAGCGTGGAGGTCGTCTAATGCTTCGATGCTTCACCTAAAGCATGGACCGCCATAGTTCGTTCGACAGTGCTTACCGTAAGCTCGTCGAGGCATTGAAGGAGCTTCGAGACAAGCACGATCAGGACCCGGCTAAGATCGCTCAACAGGCGGCCAAGACGCTCTCTTTGAAAAAGTCCTACTCCTACGACCGGACCCGCTGAATGTACTACTCGTTCGTGGTTCGTTCCGAACGAGATGTGCCGATCAAAGAGCACTTGCTCGTGATCGGGGAGGGTCTCGACACGTTCAACGCAACGGTACCGGACCTCGATGCCTTCATGGCCCGCTTGAAGGCCGAAGGGGTGACCGTCCTTGAAGTTCACCAGCTCGACGGGCTTGAGCCGATCCCGGCCCCCAAGTACCTCCCCGGTGATGATCTACCCCTACTCAAGTGATCGATGTACCGCAAACCCAGCGAGTTTCGAGAGGAGATTCTACGGTACTTCGAGGACCGTCCGTACGTCTTGATCGGCCGGGTTGCTACGATGTGCAGGTGCTCGCTCGATGATGCGGAGAGGTACCTCATCGAACTAGAATCCGAGGGGTTGATCCGCTTGATGACCCCGGAGGAAGCACGGGGCATGGGCGTGCGTCACGCCTACGTGAAAGCGTAAGCTGGTTTCGCTGCATTTTCCGGTGTAAGACGAAGGTATGGGTCTTCGTCAGCGCAAAAACTCACTCACCATGGCGCTACGGGCACGAGGACTAGCTAAAGAGCTGACCTCGGAGCAAGTCGAGACCTTTCGCCTCATGTACGCTCGTGCTCGTACGGAAGCCGAGCAAGATCAGGTCACGGCGGCGGTCCACACGGCCATCGACGGGTGGAAGACGGGAACCGACCGTATGTCTCGGGTACTCCAGAACGCCGATGACGATGACGAGGATGACGACCCGCCCTCGCTGAAAGAGGTCATCGCCAAGTACGGTGTAGACCTGGGATGCTCAAAAGTGAAGTCCTCCTCGTAGACGTGGACGAAGTTCTAGGCGACTTCCAGACGCCGGCTTTGGACATCATGGCTGTCATCCTCGGTAGACGGTACCAGCCCGAGGACTTCGACGTCTGGGACATCTTCTCCATCCTCAACGACGAGCAGAAGAAGGTGTGTTTCGCCATGTTCGAGCGACCCGGCTTCTGCATGGGCATCAAGCCCTACCCGCAAGCGATCGACGCCATCGCGGAGCTTCGGGGCTTCGTCCACGTGGTTGCGGTGACAACCCCCCAGCACTCCCGCAACTGGACCTACGAACGGACGGAGTGGCTCAAAGAGCACTTCGGCTTCGACAAGAAAGACATCCACTACACGTCCACGAAGTACCGGGTTACAGGGGACGGGTTTCTCGACGACAAGCCTGACCACGTCAGCGCTTGGGCGGATCACCACCCCAAGGGCACGGCTATGCTATGGCACATTCCGAACACCCGGAACCTTGGTCATGATGACTTGCGTGTCCGTTCATGGGCCGAGGTCATCGAGAAGATGAAGGCTCGACGCCCGTGAACTTCAAGACCGGAAGCAAGAACCTCGACCGGCTCATCCAAGGGGGTTACCCCGGTGGGGCTATCACCACGATCATGGGTGAAGTCGGGACGGGACGGACGACCCTAGCTCTGTCCGCTTCCATTGTGGCAGCCCGGCAAAGACGGAAGATCCTCTACCTTGACTGCGAGGGTGGTATCACCCGTGACACCACTTTCAACCTGGGTTTGGGTCAAGACCTGTTCCATCTGCTCAACCCGACCAGCGTGGAAGATTGCTTGAAAACCGCCCTTTCCGGCGTGTCTACAACAGATGCCAACCTCATCGTTCTCGACTCCCCCAACATTCTAGGGTCTTCCCGAGGGTCGGTAGCCTCCGTTTCGGGGATGCTCACCAACTGGATGCCCAAGGCTCTAAGAGCTTTGGAGGACCGGCCAGACACGATGATCCTCATTGGCTGGCAGCTTCGGAGAGCCGTCACGAAGAAGTCGGCCAACTTCGGCGAACCTCTGGCGCTCGGCCATGGGGCTTCAGTGTCCCTCTTGCTTGAAAGGCTCGAAGAGGACGGTATCTCGGTCAAGGTCACCAAGGACGTACGCGATATCGTTCATGCTGAGCCCCCGAGCTGCATCATCCGGTTCACTGGCAAGGGGTTGTTCGAGGACATCCGAGTGTCCAGTGAGCCTATCGATCGGAACAGGATCCCCAGCCGGTTCGACCGGGACGACGTGATCTAGACTGCATATTATTCAGCGGGTATGCGTGGCTACCTGGGTGTATGGATGCCGGAGAGGTGACCTTTGAAACAGTACAGCGATCTCGTTCGACACGTCTTGGAGACCGGCACCCGCAAGCCGACTCGGGCCAAACTTGCGTCAACAGGCAAGAACATCGACGCTATCAGCGTCTTTGGTTACCAGACCCGGTTCGACCTGAATGAAGGCTTCCCCGCTGTCACGACGAAGAAGCTCGCCTGGAAGTCTATCGTGGCTGAGCTGCTTTGGTTCTTGGCTGGGGATACAAACGCCAAGAGTCTCCAAGCACAAGGGGTCACCATTTGGGACCAGTGGGCTCACCCTGAATCTGGGGATGTCGGGCCGATCTACGGAAAGCAGTGGAGGTCTTGGTCCGCCCCAGACGGTCAAGTTATCGACCAAATCGAGCAGGTGGTGAACGGCATTCGGGCGGTGGTGGCCGATCCTACAGCGTCCGTGGGTCGCCGGCTTATCGTGAGCGCTTGGAACCCTGTGGACATCCCGAAGATGGGCCTCCCTCCGTGCCACGCCCTCTTTCAGTTCTCGGTCACGGACGGTAGGCTCTCGTGCTTGCTCTACCAGAGGTCGGCTGACGCCTTCCTTGGCGTGCCTTTCAACATCGCGAGCTACGCCTTACTCACTCACATGATCGCCCAAGTCACGGGTTTGGGTGTTGGGCACTTCGTTCATAGCTTTGGTGACCTGCACGTCTACGAGAATCACATCCCTCAGTGCAGAGAGCAGATCAGCCGAGCCCCCTACCCCCTACCAAAACTGGTTCTCCCTTCGGCTGAAAAGCTCGAAGACTTCACCATCGAAGGAATCAAACTCGAAGGGTACCAGTGTCACCCAGCCCTTCGGGGTGAGGTAGCTGTCTAGCCGACCATCTCAGGCCGTTTGCCCTACTGCTCAAGGAGCACAACATCCAAACCCTCGAAGACGCCTATCGTTGTGAAGCGCTGTGGGACATCGCAAACGGGCGGACTCTATGCGTCCCGTGTCACAAGCTGACGCCATCCTACGCAGGAAACTTCCAGAAAAACTACAGAACGGTGTAGAGAAACCCCATGTCGAAGTCCAAGTTCATCGAAGCCATCGCCACCCGCCTTGGGGTCACCAAGGCGGACGCCTCCAAGTACGTCGACCACTATGCAGCGGCGGTCGTGGAGGCGCTTCGAGCAGAAGGGGAGGTTACGCTCCCAGGGCTCGTGAAGATCACACTCAAGGACACGCCGGCTCAGCCCGAGGGTGAGCGAATGAACCCCTTTACCAAGCAGATGGTGAAGGTTGCCGCGAAGCCGGCCTCCAAGAAGGTCAAGGTCCGACCCATCGCCCACTTGAAGAAGGCCGTCATCCCCTCGTGAACAACGCCGAGGCAAAAGAGCTGGTACGCCGAGCCGAGGCGGGCGAACAAGTGGTCGTTGAATGCGACCACCCTGTTGTCGCTCAGGCTCGCTGCCTGCCCTTTATCTCGGATGTAATCGTCAAAGAGCGAGAGGGGCACATCATCTTCAAGGATGGTGGTGCCTTGATCTTCCGAACCAAGGGCCTGCTATCCGAGGCTCAGATGATCCACGAGGCCATCACCAAGGCGGTTGGAGGGGAGCAGGTCTACGTCACCGCTCAAACCAACGTACACGCTGAAACGCTGAGGCACCGGACTCGTTCGGCCATACCCAACGTTCTCGTGGAGCACGAGACGATCCGGGACATTCAGATCAAGCGAGGCGGGCTCATTCGGTTCCGATGCTTGACCTCCGAGTATGCCCTACGGGGTATCCGAGGCGAGATTTTCAAGCACATCCCGGATACGGACCTATGGGAGCGCGGGGGTCTTCCGTACCGACCCGAGGGACCGCCCAGAACACGCTTTGAAAGGATCACAGACGATGAAACCTAAGATCATCGTGGCCTCTGGCCCACACGGACTCATCGGCGTGGACGGCAACCTTCCTTGGCGGAAGAAGGCGGACCTCAAGAGGTTCAAGGCTACGACGATGGGGGGAACGCTCGTCATGGGGCGAGCTACGTGGGACTCGATTGGACGCCCCCTCCCAGGCCGTAAGACGCACATCCTCACCACGCGAGCTATTGACCTGTCTACCGAGTGGAATGACAAGGTTGGGGTCTTCCAGTCACTCGAAGCTGCTATTGCAGCGGGGGAAGGTCAGGTCTGGATCGCAGGGGGTGCCAAGGTCTACGAGGCGGCGCTCCCCCTTTGCGATGAGCTGGACGTGACGATTGTGAACGAGGAGTACCAGCATCCTCACCCGCACGGCGTTTTCAAGATTACAGTTATCGACTGGTTCAAGGGAGGACAAGTCGAGGGCTTCAAGGTCGCCAAGGAAGAGCAAAACGAGGAGGACCCGACCCTCATTCACCGGACCTACGTACGATGAGATTTGGAGTACAAGCCCTCGCTGGGGAGACAGAGCTTCAGGTCGCCGAGGCGGTTCTTCGTAAGGCCAACCAGCTCAAGATCATGTTCCCGAAGCTCGACCTTCTGGAGCCCATCGGGATCGGAACGTCCAGGTTCTACCGCGTTGACGCTGGTTCCGTGGACATGTCCCCGGTCATCGAGGCCCTGTTTGCCGCTGGTCGGGGGGTTGTATCGGCCGGACCCGATGGGAAGCTCCTGATTCGGATCGGGAGCCGAAAGGGCGAGGTTCCCTCGACAACGATGCAGGTGTCCTCCAAGCCCCCCACGACGTTCCGTGGCACCTCGGACCCCTACTGGGATCGACAGTTCGGGTAATCCTCTTCTACGCCATCGGTAGCATGGACCCGATGGCGATCCGCGTGGCTCGAAGGTATGCCGTTAGGCTTGCCGCTCGTCCGGTAGGGATCGACAAGAAAGAGATCGAGCGCTTCGTCACACACGAGTTGGCACCCGATGTCATCACGTGGATGAAACGACGCCAACCTCAAGATGAGCCTCTTGGGTCCGTCAATCAGATCCTCAGCCGAAGGCTGAGTGTCGATGCCGCTGACGGGAAGGGTACCGTTGACGTTCTAGTCCTAGTCCGTAGCCGTTCATCGAGGAACAAGGGGACGGCGCTGTTAGGTGGGGGCTTCGGAACGTGGCACGGTGGTCCGGTCATCGTTCTCGAACTGAACGGGGCCTTCACTCCGGAGGACTTCCAGTCGGAGCGCATGACCCAGCCAATCTGGTCGTGTTCGCACGAGACCTGTCTCCCGTACTCGCTGTTTTCGATCCTCATCCACGAAGCCACGCATGCGGCCGACTCGGTCTTCAAAGAGAAGAACCCCTCGGCAAAGAACCCCAACAAGAGTGAAATCCCGTCCCAAGGGGACCTCTCGGACAGCGAATACCGGGCGTACATCAACCACCCGTCTGAGGTTCGAGCGTGGATGCAGCAAGTCGTGGATGAAACTCCGCGTTACGCGAAGATGGAAGCCATCCGCAACCACGCTCGAAATTCCAATCAAGAGCTGGTGAATCTAGCCCTTCGGCTCTCGACTACGTGGAAGGAAGTCGAAGGGGTTCTGACTCCAACGAACAAGGCGAAGATCCTCAAGGCGGTCTACTACAACCTCGATCGGCTTGGGTTGCTGTTTTGATTCCCGGTTCTTCTTGTAAGCTACCCATGGGTGACCCATGAAGGTAGCCACGATCCAGTTTGCCCCGGCCTTCCGTCAGAAGCGGGAGAACCAACGCCGCTTGGTGAAGCTCGTTGAGCAGGCAGCGGCCGGTGGGGCGAAGCTCATCGTGATGCCTGAGCTGGCAACGACGGGCTACTCGTACATGGGGCCGGGTGAGGCTCTCGTGGATGCTGAGGTCATCACCCTCGGTCCGGCTCTTCGAGCCATCGACGAAATCCCCACCGTGAAGCTCATGGGGCAACTCGCTGCCAAGCTCCACGTCCACCTCGTGTGGGGGATGGTGGAGCTGGACGACAAGACCAACAAGCTGTTCAACAGTCAGGTCTACGTGGACCCCTTCGGCTACTTGGAGTCGATGCGGAAGATCAACCGCTGGGCCAACGACTTCCTCTGGGCCGAAGCGGGGAGGTCCAACCCTCCCGTTGTGAAGGCCAACTTTGACGGGGTCGAGCGGCGGGTTGGTCTACTCGTATGCCGGGACATCAGGGACAAGGTCTCCAAGACATGGACGGACCTGTACCAGCCGGGTGATGCGGACATCGTTTGCTTGTCAGCCAACTTCGGGGACGGAGCATTCCCGGCGACCTCGTGGATGGACTTCGTCGAGGAGAACAAGACTACCTTGATCGTCTCCAACCGCTACGGCCGGGAGGCAAACAACAACTTCGGTGAAGGCGGCATCTGCGTCATCGAACCGAGCGGCAAGGTCCACTGCGAGGGTCTCGTGTGGAGCGAGGACTGCATTGTTTACGCGGATGTGTGATTGATGTTCCCCACCTCACTCGAAGACAAAATCCCAGGCGGATTGGCGGACAAGGGACCACCCGAAGGGGTAGACCCCGCTCAGGTCGCGAAGGGGGTTCGCGTCGAGATGGAGCATACCGACGATCCTCAGATCGCTCGGGAGATAGCGTACGACCATCTGACTGAAGACCCCAATTACTACGACAAGTTGGAGAAGATCGAGAAGTCCGGGGCCTCGATAGAAGAACGGGTCGCCTTTTTCTACCAGGACCGGATGGCTCGCCGGGTGGCGGCTCGGTTCATGTTCTCAGCGAGCTTGCTCGACGAGCTTATGCGGAAGATAGACGGCCTGTTCGCCCACTTCGACCCGGATGAGGCTGCCGAGATCGCCGAGTGGTTCAAGGATACCTTCCGCTTCGACTCCCCGAAGACACCTCAAGGCCAGAAGGACCTGAAAAACAAGGCGCATTCCCTTTGGTGGTTCCTGCAAGATGCGGGGACCAAGAAGAACTACCAGGGGGAATCCTTCCGCAACCCCGCCAGCGAGGGGGCGGCCAAACGCGCCTGGGAGCAGGACATCAAGCCTATGGCGGGCGACCTGATCCGGTACTTCTCCAACGAGGGTGGGAAGATCGTCCCCAAAGAGGTGACGGTCGGCGGGAACACCTACCTCAACCTCGTAGGCTTCGACCAGAAAAAGCTCGGGCACTACGTCACCACGCTGGAGTCCATCTGGGACGACCTGAAAGGGTGGCGCCGGAAGGCCCTATCGGGGGGTCTCAAGGTAGCCCTGGCGAGCCCACGAGACTTCCAAGGTACCGCAGGGGGCAAGTACAAGTCCTCGGGTGACGTGCTCATGGTGCGGGCGACCCCCAAAGTCTTGAAGCGCACCCACGGGTCCTACGGCGCCCTCGACTACATCCTTGTGCATGAGCTAGGTCACCGTTACGAGAGAAAGCACAATCTTCCCGACGACTTCGACAAGTCCCGCTGGTGGACCTCACCTTACAGTCGCAAGGAAGGCGAGGCTTTCGCGGAGTTGTTTGCTCTCGGGCACTTCAAAATCAAGGGCTCTTGGGACGGAGCGGTGCAAGAGCGCTTCGAGAACCTCATGGTGGGACGTGACGAGCCAACACGCCCCGAATTGCCTGAACACCTGCAAAAACTCGTACGGGAGGCGTTGGCCTCGGTGTAGTGTTAGAGCATGAGCGCTCCCGTCTGTTGCAGCTTTTGCAAGCGGCCCCGTAACGAAGTCAAAAACCTCGTCGCCGCCCACCCCGACGAGGGGCCATTCATCTGCAATCGCTGCGTGGAGACGGCCTCCAAGGAGATCGAGGCCGGTGCTCGCAAGGGGAACTTCGCCGCTCAGCCGAAAGAGGAACCGCTCAAGACACCGAAGGAGATCAAGTCGTACCTCGATGAGTACGTGATCGGCCAAGAGAAGGCGAAGACCGACATCGCCCTCGCGGTCTACAACCACTTCAAACGCCGCAAGGTGCTCAAAGACGGCAAGGTCGAGATCACGGTGAGCGGGGGCCTCAAAGAAGAGGTCGAGATCGACAAGTCCAACATCCTGCTCCTCGGCCCTTCGGGTACCGGGAAGACGCACATCTCGCGGTCGATCGCCCGGATGCTCAACGTCCCCTTCTACGTGGGGGACGCGACCAAGCTGACGCAAGCGGGCTACGTGGGGGATGACGTAGAGACCCTGCTCCAAGGGCTCATTCAGGACGCTCAGGGGGACATCCAGCGAGCCGAGTGGGGCATCGTGGTCATCGACGAGATCGACAAGATCGCCCGTAAAGGTGGCCGCGAGCGAGCAGGGTACCGGGACGTGACCGGGGAAGGGGTCCAACAGGCGCTCTTGAAGCTCCTCGAAGGATCCAAGGTGAGTGTGCCCCGTTCGGGTAAGAACGGCATGGCGGCGGCCTACGACACCATCGACACGCGGAACATCCTGTTCATCTGCGCTGGTTCATTCGCTGGCATCGAGGAGATCGTCTCGTCCCGCATCAACAAGGGTGCCTCGTTGGGCTTCGGGGCGAAGCACCGTGAGACCATCGACAAGTCCAAGAGCTACACGGTGACGAGTGAGGAAGACCTCCTCGAATTTGGGTTGATTCCCGAGTTCATGGGGCGCCTCCCGGTGCTCACGACGACACTGGAGCTGACCGAGAGCGAGATGATCCGAGTCCTCACGGAACCGCGTCATGCCATCATGAAGCAGTTCAAGGCTCTCTTCCAGATGGATGGGGTCCACCTGGACTTCGAGGAAGAGGTCATCCGGGCGATTGCCTTGGAGGCGAAGAAGCGCCCTACCGGAGCCCGAGCCCTCCGTTCCATCATGGAGGACACCCTCCGTCAGCTCTCCTACGACATTCCGGGCTCAAACATCGAGCGAGCCCTCATCACGGAGCTGTCCGGGAAGGCTGTTCTGACACTCCGAGAAGGCAACCCGGAAAACGAGGCCAAGCAAGCCTGATGGGGCGGTGAATCTTTGATAGGCGGCTCTACGCAGAGAGAGCTGCCTAATGGAAGACCTTCGCCTCGTCCGCAACGTCGTCGCCGCTGTCCACCGAAGGGCGATGGAGCACGCGACCCCGGAGGCCAGGAAGACATACCTTCATGGCCTCCCGGATGCCGACCCCAAGAACCACCACGTCAAGAAGAAGCAGGGCACAAAGACCGCCGCCCTTCGCGAATTTCAAGACGCCATTCTCGTCCACAACATCGTCGCCAGCTTCCGTCAAGCGATGGAGCACGCGACCCCCGAGGCTCGCAAGAAGTACCTTCATGACCACCCCCAGGCGGATCCTGGTAACCACACGGTCAAGAAGAAGGACGAAGAGAAGGGTAGCAAGGAGGACGAGGGCGGCTCCAAGTCCAAGGGTCCGAAGCACGTCCCGACCTCGAAGCCTATGGCGAAGCCGAAGGAAGCGGCTCGCGTGGGCGTCTCCGGTAAGGAGGTCCCCCCGCCCCCTAAGAAGCTCCCCAAGCTCCAGAACTTGAGCGAGGACGAGCGGAAGTACGAAGCTCGTATGAACGAGAGCTTCGAGAAAAACCCTGATGGGGCCGCCAAGGCGTTCTCCGAGGCAGCGGAGAAGAACGACTGGGTCTTTGAGACCGACGCTGCCAAAAACCTTCTCCCCGAGTGGTCCCGGCCGGATCTTCCGAAGGAAGCCAAGGGGGAGCCCATCAACCCGGAGCGAGCTGAGTTCCGGGGCAAGTACAACGCCGTGCTTCACCAAGCGGCCAACGCCATCGCCAAGCGAGCCTTCGTAAGCCGCCTGGATGAGATCGCGAAGATGCCCGAGGACAAGCGGAAGATCCTCGTGACCTCTGGTGGTGTGGCAGCCGGCAAGGGCTCCGCGCTCGCAGCTCAGCCAGACCTTGCGAAGAGTGCCGCAGCCACGTGGGACGCCGCTGGGGAGCAGAACGCCACGGAGAACGAGTGGCTCTTGGAGGAATGCAAAAAGCGCGGTATCCGCCCCACGTTCCTCTTTGTTCACGCCGACCCAAAGCAGTCGTGGCCGGGGGTTGTTGAGCGAGCAAAGGGCATCGGTCGTATGGTCGACGCCCAGTTGTTCGCGGACTCCTATGCTCAAGGAGCCAAGAACTTCAACGACTTCTACGAGAAGCACAAGGACGACGCCAACTTCGTCTTCGGGGAGTTCCAGGGGCGAGGCAAGCCGGCCAAGATCGGTGACAAGATGCCTGACGATGCGTTGAAGCTCGACGCGGACGACATCTACCAGCACGCCTCCAAGTACATCGACGAGAAGAAGGACGAACTTCCCGACTACATCTACAAGGGAGCTACCATCGGACGCCGGGCCTGGAAGAGCGGCGAATCGGAGAGCAACTAATCATGGCCGACAACAAGATGCCGCCGAAGGACAAGAAAGAGCTGGACCGAATCCGCAAGCTCTTTGAGGAGGGGTTGAATGCCGCCTCGAAGGACCCGGACAAGCTCGACGAGATCCGCCGCAAGAAGGACCAGATGATCAAGCCCTGGGAGGACTACATGAAGGGCTGGTCAGCTCCAAAGGACAAGAAGACAGAGAAGAAGGACAAGAAGGCCGGCTACGACTACGACCGCTCCGAGGACTGATCATGGAAGACATCCTCATCCGCCAGGTCGTTGCTCGGTTTCAGGTGCAGGCTCGGGAGTTCAACACCCCCGAGGCCCTTCAGGACTACCTCCGCAAGCACCCAGACGCGGACAAGTCCAAGCACACCGTCAAGAAGACGGAGCAGAAGGCGCCTCCGGCTAAGGAGCCCAAGCCGAAGCCTGAGCCGAAAGAGAAGCCTGAGAAGGCCCCTCCCAAGGACAAAGGGGAGGACGACCACGATGAGGGTCACGATGATCACGAGGAGAAGCCCAAGAAGAGCTGGAAGGACCGCCTCAAGGGCCTGAGCGACAAGGCCACGGGCTTCCTGAAGTCGGCTCCCAAGCAGGTCAAGAAGTTCGTCTCCGACGACGCCTTCCGCCGCAAGACGATCATGTCGGCGCACGACTCGTTGGTGAACGCTCCCGAGAAGATCGTCAAGAACGCCATCAAGACGGTCAAGGAAGAGGTCCACGAGTACAAGGAAGCTGGGGCGGGCATCAAGGCCGTGTTGAGCGGCAAAAAGATGACCAAGCATCAGAAGAAGGCTGTCAGGACGGTTGCCACGCACATGGCGATCGGCATCGCAGCGGCGGCCCTCACCTCAACGGGGCCTCTCGCCGCAGCCGGCCTCTTTGGCAAGAACATGGTCAAGCACGTGGCCATGAAAGCCGTCTCGAACGCTCTCGGTCACATGCACGTGTTGGAGGAACTGGGGCACGTCGGCCACGGCATCGCTCACGTCATGGAGAAGCTCTCCGCCGAGGACAAGGGCAACCCGGACAAGGTCTTCGCCAATCTCATCGCAGCGGCGGTGGCCAAAGAGATCAAGAACCTCAAGGACGACGATCTCAAGGCAGCGCTTGAGATGGGTGGTGACGAGGAGAAGCCAGTGGGTAAGAACAAGAAGGCGGCGGACGCCCGTGTCATCCGTAACGTCGTGGCCCGGTTCAAGCGGGCTCGGATGTCGATCCCGGAGGCTGAGAAGATCCTTGGTGTCCGGCCGGGTGCCTCTCCGGAAGAGATCAAGGCTGCTCACAAGAAGAAGGTCATGGAGCTGCACCCGGACCTGAACCGGGACCGTGACACAACGGAGGAGATGGCCCAAGCGAACGCGGCGAAGGATGTCTTGGACGGCAAGACTCCCGCTGCTCCGTCCTACGGCGGCGGAGGTTCGTCCTACTCGCCACCTCGGACTCGCTACGAACCCCCAAAGCCGAAGGTTGTCACCTTTGAAGATGCCTACGGGACGGCTGGCGTCCCCTCTGGCGTCGAGTGGTTGTTCATCACGGACATGCAGCGAGGGACTGGGTACAACTCGGACGAGTTCACCCGCTCCAACACGGCCAAGGTGGCGTATGGCCGTACGGGGACGAAGCACGTCTTCCTCGGCATGGGCCACAAGGTCTACCAAGAGCACTACATCGGTGGTCGAGCAAACGACGACACGTGGTTCGTAGCGTCGAGGGAGTTCCCGATCTCTGGGGACGAGGGCAAGACCCCGGCTTGGCTCTACGGCAACGTGGTCAAGGCTCTCAAGGCTTGCGGGAGCGACGCCAAGTTCAACTCCAAGGTTTTCGACCTCAAGGGGAAGGGCTGGCACCCCACGCGTAAGGACACGGTGCAGTTCGGGTCGGCGATGTCGATCAAGCACTGGCTCGTCAACGCCGAAGAGGTGGATGAGGACGACGAGGCGGTCGCCACCCGCAAGCAGGTCGTCGAGATCAAGACGACGGAAGACCGCTTCTCGGAAGGGGAGAAGCCCGGCTTCTTCAAGCACCCGACCCACGACTGGGAAAGCACCCGCTACCAGCTCACGCTCATCATCAACGCCAAGGAATTCGACCTGAACGAAGCGGACTTCACGACCTTCATGAAGGTGCGTGGGCTCTACGAGAAGGTCTTTGGGCGGTACGTCTACGGCGGCAAGTCCAAGAACCTCACCCGTTCCAAGGACGGGAAGAAGATCCTTCAGTGGATGTCCGAGAAGTTCACCGGGCTCCCCCCGAAGGCGCGTGATGCTCTTGCTGCCGCCTCTGCGCAGATGAAGGGTTGAGCCGATGCCGAGCCCCGTCGACAAGTATTTCAAGTCCGTGAAGGAAAAGAACCCGTCTTACACGGACGAACAGGCGTGGGCAACTGCCTGGAGCATCTATTGTAAGCACAAGAACCCCGGCTCGGAGCACTGTCACAAGCCTGCGGGGGAGTACCTCAAGGGCAAGTCGGCCGCCCTTCGCGAGTTCCAAGACGCCATCATCATCCGCAACGTCGTCGCCCGCGTCATGCAGGAGTACACGGCGAAGGCGGAAGCCAAGAAGGCGGAGAAACGGTACGCCGAGAACAAGAAGCTCCTTGGTGAGATGGAGACTCTCCGTCGCAAGGTCGAGAACGCGGACGAGTCAGCGGCCAAGAAGTTCGACCGGGCCTACGGCAAGCTGTTCGAGAATGGAATGGCGGCGTCGAAGGCTGGGGAGAAGCTCTTGCGGGAGTACGGTGGGGAGGACGCCTCAGACTGGCTTTCAAGGTGCGTCCGTCAGTGGAACGGGAACGTGATTTCTCATCGTGAGACGGATGGGGACAACGTCCCTGTTAACGTGAAGATGCGGCAGCTTCCCAACACGTACGCCTACGCTCAGCAACTTGATGCGGTGATCAAGGACTTCGACAAGGTTCTCAAGGACCCTGGTACGAAGCTCGATGAGAGCTGGAGGCACTGAGATGGATCCACTACGAGACTTCCAAGATACTCTCATCGTCCGTAACGTCGTGGCTCGTTTCGTCGAGGCGAAGGAGAAGCCGAAGAAGCTCGTCACGGTTCCGAATGACGTGAAAGCCGTGTTTGATGATATGCAGGTCAAGGGGGGCCGCAAGCCAGCTTTCAAACCCAAGAACGACCTTGGGGTCATCCAACACGCGATCGGTTACCTCCACGCCCACAAGCAGGAAGAGGTTGCGTACGGGGACCGCAAAGCCCTCGCCAAGATGGCGGACGAGTTGGAGAAGGCCGTCCGGGGGTCTGGGGATGAGGTCGAAGTTCCTGAGAAGGTGAACGCCTTTCTCTTGAAGCGGAACCCCTACGCGGACAAGGACGAGTACCTCAAGCTCACGGGGAAGAAGGCCAAGGCCATCGTCGAGAATCTACGTAAGGAGATCAAGCGTCGGGACGTCGTGGACGACGCTGAAGACAAGCTCATCGCCATTCGCCGAACCATGGAAGGTGGTGGGGAGCTGAGTGACTACAAGAAGCTGGATTGGTGACCCTATGGATCCCCTCGTCAACCGCGTCGTTGCCCGCTACAAGATTGCCCGAGGACCCGTGGAGCCAAACGTCGCCAGGAATGCCAAGGCCATGCTGGAGGAGATGCAGGCGGCGGAAGCCAACATGCACCGGGCCGTCCAGTTCGCCCGACGACTCCAAACGGAACGCTCGATGGAGTGGATCGTTGAGCAGCTCGGGGAGCTGCACTCCAACTTCGCCGAGTTCGTGAAGAACGCCGACGACGCCCTCGACTACATCACGAAGGAGTGATCAGGGAGAGCCTGGGGTGTTCGGCTTGTGTCTGGGCGGCGGCGCCTTTCGCCCATGGGAGGCGATGATGGCGTTGTCCAAGGTAGCTCGTACCTCAGCCGGCGAAGCTGTGGATGACCCTCTGTAGTAAATCTCTTGGGCCTTCAACAATCGTTCGTCCTTGCTGGCCTCCCAGTCGTATTCAGCCACGAAGTCCTCGACACTCTCTCCAAAGCTCAAGGATGGGTACTTCTTTGCGTACTCAGCGAGCCGTACGAGTTGAATCGTCGGATCCCCCAATCTAGGGTTCTTGATCTCGATTGTGTTGGAGCTGATCGACTGAGAGTACCCTTGGTCGATGACCTCGTAGACGATGGGGTCTTCGCCTTGACCCCCTGCTCGTGCCGTAACGGCTAGCGCCTCCAGGGACAAGAAGACCGAGTCCATGAGGGTCGTGAACGTCTTGGGGTTGAGGTTCCTACGGAATTCCGGGGCGTGACGGAGGGCGTTGACAACGAAGTCTTTGCCCCCGTGGGTGAACACCAACCCGTTGGGTAGGCTCTCAGCGTCGGGGAAGGTTCGGACAACCTCTCGGAGCTGGAGCAAACGCACATCCACCGTGATGTTGAAGTTGCGCGGATCGGCCGCCGCTCCGCTCACCGTGATGTCTCGGATGGCCCCGCCGTGAAGGGCGTATGTGGGCATGTACGTCGTGGCGACGCCTTGGTTGTCCCTCGTGGTAACACGCATCGCTTCCAGCTTCGCGATCACCTCTTTGTAGGCGGTCGCAGCGGCCGTGTTCGTTGCCAGGAACGCTTGGTATTGGGTCAGCGTGCTCATTCGTCCACTACCATCCCTTCATCATCGGCTTGGGCGATCTCTTCTGCGGTTCGGCGCTTGTCCAAGGGCACGTAGCTACGTCGATGCTCTGGGCACAAACCCTTCTTCCTGAGACCTGCCTCATGCTCCTCCGACCGATACCCTACGTTCTTGGCGAAATTATAACCAGGGTATTCCTTGGCGAGCCCCAACATGAATCGGTCGTGGGTGAACTTGCCGAGGACGCTGGCAACGGACACGGCGGGCACCTCCCCATCGGCACGAGGGAAGTTCAGATGGTCGACCCCCATCGGCCGGATGTTGACCTCCCCATCGAGGATGACCAGCGCACTAGGGAACTTGACGAGAAGGGTCGTCACCGCCTTGTGGAAGCAACGCTTCAAGCACGGTCCAGGGCCGTCCGTGTCGATCTCTTTGGCGCTCGCCATGGCGATCTCGAATGGGACCACGCCTTCGAGCAGGTAGTAGAGTCGTTCATGCTCCTTTTTGGAGAGCTTCTTGGAGTCGGTCATCCCGCGAGGCGGGGTCCAGGGGTGAGGGACGGCGGCGGCGCATACAACAAGCGGACCCGCCCACGAACCCCATCCGCATTCGTCAGCCCCGATGACGTGGGTACGGTCCTTGGCTATCGCCCGCCAGTCTGGCGTCTCCTCAACCATGGTCAGATTTTTTTCCCCCCGTGACGGCGGGGGCGAGTGCGGTTGAAAGCAGTCTTCTCCTCGATCGCACCTTCGATGTCGATCCCCTTGTTCTGGCACATGAGGATCAGGCAGTCGGCTGCCTTCGTCATGTACTCCGCGATCGGCCCATCTTTCTGGTGCTTCCAGGCGAGGGCAATCCAGTAGTTGGACTCCGCCAAGGCTTCCTCGAAGTCCTGGCCCGAGCGTCCAACCGGGAGCTTCTTGTGCTCAGCGTTGAGGTCCAGGCTCCGATGAGCCGCGTAATCTGCTACTCTGATGAGCGTATCTGCGATCTCGATCGGGATTCCGCAAGGCTTCGCGTCGGCCACCGTGATGACGGGGTCGGCCCGAAGAGCATCGAGGTCCCCCTTGGTCATCGTCTTCTTGGCCGCACCCTCACTCGGCGTCACGTACTTGACCTCGTACCAGACTTCGTTGAGCCCCTTGTTGTTTCGGTAGTCCTCCAGGGCTTCGGCGTTCTCCGACTGCATGAGGAGCGTCAGAGCGGCGACGGAACGGGGTGACCCGTCCCACCAACCCTTCTCACAGGCGATTGTGTTCGAGACTTCGGCGAGTTTGTTCAGGTCGATCATGTCCCGGCATACACCGGCACCAACCCTTGAATCTCTCCGTCTCGGTGTAAATTGAAAGGTGAGCATGATCCGCAGCGGTAAAGAAGCCGGATTCCCCTACAGCCTGTCCAGGTGGACGGATCTTCCGGCTGCCAAGTGGCCTTGGTTCCTGTCTCAGTTGAAACAGGGCTACATGGTCGCGTTCGATCCCACGACGGGGATCCCTACCCAATGGTCGTTGCGTCCGGATGACGTGCTCGGGCTCGTGTTCTGGACGAAAGACCCGACCAACCTGATCTTCGACAAGGAACGGCTGGCGGACCGCCCCACGAAGGTCCACGTGACCGTGACAGGCTGGGAAGAGGTTGAGAAGGGGGCTCCGAGTTTGCGAGAGGGGGCCAACAAGCTCGCCATGGCGGCTCACGTCTTTGGGCCTGAGAACGTGACGTGGCGTTTCTCCCCTGTCCCGATGGTACCGGATGTGGTGGGGAGATTTGACACGATCCTGGCGATGGCCGCTTACGCAGGGCTCAAGAGCGTCTACCTTTCGTTCCTCCAAGAGAACGATTTGGTACCTGAGACCCGTTCGGAGCAGGACCGGCTCAACATCATGGCTCAGGCGGCCGAGCTTGGAGCCAACCGAGGGGTGCGTGTACTCCTTTGCAACGAGGACCGGCTCCTCGCCAAGTACCCAGGGTACCATCCCAACTTGGGGTCCGGGGTGTGTGCGCCCCCCGAGGACTTCGCGCTCGCTGGGCGGAACCTCCCGGCTTCGGAGGGGTGTGGGTGCGTGCTCATGGTGGACCCGTTCACGATCAACGAGTCCTGTACCATGGGCTGCACCTACTGCTATGCGTCGGACAAGACGATGGCCGACAAGAAGCGCAACACGACCCGCCGTCTCCCCGTGGTGGCGCCATGATGAAGCTCCAACCGGCGCTCGTCCCAGAAGACCTCGGCATCAACATCGACGAGGACTCGCCCGACTTGACGGACGACGAGGTTTCGACGGCCGTGGCTACCTCGTCTATGGATGACTTCGTGAAGCAGGCGAGCGACTTCGTGAAGGAGGTGGGAGGTAAGCCCCACTACGACCGGCGTATCAAGGCCGGAATCCTTTACTGTCGTATCTTGGTGGAAGGTCAGCAACGAGTCTTTCGTACCGACTGGCTAAGGAGCACCCGATGAGCGATCCCAACGATGCCGACACGTGCCCTGAAGACTGCCCGCCCCCATCCCTCTGCGATGGGGACACCACCAACAACTGTTGGTTCGAGGAAGGGGTCTGCATGCTCGACACCATGTCGAAAGCACAGGTCGTCTACACGATCCAGCGTAACCCCAAAGCACGAGACGACCTCAAGCGGGTTACGACGTGCGAGCCTCTTCTCCAGCTCCTAAAGGACGTTCCGCTCCTCGGGACGCAGCAAGAGGATGACGTCCAACAGAGGCGGTTCAACCAGAACGACTGTCTCCCGTTCTATACGATCTACAAGGGCAACACGAACAACAGGTAGAGGTCCCCGTGTCGAGCAGCGCATCGCGAAGAGAACGTCGTCTGGAGAAGAAGGGGGCCGTTGTCCCCATCGGTAGACAAGCTGGGATGTCCATGGGGGGCGCTCTCGGTGCCGTCTCGGCCCAGATGAGCACCTTCATGGACGCAGCGGAGGAGATCAAGAAGGCGGCCCGTCAATTCGAGGGGGTGGAAGCTCTCTCCCGTCAGATCGATGCCGCCAGAGAAGTGGCAGCGAAGGCGCTAGAGGAGTTCGCTGGCTTCGAGTACGAGCTGACGAAGCAACGGTTCGTCAGCCTTCGACTCCAGCACTTCCTCATGTGGGGGGTCTACGACACGTCATCGACGAAGACGTTGGATGAGCGAGCACAAGAGCTTCTCGAACTGGAGTTGACCTTCCGAGCGGAGTACGACGCCATTCAAGCTCTCATCCTTCTCGTTACGAAAGAGGCATGATGCCCCATGGCAACTCGAAAGCACACCCCAACGACCAAGACGAAGACCCCGGCAGGCCCGCACGGGTGGGACACACTCCTGTCCAAGACGATCCAACGGGCCACGCTGACGAGAGACCCGAGGCTAGCGGGTCTTCGGCGAGCCATGACCGAGGGGAAGTCGGAGAGGATCCTGCGGCAAATGGGCATCCTCTCCGACAAGGACATCGACAGGGAATTCCCGGTCAACGGGCGGTAGACCCTACCGAGGCTCTCCTACAAGGGTTCCTAGACGGCGACCCCGAGGCCGCTTACCGAGCGGCTTTGGATCTGACGGAAGCGTACCGTGAGGCCATGCTTGAAGGCTCACGGCTCCGCTTCCGTCTCAATTTTGGCAGCCAAGTTTGCGAGGGTTGCTCGGGTCTTCGAGCTGGGCCTGGCGTCGCAGCTACATGCTTCCAGGTAAAGCGCTGCGATTACGGGCACATCAAAGAGGGCGGGGAGACGCCGTTGCAGCGCAAGCTCATTCAAAGTCTCACCCGAACCCCGTAAACTTCGCTCACCCTGTTCCCCTTGCGTTTACGCTGTAGGAAGGTCATATTGAGCAAGAAGGGCGCCTTTTGAAAGTTCAGTTGAATCTGATCTGAAAAGGGTGTATGTCGATCAAGCCCTCCAAATTGGATGAGAAAGGGAACGGATAAGATGCCGAGGCAGAAGTCAGTCTCAACGATGACGAGTGCGGAACGCGACAAGGCGTTCGACGACCTCATCTCCAGGTTCAATCGCGTCGAGAGGATCGTTCACAGCGGATCCTTGACCAAGCCAGCGGCCAAGGCGTCAGCGAAGAAGACCGCCGCCCCGAAGAAGAAGGCCGTTGCAGCGTCGAAGAAGGTGTCTCCGCCGAAGAAGGCCAACAAGCCCGGCCCCAAGCCGAAGGTGAAGGCCAAGGCGGCGACGAAGACGGGGACGAGCAAGAAGCCCCCGCGTCTCATCGACTCGATCCAGACGGTCATGGGTACGAGCACGATGACGGCCATCCAGGTCCACGCCGAGCTGAAAAAGCGTCACTGGCTTCCCAACTCGGATGATCCGCTCGGGTACATCCGCTACACGCTCAGCAAGGAGAAGGACATCTTCCTCCGCATCGAGGGTCAGCGGGGGCACTACCATCTCGGCAAGGGCAAGGCGAAGCCGCAGGCCAAGGCCGCAGCGAAGGCGCCTCCAGCGCCCAAGAGTGCTCCGGCTGTTGTGCCCCCGGCCGCTGAGAGCAAGCCGGTCGTGGCGGCCCCGGCCCCGGCTCCCGCTGTCTCGAAGCCTGCTGGGGAGGACGAAGACCCGGCAACCGTCGCGAACGACATCCTCAAGGATGCTGGCATCGACATGGGAGCGAGCCCGCTGCCCGGTCAGTGATCGGATCCGTAGGTCGGCGCGAAGGCGTTGGGTGCAAGCCCAACGCCTTTCGTGCTTTACGGTGTAGACCTTCTCGTGATCCCTGAACCCGACATATCCCGTGTAAGACACGCTGCCCTCCGCATCGTCAAGTCGGTGATGCGGAGGTACGTCTACGAGACCAAGAACAAGGCCACCCCCGGCCAATGGAGCCCCATGCTTACCGTGGAAGAAGGCTTCTTTTTGGGGGCCAAGAAGGAGTGGCTTGGTGTTCGCGATGAGTTGCGTCTCTTGGACGAGGATACCCGTCCAGTCTTGGAGTCCGTGTGCGCAGAGGCTAAGTCCGACATCGCGAGCCTCCTGAATGAGACCATCCCAGAGGTCGAGGCCATTCTGAAGCCTTGGGACCTGAACCTCTTTCCCGTGCTCAACCCATGAGGGTCGGAGACTTGGTGGAGCAAGATGGCCGCCGCTGGCTGGTCATCAACTTCGACCGAACGGTGAAGGTAGGGCTCGTTGTGGACGGCAGCGGTAGCCGCAAAGAGCTGGCCGATGACGCCTGCGAGGTCATCGCCAATCTCCCGGAGAGCTGGCCGACCCTCGCAGCACCCACCCGGAACGGAGGAGGCCCCTTCGTGAAACTGGTCGTTCCTGGCATCCTGGGGCGCCCTGAGACGGTTTTGGAGCCGTGGGTGGACTGGGTGCAGAGCGACCCCCTCCGAGATGGTGGGAGCCTGTTTATACGCCCCGAGGTTCGTCTCCTACCTGGGGTTGTCCTTATCGCCACACATCGGAGTGGGGTCTCCGTCCGGGTGACGGTTCCACGGACGTACGGCACCGTTGCCCAGAAGCAGGCCGCTCAAGCGGCAGCGGCAGCTCGCCCTCCGGAACCCCGGAACAGATTCAACCACATTCTCGATGAAGATGAAGAATAAGCGCCGGCTTCCTGTCTTGATTGAGGACTCGATCGGTTCGGTTCAGGCCCTTCGGACCGAGATCGCATCCAAGTTTGAGATGGAGGTCCGTACGCAGTTGAAGCGCACCACCTGCACCAAGGGCTGCGCCTCATGCTGTTACCACCCGGTGACCATCTCTATTTTCGAGGGTGTTCTGCTCTACCGATGGTTGGTCGACCGTCACTTGTGGACCACTAAGCTCAGAGAGAAGCTCAAGGACACGGCCGACCGTCAATACGGGACCAGCTACGAGGTCTGGTTGATGGCGCTCATCCCCTGCCCTCTCCTGACGGACCAGAAGGAATGTTCTGTCTACGAGGCTCGCCCGTTCTCGTGTCGGACCTACTACTCAGCGGGAGATCCCCACTACTGCCACCCGCATCGACTCGGACCCCTTACGAGGATCGTGGACCGAACCCTCGTGGCCAATACTTTTCATGCGGAACAAGAAAAAATCTTACGCCGACACCAGCTCCAATTCTTGACGATGCCAGTCGGGACCGCCCTGCTCTTGGCGGAGCAGTTGTGCAACGAGGACATCGACCTCGGCGCCATCGACCGCTTTCTGTACCAAGAGTACGTGGATAAGGGGTGAACCTTGAACGCGAAATGCGATATTTGCAGTAGAGAGCGCCCTGAAGCGGACTGCACCGTGTTCGTTCTGACCGAGGAAGAGAAGCGGTACCTTGTGGCGATGGGGGACGAACCGAAGGAACGGATCGTCTATTGCAGACCGTGTACTCGCATCATGCGGAACCAAGCGACGGCCTTGGACCTGATGAAAGGTGTAGTACAGGTCCAAGCCACCGCCCTCGGCGTCCCCAATGCGGAGGCTTTGGCTGAGGGCTTCAAGAACCAACTCCTCGAAAAGACGAAAAAACCATGAGCAACCTTCCCCCGAACAACCCCGACGTTATGCGCATGATGGCGCAGGCGATGAAGCAACAGATGCCGAGCCTCAAGACGCAGGTTCAGTTCACGGCGTTCATGGCTGGGTTCGACGCCTTCCGCCTTCTGGCGGACTCTATCTTTTCGCAGAACGAGGCTCGGGAGACCGAGTGTCGGGACGCCTTCGAGAAGTCGATCAAGGCCATGCGGGAGGCGACCGAGATCGGGCAGAAGTTCGAGGAGATCCCTCCGGAGCATCGGGGCAAGGCGGCCAAAGCCTTCACCCAAGAGCCCAACGAGTTTCACGAGTATGACATCCAGAAGAAGCTCCTCATGGAGCTTCAGGCGATCAACGACTGGGACACCCTCCAGAAGTGGTACGTCGACACCAAGCCGCTCCAAGAGCGGATCGTGACGCAGCCTCTTCGGAACGGTCTATTCGACCAGATTCGGGCCAAGCGGAACGCCCTCCAGCCCAAGGAAGAGAACTGATCATGTCGTTCACCATCGCGCAGCTCAAGGCCATCAAGACCGTCGTGACGCACGAGAACTGCCCCGATGGTATGGCCTCGGCGATCCTTCTCCACGACGTGTTGCCGGACGCCAAGATCGTCTTCATGCAGTACCAGACGGAAGCCCACAAGACTCAGGTGGCCGAGCCGGGGATGCTCTTCGCCGACTTCTCTCCGCATGAGGGTCGGGTCAAGGACTTCGTAGCGGCGGGCGCCCTCGTCCTCGACCACCACAAGTTCGCTAGGCCCATCGTCGATGCGTTCGAGGGTAACGGGGTCTTCGCCGACGAGGTGACCCAGCCTGGGGTCTGCGGGGCGGTCCTCGCCTTCCGGCACGTGTGGCAGCCGCTCAAGTCGGCTCAGTACGACCTCAACCGCTTCGATCGCATCGACGATGAGAACGGGATCAAGGGGGAGTACGACGCCTTGGTTCATAGGGCCGACACGTTTGCCACTCTCGCAGGGGTCCGGGACACCTGGCAGAACAAGCATCCGGACTGGCGGAAGGCGTGCATCCAAGCCGAGATGCTCCGGTTCTACCCCCCGGACAACTGGCTCTCCGTCTTCAACCCGTTCCGCTACGAGAACAACTCGTGGTGGGCCGAGCGCATGAAGCTCGGGGAGCTTCTCGTCGAGAAGCACGAGCGGTCGGTCAAGAAGTCGATCGAGAAGTCCTACCGCTACACGACCCCGTACGGCACCCGAGTCGTGATCCTCAACAGCCTCCACACGACCAGCGACGCTGCCGAAGCCCTGGACTCGGAGGCAGACCTCGTGGCCGGTTTCAGCTTCGAGATCGAGAACGGCACCCCAAAGGTCATCTTCTCGACCCGGTCACGCGGTAACTTCGACTGCGGAGCATTCTGCAAGGCCCACGGGGGCGGAGGTCACACGAAGGCGGCCGGATTCAACCAGCCCTTCGAGATCGGGTCGATGGAGAATCCTTACGCGGCGTTCGCTAGGGTTCTAGGGAGTTACGAGCGGAGCCTGGAGGCTGAGGGGAAGCTCCCCAATCCGCACGCTTAAAGACCAAGGGCCACCTGCATCCGCTAGGTGGCCCTGACCTCGCCGTCGAAACGAACGAGGGGAGTGATTTCGTCCTAGCTCACTCCTCGTGGGTGGGCAAGTTGGCTCCGACCAAGACCTCGTTGACGTTGCCCCTTTTGTCCCCGTCCGAGTTGATGTTCCGACGAGCTTCTACGATGTCGATTTTGAATCCTTCGTAGAGTGAATGGGTCAACGGCACGTCGGCGTTGGATAGAAGGACGACAACGCCCTTACCCGCCAGGCGTTTGAAGGTCTCAGCGAGCCGCTTGTGCTCGAAAGCTCCGAACCCTCCAGGCGTGTACTCGGTGAAGTCGGCCGTCTCGGAGACTGGAAGGTACGGGGGGTCGAAGTAGACCACGTCTCCGGCGCCGGCTGACTCGACACACTTCTCAAAGTCCTCGCACCGAAACTCGATCGGCTGACGAAGGCACTTGGATACCGCGAGGAGGTTGTCTTCGTCGCAGATGGTCGGGTTCGTGTACTTACCGAAGGGGACGTTGAACTGCCCGCTCTTGTTGACCCGATAGAGCCCGTTGAACCCAGCTCGGTTCAGGTAGATGAACCGAGCTGTCTTGGCAACGTCGCTCAAGTCCTTCGGGCTCTGAGCCCGGATGGTCTCGAAGAAGGTCCGATCGAAGGGGTAGGTCTTCAGGAGGGTGATGACCGCTCCAACCCCTTCGTTGGTGGCGAGCGTTCGGTAGGCTTGCATCAACTCTTCGTTGAGGTCGTTGATGATGGCTCGATCGAACGCCCCCTCGCGGGCGAGGGCAAAGAAGACGGCGCCACCTCCTACGAACGGTTCGTAGAATGTGCCGATCTCCATGGGGAGCCGGCTGAGGATGGCGGGGAGGAGCTGCCTCTTGCCCCCGGCCCACTTGACGAAGGGTTGGGTCATGCGTGCTTTCCGTTAGAGAGGGGGGGACCACCCTCCCCATCCTCAAACACCGTCTGAGTGATCGACAGGTGAAATTCCTCGGCTCCTACCTCGACGATCAGCCCAGCCTCTTTGCCGTAGCCCTTCTCGATGACCGAAGCGGCCTTGAGGGGTAGGTCGTTGTTCTTCGCGTAATCCGCGAGGGCTTGGCTCAGGATGTTCTCGAAGTCGTGCTCGTTCATCATGCCTCTCTACGTCAGGGCTTGAAGTACCCACTTGGTGACAGCGTTGGTGCGGAGGAATACGAGAAGCCCCCTTCGCTCGTAAGTATCGGCCGTAAACTCGATGGGAGCGCCTCCGGTACGCTCTTGGAAACGAACTTTCAGGCCCTTGTCGGCCTGTGTCACCTCCACGTCAACGACGCCGAACGTTTCGGCGTCCCACGGGCCAGCACTGATAACACGAAACGCACCTTTGAGCATGGTCATGCTCCCCTCGGTACAGGGTGCGTTTCAGGTGGGCCAAGTTTGGGGATCCTTTCATCGGTAACCCCTTGGCAGATGAAAACAGATGCAGACCTCCGGTGGGAACGACGACAGGCCGAACGACAACGCCGCTCAGACCTCCGAGCCCAAGCGGTCCACTACAAGGGCGGCCGGTGTCAAATTTGTGGCTACAACCGCTGCGCCGCAGGGTTTGACTTCCACCATACCGACCCACGGACCAAGGACTTCACCATCTCCAAGCGAATGACGACCTTCGCGGCGATCCGCAAGGAATTGGACAAGTGCGTCCTGTTATGCGCTACGTGTCATCGTGAGGTCCACGACGGCTGGCACCCTCAGTTCATCGTCTACGATGACGGAGACCGGCGACCGGAATTGGGGGAGGACGACCTCGACTTCGATGCGATGACGTACGAAGAAGAGCTGGAAGTCCTCGACTGTCTTCAGGGGACCTAAACCGATCGCTGAGGGATCGGTTTACCTCGAAATGGCTAGCTTGAAGGAGGCTTAATACTCTCTAGTTCCCGGTCGAAGTCGCAGGCAGGTCGATGATCGGCGGGTGCATGAGGGAGCAGGCCCCGGACGAGATCACGACCGCCCGGACGTGCCCACGGGGCGGCACCTTGGAGATGTGGGTGGCCACGAGAGGGTGGTCGAGCGTCTGGAAGAGCTTCCGGGTCGTGTCGAGGTCAAACACGAGGGTCGCCGTGGCGATCTGCCCCTTGCGCTCGATCTTCGCCTCCTCCTTGGAGATGTCGGTTCCTTTGGCGTCCGCCATCGCCTCGGTGAGCTGCCGGGCGATCGGGTCACGGAGATCGGCGATGATGACCACGAGGTCCGACCAGTCACCGGAAGGCTCGACGGAACGGAGCGCCATCATGGCGGCCGTTGCGTTGTGCTCCCACATGCGGATACGTTCTTGAATGCCGGGATTCATTCGCCCTCCAAACCCAGAGTCTTGGGGTCCACGAGCTTGTACCAGTCGGAGCCAGTGAAGCCGTCGATGTCCCTTTCCCTCTTAGAGAGAAGGTTCTCGACGGAGCTACGCCATCCCGAGTCGTGAAATCCGACCATCTCCCATGCGGAGGACCCCTCGATGTAGCCCTTGCCGGGCTTGGGGCCGCCATCGTCCTCGTCTTCGAGGTCTTCGACTGGGATGACCGTCCAGCGGTCGCGGGTCCAGACCTGGACGTAGTTTGCCGGCCCGTAGATGACCAGCTCGATGTAGCGGTAACCCTCTTCCTTCTCGTAGTCGATACGAGCGGAGAAGGTGATGTGGAGAGCCCGGCGTTCATGCTCGGGCTTGCTGAGCTGGTTCTTCCCGCACGCCTTGGTGAACGTGTGGTTGATGACCTCAGCGACCATGCGACGGAAGCTCATGCTTCAGAGTCCTTGCGTGCGAGGCGGGCCTCAGCTCGCTTGCCGAGGCGGTTGTAGTACCGCTTGTAGTAGCGGGCTCCCTTGGAGAGTCCGTGACGGGAGTAGGTACGGGTCGTGTAGCGCCCGGCGTTTTCGTGGCTGTCGTTGGCGATCTTGTTTGCGACGCTCATTTGAACACGCGCTCCACGGTGATGAGGTACTCGACCTCCGTGACTTCCCCGCCCTGTTCGACCGGGAGACGGACGATGAGCCGGTTGCCCTCCACCTCCGGCTTGAACTGGGTGGAAACGATCTCAAAGGTCGGGACCGAGCGGATCTCCCGCTCGGAGAGAGGTGCCCCTCCCGTAGCGCCCGTGAGAGTGTCGAGGAGCCAGCCAGTTGCTTCGGTGTTGTTCACGGGTGCATCTCCTTCGCACGGTCGGCAAGGTTCTTGTGGTCCGCCACGAGGGCGTCGTGGAGTCGGCGGTTCTTCTTTCCGAGCTTCTCAATCTTGTCCAGCTCGGCCTGGAGCTTCGCCCGATCGGCCGGGGTCTTGGCCCTACGGAGGGCAGCCTTGCGGTTCCGGTACTCCCGACGAGCCCGAACGAGCCACTCTGCGAGGCCCCGGATCTCCTTGAGGGTGTCGAACCCGCTACCCCAGCAGCGGAAGCAGATGCCGCCACGAACATGGCGGAAAGCCGCGATCTCCCCCTTACCGTTGCAGCGTCCACAGGTGGTTTCCATGCCCTGTAGACGATCGAAGGGGTCAAGTTTTGACCCAAAATGCACGAAACCCGAAGGACTTGGAATCCTTCGGGTTTCAAAACCGCTACTTGTACGATGTAAACCCCGCCAACATTCGCATGTGCGACAAGGACAGCAGAGTCGCGGTTTCATCAAATCGGAACTACGGCGAATCGCGTGTGCGCATGCAGTTTCCTTTTTGATCGCTTGTATGTAGACCCAACGGCATTCACCGCCTGCGGAATTGCGAGGTCGGAGACAAGGGGGTGCCGAGTCGCCTCTCAAGATACATGATCCCGAGCGGCCGACAAATTTTTCTACGCAGAATTGGGTGAAAAGGTAGGAGCTGGTTGAAGGCGCCACGTTTCGGTGTAGAACCGAGCATGAGAAAAAGTGAAGAACTAGCCCGGCGCTGGATGCCGGGTACCCGGCAAGGGCCGGGAAACAGAGCGGCGTGGGAACACCCGCAAGACCTCGTGCGTCTCTTGACGGAGCTTTGGGGCTTGACACACCCGCCACCCCCTAGCGAGCGAGAGAAGGCCACGTATGAGCACTGCATCGACGTGGCATGGATGCACGATCTCATCGAGGACGGCCGGAAAGAAGATGGGTCTCGGGTGATCGAGGCGGATCTCACGGCCGAGGGTATAGACTACAACATCGTCTTCGGTGTCGTGAGCCTCACACATGACGAGGCGGCGGACTCCAAGATCGCCTACCTCGCTCGCCTGCGTCAGACCTTGAGGTTTGCGGAAGCGAAGGTGAAGCTCGCTGACCGAATCTGCAACCTCCGTGAAGGCAGGACGGTCTTCAAGGACAAGCGGTGGGCTCGGGTCATCAACGAGACGAACCAGTACATCGTGCCGTTGCTTGAATTGATCGAGATTCGCGATGAGCAAGAACAGCTCCGAAAGTGGCTTTCCGAGGCCATCGCAGCCCGTCCGGTTGTCGAGGGGCTCTGATGGTCTCCCTCGGGCCGATGAGCAGCCGTAACGGCGAGAACCTGACTGAAGAAGAGATGGCTGGGATGCGACGGGGCACGAGACTCAGTGAGGTCATGTGCCCTGACTGCAAACAGCAAGGCTTTCTCGCCGGGCCTTGCGGGGGTGGGTCGCAGAATTTCAAGTGCGCCAACCCTAACTGCGGCAGCCGCTTCAACGACATGGGGCCGTTTGGAGTCCAGCGAATCTCCGATCCGAGCCCTGACGCCAAGCCGCCCCAAGGGCTTTGACCGAGAGGATCCTCTATGAAGCCTATGAAGGTCTACGAGCGGTGTGAGCGTTGCGGCAGATTAAGGTCTCCGGGGCATGTGTGGATCTCAGGCATTTGTACTTGGTGCCATGAGAAGCGGGTCCAAGCCTTCATCGAGGCAATGGTCACGTCCGGCATAAAGGTTCGGAGGAAGTGGGCGGGTAAATTCTTCAAGGATCATGAGCAAGAGATTCAACGGAGAGTGAAAGAAAACGGTCTCTCTGTTGAGATGGCTGAGGTGGAGGTGGCACTAGAGGTCGTTGATGCCCCACCACCTCTGAAGAAGCCAGAGATCACCGATGATGAGCTTGAATCCATTTTTGGGAAGTATTGATGCCGCGTTGGGATGACGATCGAGACCTCGAACCTGAAGAGCCCAAGCCCCTTGCCGATGACTGGTGCCCGACATGCGGCGAGAGCCAAGCCGAGCACTCCAAGGAGCAAGAGGACCGTTGCTTCCTGAGCTTCTGGCAGACCAACGTGCTGATCAACCGGGTCATCGACGAGAGGGCGAAGTGAGCTGGGCAACCCCCTACATCGCGAAGCTCCAGGCGGGGGAGACGGTCCAGTTCCGCCCCCGTGGGTCCTCGATGATGCCCAAGATCAAGTCCGGGCAGCTCTGCACCGTTGAGCCCCTGGACCCAAACCTCGCCTTGCGGGAGGGTGACATTGTTCTCTGCAAGGTGAACGGCAAGCAATACCTCCACCTCGTGAAAGCGATCCGCTACGGCGGGCTGTACCTCATCGGGAACAACCGGGGTCACGAGAACGGGTGGATCAACACCAAGAGCATCTACGGTAAGCTCGTGAGGATTGAGCCGTAGTCTTTCGATACGGTCGGCTCGGTATGAGCCACGACTACGACCGTAGGGGCAAGACCGCCAGAGGTTTCCCGTATCATGCCCCCGCTCAGGCCGATGAGGCAGCCACGAAGGCGTACCTGTCGTTGCTCACGTTCAAGAACGGGTTTGATGTGATGGAGGAGATCCCCAAGAACTTCCTCCCTTACTACGACCAGTGTTTGAAGGCGATCGGCGCCATTCAGGATGCGCAAAAAGAGACGTACCAGCTCCGCATGATGGCCCGTAAACTCCCGACCCGGTGAGTATGGACCCGCTCGTTCCTTCCGTTGTCGCCAGGTACGCCGCCAACATGAGGCGGCTGGACCTCGCGTGGGTTGAGGGGCTCCGAAAGGACTTCCTCACGCTTGGGAAGAACCTCCCCAGGGTGAAGGACTACAAGACGGCCCACGAGCTAAGGGACGCCTTCCGCATCTACCGCGAGAACTTCAACGACCTCTTCTTCGAGCACTTCCTCAACCACGACTTGAAGTACGAGTTGGGGCTCCCCGAGGGGGACGCGAAGTATTACGACAAGCGGCTCCGGTCCAAGGCGTGGGACTTCTCGATCGAGCTGTCACCTCCCATCGGCTTCGCTGACGAATACTACAGCGAAGAGGCAAAGTTCAGGCAGTTCGAGCAAGAAGCCCCCAAGTGGAAGGCTCGCGTCCAACGGAAGGCTCAAGTCTTCTGGAAGGAGATGAAAGAGGTCATCGTCGAGTTTGCCGAGTGGAAGAAAAAGACCCTCGACGTGAAGATGCCGGTCATCGAGAACACGGTCATCGAGGGGTTCAAGGTTGAAGTTCAAGGGTACGAGCCGGATGACGATCACCACCCGGACTGGCTCGCGATGTTCCGAGAGGGTCTGAAGCGATACCGCCAACGGGCGGCAGCCGTTGCGCCCATTCTCCTCCGCAAGCAGTGCCCCATCGTTGCCCATTTCAACGGGAAGCTAGACCAGGGTGGGGAGTACAAGAACGGGGTCGTGTACTTCTACCTGACCTCGATGAGCAGCAAGGGCGTCGATTGGGTTGTCCACGCGCTCGCTCACGAGATGGGGCACCACCTGTGGAAAACGTACTTGAGTAAAGAGGCTCAGGACTTTTGGCAGATGACGATCCGAGGGGACTACGGCGACCTCGACCTCAAGGAGCTGCTCGACAACTGGCCTGGGGACGCATGGGCCTTTGAGTTTCCGTCGAAGCTCAAGGACACGAACCCCATCCTCGCCCTTCAGGTCGAAGCGATCAGCTACGACCGCGCTTACGGGGAGCTTCAGAAGAAAGAGGAGTTTCAAAAGCTCTACGACCAGGGGGATCGGAAGATTCGAGTCCCCAAGCACCCGATCACGGGGTACGCCAACAAGAACCAAGAAGAGGCGTTCTGCGAGACGATCGGGATGCTCGTTGCCTACGGGCCACGAGTTGTTCACGAAAAGGTCCGCATGTGGCTCGAAACAGCTCTACCGGGAGCTGTGAAGGTGGCTACGTTGACTGAGAGAGTGGCCGAGCGCTTCAAAACCCTCTCGGTGTAGTCTCTTTCAGACACATGCCGACCGACATCATCGAGATGTTCTGGGGTTGCCTTGTCTGCAACTCCGACAACAAGGGTCGCTTCAAGACCTGCCAGAACTGCGGAAAACCCCGTTCGGAGGACTCTCCCGAATGGATGCCGGACGACGTCTCGCCGATGGCGGCGGTCAAGGACCCGGAGTTGCTCGCCAAGTTCAAGGCCGGGGCCGACTGGAAGTGTCGTTTCTGCGACTCGTCCCAGTTCCGGGCGGACGGCAACTGTGCTCAATGCGGGTCGGCTCAGGGGGATTCGGTCAAGAAGGTCGAGACGCCTGCCGTTCACCCCAAGACGGACATGTCCGACAAGGACAAGGCGTGCAGGGGGGAGCTGACCAAAGACGACATCGAGAGGATGTTGGGGAAGAACCGCCCCCACAACCCAGCTCTCGAAGAGTTGCTCAGGCAGCGGCAGCAAGCCCGTCAGAGGCCGGAGCCGGCCCCTTTCGTCCCGCACACGGGCGGGTACCGGGATCCTCCCGACCGAGAGGTGACTCCACCCCCTTCGTTCACGGACGTCGCAGCCGACGTGAGCCGGAGGGTGGACATGATGCGGCCTCCTCGGGTGCCGAGGTTCAACACCCCTTCCCGTGGGACTCTCATCGGAGCGGGGGTGGCCATTCTGGTAGGGCTAGCTCTCTATCTCATCTTCCGGACGAAGGTGATAGACGCCCAAGTCGCAGCGGTCTCCTGGGACCGGAGTGTGGCCGTCGAGCGCTACCAAGTCTACCGCCATGAGGGGTGGGATCCGGACCTTGGCGCCTTCGACGTAGTGGACGAAGGCCGGAAGGTTCACCACTACGACCATGTTCGCGTGGGGAGCCACCAAGAGTCCTACCAGGAGCAGTACCAGTGCGGGGAGACCTGTACGACCGTCAAAGGCTCCTGCTACACGACGCCCCGAAGTTGCACGAGCAACAAGAACGGGTCGGCGACCTGTACGGGCGGGGACCGAGTCTGCAACCCGGACACGAAGTCCTGTTCCCCCAAATACTGCAACCGGACAGCCTACCGCACCGTGGACGACTACGAAGACCAGCCCCGGTACCGAGACTGGTACTCTTGGAAGGTCTGGGAGTGGGGCCACAACCGGGATGTCCGGGCTAGCGGGACGAGCACGAAGACCCACTGGCCGAGCGACGAACAAATCCGTTTGGGCGTTGGATTAGGGCAAGGTGAGCAAGAGCGCATCTCTGGCCGTACGGAACATTACCGGGTGACCCTTGCCTACAACAAGGATACCTACAAGTACGAACCCAAGTCAGATGCGGAGTTTCAACATTTCACGATCGGGGATCGCCACAAAATCAAGGTCGGAATTGCACACGGGGTAGAGATTCTACCCAGGTAAAGCGTCGGTGTACCCATGGCCGGACCCCAACAAAGGACCGGCCATGTCAGGAACGCAGTCGCACAAGATCGCGGACAAGCTCTACCTCGTTCGCCAGACCGTCGCTAAGGGAGCGGCGCCAGCGAAGCCCGTAGAAGTCCCCACCAATCACATCGCGGTCATCGACTGTTCGGGGTCGATGTACTCGGAGCTTCCCCACATTCGGGAGCAGCTCAAGAAGCGAATCCCGAAGCTCCTCAAAGAGAAGGACACCTTCTCCCTCTTGTGGTTCTCCGGTCGGGGTCAGTACGGCGTCATCCTCGAAGGCGAGCCGGTCGCGACCCTGGCCGACCTCTCCGATGTCAATGCGGCGATCGACCGTTGGCTCAAGTGCGTGGGGCTCACGGGCTTCAAGGAGCCCTTGGAGAGCATCGAAGACCTCACCAAGAAGCTCGCGAAGAAGAACCAGAACACGAACGCCTTGTTCTTCATGTCGGACGGCTGGGACAACCAGTCCAGTCGGGCGGACGTGCTCAAGGCGGCCGAGAAGGCGTCCAAGTTCGTCTCCTCCTCCACGTTCGTCGAGTACGGCAACTACGCCGACAGGCAGCTCCTCACGGCGATGGCGGAGAAGTCGGGCGGTAACTTCATCTTCGCCGAGCAGTTCGACAAGTACGCGCCTCAGTTCGAGGCGGCCATGCAGAAGAAGATCAGCGGCGCCCCTCGGATCGAGGTCAAGATCGAGGGGGATGCGGTCGGAGGCTTCGCCTACGCCCTCCACGATGGCGACCTCATCACGTTCGCAGCGGCGGGTACGGCAGCGGTACCGGAGGATCTCCCGGTTCTCTACTACGTCTCCCCGACCCCCATCGGAAGCGTGGTGGGTGACCTCAACGGAACCGCCAGCTCTCGGACGACCGGGGATGACTTCGACGCAGCCTACGCGGCGGTGAGCCTCTTCTCGGTTCGCATGAAGCCCGAGATCGTCTTCCCTTTCCTCAAGGCGCTCGGGGACGTGACCTTCATCGAGCAGTTTTCCGGGTGTTTCGGGAAGCAGAAGTACAGCGCTTTCATGGACGCCGCCAAGACGGCCGCGTTCGATCCCAAGGCCCGCTTCACCAAGGGCTACGACCCCAAGAAGGTGCCGCGTGACGACGCCTTCACGGTGCTCCAGTTCTTGAATCTCCTCCAGGCAGACGAGGGGAACAAGGTGCTCCTCGACCACTCGGAGTTCAAGTACAACCGCATCGGTCGGGCCAAGCTCGATGCGAGTGAGCACCTGAACGCCAACGAGAAGGCGGAATTCGAGAAGCTCACCAGCGAGCTGGCGGGTGAGAAGGACGTCAAGAAGATCAAGGCTCTGAACGAGAAGCTGTCCGCCCTCACGGCCAACAAGGGCGAGGCTCTCAAGTTCATCGCGGACCCGTCGCCGGAGGGTTACCCGGTCAACACGCTGACGTTCAACGAGGACCGTCCGAACGTCTCGATCTTGATCCGCAAGACGGGAACGGTGGACCTCTCCTCGCGGCTCCCGGCCGAACACAAGGGCAAGATCCCGGAGAAGCTCCAGACGTTCATCTTCCGCAACTACGCCGTCATCAAGGACGGCATCGTGAACGTGGAGAAGCTCCCGGTTCGACTCTCCGAGGCGACGTTCAAGATCCTCAAGACCGAGGGTGTCGTCACGGGAGACTACCGAGCGGACTACGACTACGTGATCGACCTGAAGGCCCTCCCGGTCATCAACCGGGACATGGTCAAGCAGACGAGCGCCAAGACGTTCTTCACGCTCAGCTTCGAGCTGACGAAGGCTCAGGCAGCGCAGAAGGTCTACAACGGCTTCGCCAAGGAGCTTCTCCCGGCGAAGAAGTCGGAGGGCTTCGCGGCTCTCTACGGGGACGAGGCGGCCACGTGGCTCAAGGACCAAGGCTTCACGGACTACTCGGGATTCAACCCGAAGGGGACGGTGGCCGAGTCCACGGACTTCTACATGGCGAAGCAACTGAAGGTGAGCCTCAAGGGCTACTCTTCGCTCCCGAGCCTGAAGGACGCCAAGGCCAAGATCGCTTCGGGCAAGCCCAACCCGCCTACGGCTCTCATGAAGCCGTACATCGAGGAGGTGGAGAAGTTCCTCGCTTCCGACGCCTACACGAAGGCAGCGGCCAAGGAACAAGTCCTCGAAGCCTGGCTCAAGGGTCAGGCGAAGTCGGCCACCGAGGAGTGCCGCCGACTCATCTACCGCGTGGCTCAGACGACGTTCTCCCTCGTCGTCGGTCAGACGTGGTTTTCGGAGTTCTCGTCAATCGACGAGAACAAGCTGGATATCGACGTGGACGGCACCAAGGTTGCCTGCACGGTCGAGATGAAAGAGATCGAGGAAAAGCTCTAGCCTACGGAGGGTGGCACCGGGATCGCTGAATTTCAGGCGGTCCCGGTGTAACTAAACTCATGGCCCAACGAGACAAAGAACCCAAGTCGGAGGGCCGGATTCAAGCCACGCTGGATAGCCGTCGCCTCGAAGGGCTAAATGCCAAGGATTTCGAGAAGGTGATCAAGGTGTGGGCGCGGTCCGAGAACCACGTCCCGCCCGAGATCGAAACGGCATTCCTCAACCGGCTCCGCGACAACCGCATCCCCCTTGTGTGCTACCCGTCCGTATTTTTCGAGGCGAAGAAGACGCTCGGGTGGTCGCCGATTCAAGAGGCGTGTCTTGGGCATCTGAGGGGGAGGCTCGAAGACGTAGTGACCGTCTTCAACTTGGCTGTGAAGGTAAACCGCTGGGAGCCCCCGGTCCACGACACGAAGAGGATAGGGCCGGTAACCGCGCCCACCTTCCGAGTGAAGGTGAAGTTCCGCGATATCGAGCTAGGGGTGGTCCAAGCCCCGTCTATCAAAGAAGCCAAGCAAAAGGCCATCTTTGGCCTTATATCTGTCTTGGTTGGGTTTCCGGAGCCTACCTGGTGAGTACAGGACGTAAGAAGCTCATCGCCGTCGCGGTCATTGCGATGGTCGTCGGATTCGCTCTCTGGTTTGCCATCCCCTCCTACATCCGGGGGAAGATCAACAAGAAGCCTGGGATCCGGGTCGAAAAGGTGGACGTCCACTACCGGGCCAAGTGTTTGGACCTCTACGGGGTCAACGTGGACAAGGGGTGGGTCAAGGGGCAGATCACCAAGGCCCATGTGTGTGCTGACGACACGCTCGACATCCAAGGCGGGGAGCTGACGGTTCTCCCGGACAAGAGAGCCAAAGGTACCGACAACTCTGGGGGCTACAAGGTCACAGCCAGCCACCTTACGTTGCATGTGACCAAGGGGGAGATCCAAGCAGACCTCTCCGATGTGGCGGTCACGGAGGTCGAGATCAGGTCGGATCAGGCTACGGTCAAGCATCCGAAGGCTGAGGCCACGGTCACCTCGATCAAGGCAACCCGCGACGGTACCCTCGCGACCTTTGCAGGGGGTACCGTAAAGCCCCTCATCAAGCTGTTCGACCATGAGATCGGGGAGGTCGCCCTCGGGTCTACGACGGTCAAGCCCAAGGATGGGTTGTTCTCGACGGAGTCGGCTGAGTGTCACGGAGTCACGGCATCGAAGGTAGAGGTCACCTACTTGGACTCCCTCGTGTCCGCCAAGGTAGGGACGGTTCAATTCAAGCACCCTCGCCTACATACCGAGCCTCTGACCTTCACCAACATCGAGTTTGGCCCTATCGATCCAACGAAGCCCCTTGAGGGAGATCACACCATCCGAGCGAACGGGATTTCGCTCGGGTTCAACCTCAAGGAGCAGCACTTGTGGGGGTCGGAGACGTGCCAAGCCTGGTACGAGGCCGTCCCTGTGGAGCTTCGCAAAGGGCCGCTCGAAGGGCTCAAGTTCACTGGGGACTTCCAGTTCGACCTGCGAGCCAAGCCGGTCAAGCTCGACTGGAAGCTCACCTGTAAGAGCCCCAAGCCTGAGCCAGCCGTCATCGCGGCGCTCCGCAAGCCGTTTACCTACGTGGCCTACACCAAGGATCGGCAGGAGTTCACCCGCAAGACCGGGCCGGGTACGACCGACTGGGTTCCGATCGAAGGGGTGAGTCGGAACATGGTCACGGCGCTCCTGACGACCGAGGACCCCGGCTTCTTCTCGCACCGGGGCTTCATCCGTCAGGCCATTGAAAACTCGCTAGCGGACAACCTCCGGGTAGGAAAGGCCATCCGTGGCGGGAGCACCATCTCGATGCAGCTCGCCAAGAACCTCTGGCTTCGCCGCTCGAAGACCGTCGGTCGCAAGGTCCAAGAGGCGTTTCTCACGATCCTCTTGGAGAGCCACCTCACCAAAGAGGAGATCCTTGAGCTGTACCTCAACGTGGTTGAGTACGGGCCGGACCTCTACGGAATCGGACCAGCTTCAAGGGAATTGCTAACGATCGAGCCTATGAACCTGTCTCTCGTGGATGCGCTCTACCTCGCCCTTCGGCTCCCACGACCAGCGAAGGCCGGGCCTCTCAACGAGCACAAGAAGGCGGTCATCCGGACCTTGCTGACGCGTCTCACGGCGTCGGGGAAGGTGACTGAGGACATCGCGGAGGCGGAAGCTGCGATGATGGATGAAAGGACGGACCTATGATCGTCGTGTACGCGCAAGAGCCCTTTGAGAAATACAAGCACCTATCCTCAATCTTCCTCGCAGGTCCGACGCCTCGCTCACCGGAAGTTGCGAGCTGGAGACCGGAGGCGATCCAGGCCCTAGAGAAGTTGGGCTTCTTGGGTGCGGTCTTCGTTCCGGAGCCCCGCTCCGGCGTCTGGGGGGACTACACGGGGCAGATCGACTGGGAGTGGGCCGGGCTCAAGGCGGCCA